TGCGGTAAAAATAAGATTAACCCCAATATAAGAAAATAAATCCTTATATTGGGGTATTTTATTTATTTACCACATCATCATTTAATATATCATCCATCAAACTTTCAGCCATTTCACGTTTCTTTTTTAAACTTTCTTCTTTAGACAATACTTTAGCTCTTTCATATAATTTATTCATCTTAAGCATTAATTTATTAAGTTTTCCTAAATTATCATAATGAATTTCTCTATCTTGTAATGTACTAACAATTTCTTCAGTTATAGCGATAGCTTTCATTATCTTTTCTAAATCATTTTCAGCATCTGGATTATTACTAATTACCTTTGCTTGATTTAATTCTTCTTGTGAATACTTAATAAATATATCATTATGTATTAATTCACTGTTAAATACAGGTTTAACATTTGATTCCTCTTCTTGGTTAATATTATCAACTTTTTCTGGCTCTATTTCTTCTTGACGTGATATAATAACAGGTTCTGGTACAGGTTCAACATGTTCAGTGCATTCATTCTTTTCACAATGCTCACAATCATGTGGTTTTTCCTCAACTGTATCAGGTTCCGATATCTCTGATATCTTATTGAATATACCTGGAAATAAAGTTGCTAATATTTTACTATTAGCTGGATTCTTAATATGTTTATAACATTCACTAGCAAAGTGAATAAATCCACCTATGTAATACCTAAGTAAAAATTTAGTATATGTCATACTAAATGCTATATCTTCTAGTACTAAATTGATATCTATATTGATAGTTGATATAAATTTAATTAATTTATGCATATTTTCCCTCCCTTATTCATACTACAAATTCTATTGTTTTTATCCAACATGGTCAAAAATCATCGACAATAGCCTGTGAATAATTACATATAATAGAGTAGAAATATATAGTTACTAGGAGGAAAATATGATTGGAAAAATATTAATAACAGCTGATGTTCATTTTGAAACATTAGAAATGGATAAGATAAATAATTACCTAGATTATTTTATTACTTCCATTGAAACATATAAACCAGATATATTTTGCATAGCTGGGGATTTAGTTGATGATAGAAATATCAAAGCTGAATCAAATGAATATCAATTATTAGTAGATTTTATAAGCAAAATATCAGACTATTGTAATAAATCAAATATATCTTTTATTGTATTAAAAGGCACTATTTCACATGACGGTGAGGTAGTTAAGAATCTATATATAAATAATAAACCTTTTATATACATAGACGAAATACAAATACAAACACATAAAGGAATGAATATATTATTCATTCCAGAGCCTTATTTTTCATCTTACAATGAGTTCTATAATGCTCTTAATAAAGTAAGAGGAGATCAAAAAGTTGATTTAGTTATATTTCATGGTACTGTAGATTTCGCAATACCACAATTAAAGCAAATAGACAGTAAGTATAATTTATCTCGTTCAATTGTAATGAAATCAACTGATTTAAAATATAATTGTAAAACTCTTGCGATTGGTGGACATATACATGCGTATATTTATAATGATAGAGTATATTATACAAATAGGTTTATAAATCAACGTGGTCATTATTCCGGATTAGATACGTATGGTTTAAAGTTGGTTGAGATAAATGATACTAAATACGAAGTAACTAATATATTAAATCCATATATAATTAAACAGACTATAGTTAATATAGACTTGAGAGATAAGTCTGAGCTTGATATCATTGATATATCTAATAATTATATAAATCAAGACCAGAACGATATTGTGTATAATATCACTTATAATTCAGATATATCAGACCAACGTTTATTAGTTAGAAAGTTTCAAGACTTAACTAATGCTAAATATATTAAGAGAGTTAAAAAGAATGCTAATATAGAAATTAATAAAGTTAAACATGAATATAAAGATAATATTCATGCTATAGAATTATTAAAAGAAATATATAAGAATAGATTTAATGAAGATTTAGACAAGAAATATATTCATATATTGAAAGGAGATGAAATATGAAACAGGCACTACATACAGCTATGGTAAATATAATACTTCAAGACCCTAAAGACAGATTTTATCTAACATCTGTTAAAAAGTTCCTTGATAGTATACCACCAGAAAGTCTAACAAATGACCCAGACCTTCAAGAAACTGCTAAATTTGTTAATACTCTTATTGATAATGGAATAGATAGTAAACGTGAAGTATTATTTCATATAAGTACAGTACCGTATAGTACAATGTTTAAAGCTACATTAGATGATACCGAGTCTTATACCAGTGATTATAAATCTTATGTTCTTAAATCATTAACTGCTGAACTTATGGTAGAAAATATTAGACCATATATTGATAATATAAATAACGACCTTAATAGAATAGAGTATGATTATACATCAAAAGAAGGTGCTGATGCATCTACACGTATAATTAATACAATACAGCAATTAAGAGATATATCAGATAATATAAATCTAGATATCGGTAAGTCTAATACATTAGTTATTGACCCATTGGCAGATACTATTGATAAAACTGTAATGCAAACAGTTACATCAATACAAGAACAAGCAGCAGAACGTGTAAAAGTATCTAAACCTATAGATATGATGGTAGGTGGCGGATTTGCTCCAGATACTTTAACATTATTTGCAGCTATTACTGGACGTGGAAAATCATTAATAATGCATAATATAGCTCTATACGCTAGTAAAAATAATAAAAGAGAACAATTTGAAACAGAGTTAACTCCTTGTATATTATTTGTATCATTAGAGCTTACTAGAGAAAAGTTATTCCGTAGACATCTAGCCTGGTGCGGAGTATCGTTATCAGAAGATGAAATAAAAAGAATGTCTGAAGTAGAAGTGGCGGAATTAATGTTAACATCATCAAAGAAAGTTGGTCTTAATATACCTATTATTTATATTGAAAGACTTAAAGGTACAGATAGTAAGAAAGATGGATTTACTACGACTAATCATATAGATGTAGCTAATGAAATATCTAACTATAAAAGGAATGGATTTGAACCAATTATAGTTATAGTTGACTATGTAGATAGAATGGATGTTACATCAACACGTCACGCCCAACTTGGAATGAGTGGTTCTGATGGTTCAAATGTTTTAAGACAAAAATGTAAAGAACTTAGAGACTTAGCTATAGATTATAATATCCCAGTAATATCGGCTATACAGCTTAATGGTATGGCTATGGGAATGATGGCTGAATGTGAACCATATTATAAATATATAGATATATTACAAAATTTTAAAGATGACTGGACATCTTCATCTAAGCAACTTGGAACAGAAGTTGAAACTCTTGTATTCTGTCATACATTTGGTATAAATGAGACTATATTAAATGAGTCTGGAAATGATACTGTTGTAACTAGTAAGTATTTATCTATGAGAGTAATGAAGGACAGAGATGATAATGCAAGATATATAAGATCAAAACGTGATGATATGTGGGAGTCTGCATATCTAGCACATTTAAATGCGGCAAAAGTAGGAAGGCCTTATAGTCATTTATTGAAAACATCATCATTACCACATGTTGTAATGGCAATGAATGCTTTTAGAATAATGGACGATGACTGGGGTCGTAGTATTACAATGTTCTATCCAGACGAAAACGCTGGTAGAACAGAGTCTTATTCTCAGGTAGCAGAAGAGGTAGAGGATGAACAAAAGATAGAAGAATTATATTCTTAATAATTACATATAATAAGGTAGTGTTATAGTACATAACAATTATTTTTTATTTTAAAGGAGGACATAGGTATGAACAATGTTGTTGCAACACAATTTGACAACTTTGATAAGTTGTACAAAAACGTTCCGGCAAAAGGGCTAGCAAATCTAGCCGAAGAAAATGGGCCATTGAATAATTTGGTGAATTCGATGGTGAATGTAAATATCGCCAATAATAGGTATGATTTTATCAAGACTATTCTAGAAAGAACTGATAATCCTTATAGCTTAGGGTCATTAATGCTTGACCAAAATAAGTATAATGCATTACCAGACCCAATAAAAGGAATAGTCATTGACGTTTGTTCTAAGCTTCTGAATTATAAAGACCCAAATAATACAGATGCTACAATTAGAGCGTCTATTGATTTCCGTTTATTGGAAAATGCAACTCGTATTAATTACAATGATATTAACTTTGTAGGTAGTGGAGACACAGTTGCTGATATTAAAGCATTAATTGAATCTCTTACAGATTTATGTAGTATTAGTAAACCATTATTAAACGATAGCACAGGTGCTGTAGGTCCAATGTTTGATATGTTAGCTATATTAAAGAATAGTGGAAATATGTCAGCTTATAATTTAGCATTAGATTTATTAAATAAGAATGAAACATTTGCACTTGTACAAAAAGTTATAACTAAACTAGTTCCATTAGCTAGTAAGTTACAATTTGCAATGGGTCCTCAAAGTATAGCAACATCTGCATCTAATGTTGCTGTTAATAGAAATCTAGTATCAAATATGGGAACTACTAATATGTCAGTAGATGCTATGTTATCAACTATGATTAACACATTAGTTAATATAGTAAACCCAATGGTACAAACTAATTTACCAAACATATTTCCAATGATTTCTTATTGTACACAATCTATCCCACAATTGCTTCAATTAGATGTGGTTAGAACGTTCAACACATTAATGGGATTGGAAATCGGTAGTCCTATATCACCAGCTGATAGAATGGCTATAGAAGTTGCATATGGAAAATATAAAGCTATATTTGGACCAGATAGTCCAATAACTCGTGATTTAAGAATTAGTATTGCATTTGGATATCTAGCAGGTAAGTTAGTAGAAATAGTACAATCTTCAAATGGAAAATTAAATCCTGACATAGCTAATGCTATAATGCAATATGTAATGGTATTAAATCTAATAGCATATGGACAAGATGCTACAAATGTAGTTCCAGTTAAGTTGGAATTATCTGATGCAGTTGTAGCAGATATACAAGCAGGTAAACCTTTCTTTACACTTGGATTATACGGGGGAAATGCGCTGATAGAAAATGCAGCTAAGAGTTTATTTATAATAAATCCTACAAATGGACAACCATTATTAAGTCCAAAGAATATAATAGAAAGTGCTGGTACAGCATACACAGGTAATGTAAATCAAGGAGTTAATTTTATTATGGTAAGAACATATTTAGAAAAGATTCCTCAATTAAAACCTTATACAAATAATGTTCAATCACTAGACGAATTAGCTCAAGCAATAACTTCAGCATTAGTGAGATTACAAATAAATGCTTAGTAGTATAGATTTCAATACTGATGAATTAGATAACGATTATCCAGTATATTATAACCTATTTAGTGGTTGTGAAAGTGATATACCACCGACACCAGAACAGTGTGGAGTTGGTTTATCTGATGAAGAATACTATAAAAAGCTTGAAAAAGTTCGTTTAATGGAAATGGAAGATAATAATAGAATGAGAAGATGGGAACTTCAGACTTATGGAAGAACCGATAGAGAATACGCATATGGAAAGGATTGGAAGTATATTCCACCTAGTCAGGCAATTGTAGTAGATAGGAACAATATCGCCCTATATTGGAAACCTACTAATACGAATGCTGGAAATAAGACGCCATTTATCGTAGACGCTATTACAGATGTTAAAAGCCCAAACGCCCATGGTGCTGTAATATTTGATAGTAGATCAACTCCATCGAGTTCTATGGTAATATCTGACGGGGACCATTTTACAAAAATGACTACAAACGAAAAAAGAATAATAAGTACGGTAGAACGATTAAGTAAAAATAATGATGCAATATCATTACAATCGTTTATAAATATGGAAGAAGCTAGCTTTAATCAACGAATAATTAATCAAGATACTAGTCTAGATAGTTCGTTGAACAAATATATTAATCAAGGAGGAAATAGAATGCAAACAACACCGGTTACAGAAATGAAATTTAACCCAGAAGATATCAAACGTATAAATGATATGGGTAATAATAATTCATTTTTCAATGGATTATCAACTGAAGAAGTTGCAGCAAAATGGAATTATATGTCACAAAATAATATACCAATTAATGCTGCAAAGGAAGTAATATTTGGAGATGTTAAAACTCCAACTACAACAGCTACACCAGCTTCTGCAAATCCAGCATTAAATGCTGCAATAGCTGCGTCATTTAATGGTGGTAGTATGGGAACTAATAATAATGTATACATTCCAACTGCAGCAGATATGGAAGCTGCTAAGAAAAAATATAATGAATTAACAGGAGGGAATACAGTCTCATCTGTTAATACACAACCAACTGCTCAACCAGCTGTAGCTAGTAAACCACAAGATGACCCTGTAGCTCAAATGGTTCAAAGAGGAGTTGAAAGTTTTAAACAAGCAACAACACAAGTTCAACAACCTAATAATGATTTATTAAATGCATTAATGACTAAAATGTCAGCTATGGTGCAAAATGCTCCACAAGTATCAGCTCCAGCACCAGAAATTCACCATACAGTATTTACTGCAGGTGGAGTAGATACAAAAGGAACATTAAGAGAACAATTACTTACAATAAGTGATGTATTAATGTATGGTCTAAATTCAAATAATCAAGATGTTGTAACATCAATTAATATTATAATGGATTTAGCTGGTTTAGAACAAAAAGATTTATATACAAAGCAAAATCAAGGTATTGATTATAATATATATTGTAGAGTTATAGATCAACTTTGTGATAGAATTAGTAAAGTGACAGACGGAACGGGTTTCTTTATTAATCAACAAATCATAAAATATGTTCAAAATACAATAATAAATGGTCCTAATAGTTTAATAGAACCATTATATTTTTATGAAATGCTGGTAACATTGGCATTTGAGGGGTATATATCTTTAGCCGATACTATGTATCCAGACTTAAGAAATAGCTTATTACAAGCTATATTATATTTCCAAAAGAATCCAATGCCTAATATTCCAAAAGACCCTAATCATCCAGATGGTAAATTGAATATGGTTCCAATATTATTTGGACCAGGTGGTCTTTTTGAAACACAAATGATATACTTAAATAATAACAATGCAACAACTTATGCAACTACTACGCCAGTTGCAACACAAACAGTTTATAGTGTAAATCAAAATAATTTAGGAGGTAATAGTATGAATTCAGTATTTGACAGATACGATTCTAGACAAATGGCAACAACAGTAACAGGAGTAAATCCATATGGAACATTATATTCAACTACAGCAAGTCCAGTTGGAAATTATAATTATGTAGGAACTGGTTCTACTGTAACAAATACAGGAGTATATGGTACAGCAATGGCTCCAAATAATATTTATTTAAATAATGGTACTGGAAGTGCATTCCAAGCAGGTATACAAACAGCATTAGGTGGGTATGGGGCTGGACGTGATAGTGTAATGGCTACACCAGTAAATAATAACTTTATTAGAACAGGTGTTGCTCAACCAGTTGTGAACACATATCAACAACCAGTAATTTCTGCAAGATATGCTCCAACAGCTAATACAACAGTGTATGGAACACCAGCACCTGCTCAACAAAATAATCAAGTTGATATGATGGGAATGTTTGCTACTATGTTAGGAATGTTATCATCTATTGAAAATGTAGGTGGACGTAATGTTATTGATGTAAGAAATCTAGCTAGTATGTTTGGTGGTGGTACTGGTGGTGCAGGAGTGGTAGAAAGATTTGGTAGAAGTTCTCAACCAGTAAATACTTTTGGTACTTATGGAACTACATTTGGTACTGGAGCATGGGGAACTACAAATTATGGAAATACTTGGAATACTGCAAGACCTGCTGGATGTGGAACTGGTGGAACATTACCAATATATACATCTACAACAGGAACTTGGGGAACTACTCCAACATATAATTCAGGTCTAGGTTTAAGCTTTGCAACTCCTACTACAACTGGTGTAAATTTTAATACAGCTTCAACATTTAATTATAACCCAGCGGCTTCTGTTGGTTCAGGTGTTAGTAACTTAACATTTGGAGGAAATACAGGAAACTGGGGAGCTACTACAACTCCAACATGGGGTGGAAATACTGGAACTTGGGGAGGTAATACTGCAGGTTTCGTAAATAACACAGTTCAAAATACAGGACATACTGTATTTGGACGTCAAGGAGAAGACAAGATAGCAGCTGCATTAGGATTAACAAGATAAGGAGGAAATAGAGTATGTTAACAAACTTAAATAATAATAACATTTTACAAGGTTTATCTACAGGATTGCCTTTATTTATATTAGAATATTTTCCTAGTTTAAAACCTGGTGTAATTGTAACACCAGCTGAGAATGATAATACTCCTATAACTCCAGTAGCTATAGCGATTCAAAGAGGATATATTCAAGGACAATTAGAATTATCTAGTGGAAAGAATCCATCAATATTAACATTTGAGCAATATCATGCATCATTTAGTGAATATTATAATAGTATATTAGCTCAATTTGCTAATAATAATATTAAAATTAATTTGAGTCATATAGGAGTAGATACATTGTATAGAAATTATAGATATATTTCTGAGTTCTATACAGTAGGTGGATTAGTTAATATAACTGAATCAACTGATTATGTAAGATTAGACGTGGATACAAATCTATCAACAGTTCTTAGAAGTATACCAGAACTTGCAGTGTTCGGAGTATCATATAGAACATTCTGTAGCTCAATACTTAGAATGTTCCCTGAAATGGGAAGCTCTTTATCATTAGCAGGGTCTCTTTATGCTTATTCTGAATATATAAAATTATTTAATAAAGTTGATAGAACATTTGCCGATTATCAAATAATTAATGGAATGGATATTAACACATTATCTAATCAAATAGCAATAGCAACTCAAGGAGTTGACCCTGATATAATTAGAACTGCTATTAGAGAACAAAGTGATTCTCCAGCATTACAAAATTATATAAAACTTATGATAAATAATAACATACCATCAAAAGTAGCAATAAACTTACTTGCATATCATCCAAGTGTTATAAGTATTGCAATTAAAGCAGTAAGAGATGCATTAAGTTTACCAATTGACGGTGAGTTAAATCTACCATTAATATTTACATTAAAATCAGTTAACCCAACAGTACATAGTGCTGCATTATATTAATTAATAGGAGGAAATAGAATATGAGTAATGCAATTTATAATATAGTTAGTTTATATAAAACTGACATCATGACAGAATCTGCAACTAGAGAATTTTTAATAGATGTACTAAGAAAGGCTTTTCCTAGTTCAAATATATACACAGGTCAAAAGAGAGTTGTCGTAGTTGACCCTACAAATCCAACTATGGTATATAAAATAGCATATAACAATGCTGGAATACTTGATAATATAAATGAAGTAGCAACATCGGATGCATTGAAAGGATTAGTACAATCTGGTCAAATCCCTGCTGATGCACTTAATTGCTTTGCATTGTCTGCACTAACTCCAGACAGTGACCCATTTGTAATAGTACAAGAATATGTACAAAACTTTGATGATAATCCAGAATTCAAGAACTGGTTAGGTTCTACAGATGTAATACAAAATCTAGCTATATCTGGAAGTATCAATAATAACCAAGTATTTCCAATATATTGTAGTAGAGTACCTAGATATCTAGATGATTATAGAATAATATGTGATGCAATGAGTAACTACTTTGTGCCATCAGATATATCTATATATAAAGAACCAAGAAACTATGGATTTAAGAATGGAAGACTTTGTCTATTAGATATGGGTTCTGTTGTTCCATTACTAACAAATAATCAAGGTCAGCTAATATATCCTAGATACGGTACATCAAATAAAATAATGACATATGTAGCATCATATTTAGACCCACAGCTAACAATATCTAAGATTCAACAAATGAATCCTGGAACATATCGTGTAGTTGAACCTGGAGTATCTTATGACGCTGCTATACATGAGTCACCATTCTTAATGGAATCTGACGATGCTGTCCATGAATTATATATAAAGCATCAAAATCCATATGAATATAATAAATTATTAGCTATTTTCGGTAGATGGTATTTCCCACAAGTTACAATAGATAATCAAGGAGTAGCTTCTACTGTTAATAATATTGCCGAATATGCTCAATCTTTATATAATTTTATAGGAATTCAAATACCTGAGCAAATCTTATGGTCTATGTGGAGAAACTACATCTATAAGAAATCTGCAATGTATATAACTGCATGCCCATCTGTTATAAATTTAGGTATATATCAACAAGTGCAAGGTGGTGTATTTAAAATACCATTTACACAATTTGCAGAATTAGTTAATAATGAATTTGCTGCTAGAGGAATTAATCTTCCTAGACAAATCATATTGAATCTAAGTTCAATATTGTATGTAAAACAAGTTGCATCTAATACAAACGATCCAGCTACTGTTTTATATCAATTATATCACAGCTCTCCAGATCAATTTATACAATTATATAGTCAAATAACTGGAGACCAAAATCAAAATGATATTTTCCTATTATACAATTCAACTATGGGAAATTTATAGGATGTGATAACAATGTTAGATAGAATGTTAAATGAGGGAGTCTTAAAGATGTTTAGGAAATCTAAAAGAGAAAGAGGAGATGCTATTAAAAAGCACTTCTCCGAATTCTCGGATTACTATCATAACTGGTTAGAGACTACTTACAATACACCAGAAATAATAGAACTTACAAGAGAGTTCGAACAATTCCATAAAAATGATATACTTTTAAGAAAGATGTTCTATGATGCACGTCGTGTATTATCTTATAGTAAATTCTGTTCAAGACAATATAGAATTTATGCTACTGTACTATATGTTATGAATAAGAGAATACCTGAATTCTTAGCTGTATATAATACACCAATTGGTAAATTTTTAACTGATAATGGAAGTGCAAGTCCATTATCTGATTGGAATGATCAACTTCAAGAGATGAATGACTATCTTGATAGATTTACTTCTACAAGAAATGTACATTTCATATCAAATGACTTCCAACACTACTCTATCGCTGAACAGTATATGATTGCTACTGAAGTAGAAGAATTACTAGCAGCACCAAATGGGTTATACCCATTAAATAGAAATAATGAAAACCTTAAAGTGTAGTAAGTTAAATGTGGGCCTTCGGGCCCACTATAACTTTTTTTTACCGAAAAATTTTAAACCCATTATCGAACAATCACCTGTTAAAATCAATAAAACAACAATAATTTTTACCAAAAGGAGGTTAAAATGACGTGGAAAAAGGTAGAAATTGACAAAACAGTCGATCATATAATACTAATACAAAACTCTAGTATTATACCGAATTCTTTGGTTTATCTTAGCTTTACTACAGAAAATGTAGCAGATGAAAATAATACCTTTATGATAACTGGACCAAACCAATGGGAAGGAAGAATTAAAGCTGGAACTAATCTTTTCTATGCAGAAGAACATGGTGGAGAGTTTTCTTACACTGCATTTCCTGTAGAAAAATTAGAGAACTATGACATTCCTACTATACATAAAGATATACAAGCAATGAGACAGTCTATTACTTGTCCAGAAGGGTCGTATTTTGTAATTCAAAATAAAGATGTTACACCTTTTAGTGTATCTATAGTTGGAGAAGGACAGTTTATTCTAACAGAAAATCAAATGTTATCATTTACATTTGCTAGTGAAAGTACAGTTGTAGTACACGGTACTGGTCAAAAAGCATCATATATGATAGCTGAAGCTCCGTCTTTAACACAGCTATCAAAAGATGTACAGGATAAACTTAATGAGATATATACTTCTCATAAACAGTTGCTTACGAAGATATTAACTAGAGAAGAGTTTACTAAGTTTAAACGTAAAATGGAATGTGGAAAGTGGTCTGATAGTCAGACTCTTAACGGGTTTAAAATATCGTTTAAATCGGATCCATTTTATGAAACTGGTTGGTTAAATGATAATTCTGTAATTGATCTTATAGCTAATATTAAATATCTTGAAAATGGTATAGAAAAACATGCATTATTACAATGTACTATTAATATGATAGATGCTGATAATATAGAACTTCTTAATTATTATTCAGATGATATTAATATAAGACAAAATCTAAGAGTTATTCATTTTGCTTATCAAAATCCAGTTGATATTCAAACTGATAGTGGGATTTTAGAAATTACGGGGGAAATGAGCCCTGAATTTACACCTATGGTTCAAACTACAACTAGTAGAATAAGAACTGATAATATAAAATGGGCTGCATTAGATGGTGCTGTTATAGCTCCTACTAAAACTATTGATTTAGATGTATTTCGTGTAAATGAAATGATAACATTCTCTGATGAAGAATTTTATCAAACTAAAATGATAGCTAAAATAGACCATAAAGAAGCTGATTTATTTGCAAAATTTATAGAATATAGTGATGATTTTACAATAGGATTTGCTAATGATGAATATAGTCTTATTTCTGATAGTGGAAATATTTTTATTAAATATAATAAAAATACTAAAAAACTAATAGCTCAATTTATGACTATAGCTGATTTAACTAGACCTATATGTTTCAATATCATAAATACTAAAGATACTATGAAATCGTATACTATTAATATGTTATATAGTACAACTTCTGCGGATATAGTTAAAGGATCTCCTAATACAGTTTGTACTTATATAATGTTTGAAAATAGATTCTCAGCAGCTATTTACGATAAGTTCTTTAAGAATTTAGTAGATGAAGCTGGAACTGATACAAAAATATATAAATTAGCATTTAAATATTGAAGAAAGGAGAAGAAATGGCTGATAAACATTATGTTATTAATGAAAATGATGTTCAAAGGCTAATTAAAGAAATCTTACATGAACGTAATGTATTTACAGATACTACTGTAAATTTAACTGGTATAGATGCATCTGTGAGAAAGGTTCTTAAAGATCTTAAAGAATTACAAGCTAAACCAGATCAAATAAAGTCTTACTTATTAACAGATAAGACTATTACATTTAAAGTTCCAAAGAATTCTAAAGATGGCTTTGATATATCAATAGATGCTCTTACTACAAATGACAAGACGATCAGTTTCTCAGTACATATTCCACCTCAATATGTACACCAGTTAAGAGATACTCCTTTCGTTACATATGCTAGTAAGTATACACTAGAAACTATGCAAAATATTAGTACTATAGTTGATAATAGATCTAGTACAGAATTTGACTTTATAAAGTTATCATTCCCTCGTGATATAACTACTGGAGTTTGTACTTTAATAAGCTCTGACCGTTATATAGATAAAAATGATAATTTAAACCCTGTTTTCTCTGGTTTAGAAGATCAAATTAGTACAGAACCACCAGCTATTAAACAAGATATACCATCACCTGAACTTTTAGTAAGATCACACTCAGTTAAATGGGTTGAAGGTATTAGACGTTCTGATTTCGTTTTATTAGAACTTGCTAAACTTACTAATACAGATACACTTTATCATGTACGTGATGACGATAAACAGGATAATCTTACATTTAAATTTAGTTCTAAAGAGGAAGCTCGTAGAATGATTCCAGAATTATGGAAAACTATTCCTACATTATGGAATTTAGTTACATTTGAATTTGATGATGCTGTTACTAATATAGACAGCTTATTCTCAAATACTGTACCTGATGGACAAACTGAAGCTACTTTTTTTACTAATAATTGGCCTAAATTACCTGATATCAATCGTAGTATTCGTGCTTTAGTTGGTAAAAATATAAATTCTGCTCAAGGATTATATGACGGAAGTAAAATAAGTAGTATATCAAATGATTTACTTAAAGGAATGCCTAATTTACAAAATATAGATGATGCATTTGCTAATCTTCATGATTTAGTAACACAACCATCAGTTGATTTAGTTAAAGATAATAAGAAACTTATATCTGCTGAGGATTTATTCTTTAATAGTAATATAACAGAAGATCCTGGTTACTGGAAACTTAAAAGTTTCGATACTTACCCTAATTTTGCAAATCATTTAAGTAATACACCAGCTTCAAGAGATAATAGCCAATTTATTCCATGGCCATGGGCTCTGCCTACTAATGGTAATACTAAGAATTTAACTTGGTTAAATGTTAAACAGTTTAAAGATACATATCAATCTATATTTAATGATATATCTGAAGAACCTGATAAATTAGTGAACTTTGAAGGTTATGAGTTTGAGATACTTGAAGGGGATTTAGATGAGATGTTCTATGGTAGTGCGGTTACTAAACTTCCAGATACAGTCAAGGCTGTAAATGCTAGAAGTGCTAAGAAATTTGCTAAAAATGTTACCACTTTACTTAGTACGGCTAAAACATTGCGTATATTTGAGAAATGTCCTCAATTATATGATATTACATCAGCATTTGAAGGCTGTACTGGATTAACTGCAGCTGGTGACTTTATAGGAGCTTCAGATACTATATCTATATATGATAATGTATTTAAAGATTGTACTAACATAGATGTATCAACACTTGCTGAACCTTGGACGTACGCTGGTTTAGATGGCTACCCTTTAGATATTCAAGGTGTTAATGGGTATAAAAATATACCAAATTTACCACAATGGGTCCCAGTAGAATGGGGAGGACAAGGAATTGGTACAGTATTAAATGCAATTCGTAGTGTAACTCCTATCGTAGAATACTGTTATGAAGGCGACGATTATATAACATTAGATCTTAAACCTAACTTTAAAAAGGTTGGAGGTATATTTGATATATGTATGGTTGACCCGAATGAAAGATCTGTTGTAATAGATAAAGAAAAAAGATTTAAATTTAGAGTTACAGTTGCAGAGCCTGGACGTAAATATATAATTGGAATTAATAACTTTAGTTCTAATTTAAAGCTTACTTCTAGAGATTGTATACGTGTTCGTTATTTGGAACCAAAAGATGCTCTTAATCCTACTGTTAAAAAGGTATGGTCTGATTTTGTATACCAAACACCAATAGCACGTACTGGTACTAGACCAGCTAATATAGCAACTCCTCTAAGTTTCACTACGTGGGAGGATTAAAATGAATAAATTAATATTAAAAACTACACGTGATATGGTAAATGAACCAATAGTTGTTCATATAATGAAATATGATAACTCTATAAATAAATTAGTTAATATATGTGGGTATGAGTTTTCTTCAGTTACTTCTAATGATAAAATAGTAGAATTAGATTTAGGACAAGATTTTAAAGCTAAAACTGGAGAAGATAATGTAGTTAAAATACCATATGGAGCTATAGCAAGAATAGAATGTCCAAAAGGTAGTGAACCTGTTTTTATAGAAGATATGTTATCATTAAGTCCTACAAAGAATGCTGCTATATATGCTAGAGAATTCCCAGATGAAGTATCTAATATAGAATCAGTTGTAAAAACTAATGATGGGTTTAAAGTAACTCTTAAAGAAGCAGAACCTGGCACACTAGAATTATACGAAGTATCAGATAAAGCTAATCCGACTAGAGTATTACAAAGATTAACACTACCAACATCAGCTGGAAGTACTATATATACATTCACACCAACTACTCCTATTAATGCTGCATCAAATGTAGTATCAGTTAGATGGTCAATATCTGACCATAGTAAGCATGCTGGAGTAAATATATCATCAGTTGATGTGTCTACTGCTCCACATATTGAAATTACTGGGCTGTCTTTAAATAATGGTATATTAGAAGCATCTATTAATAATATGGATAGTAATAGACCATTTAAGGCTACAGAAGCTGATGTTACATTTACTGATAGTAGTAATAAAACTATGGTATTACGTGGAACATTAGAAAATAGTCCAATTAGTGGTAAAGGTAAAATAACATTTACTCCATCAACTAGTAGTAAACTTAATAATTTAGAAAATATAGGAACTGCTAGTGTAACTTTAATTGGTGACGATAGTAATAAAGTTAATTATAGCTATAATATTACACCATTTAAATCAAATTCGAATGGTATTAAAGCTAATTATAATGATATGACATTTAATGATGCTGGTAATAAATTAACTATGTTAATTAAAGATGAAAAGAATGTACCAGATTCATCGTTAACATTGTCATCTCTAACTAATGAGTATGTTGCTGGTAAATTATTACATAATCCACCAGTTATTACTAAAAAGTCTATATCTGGAAATAAATATTGGGAAGTAGTAATAGATAATATTAGAACTATACCAATGAATAGATTATATAATACTAGAATGGATTTATCATATAATGAACCAAATAAGTTATCACAAAATATAGTAGTTGAAAACGTTAAAGTATCTTCTGATCCAGGTATAGTACCGTCACCAGGACCTAGTCCAACACCGGGACCTACTCCTGGAACAAGTGAACCAGAAGTTAAATCTATGACTAATACAGTTGCATATTTTAATGATGAAACTGGAAATTTAGAAATAACTATGAGAGGTCCATATGATATACAATCTGATCAATCTTACAAAATTAGAGATATAGTTTTAGTTCGTGATGATAGAGAAGTATATGTACATCCTAGTGTAGAAGTTGTAACTGGTACTAATGATATTAAAATACGTACTAATTACAGTAGTAGTTACGGGCCTATTGATACAGTAAGTTTTAGATATAGTTTTGCTAATAAAGTATGGAGTCCAGTCCAAGATATAGACTGTCCTGATATATTTAATGAATATATAAATAGAATTGCTAATAAAATAAAAGCTTCTGACTATACTATAAATGAAAATAACTTAATTATATCTAATGGTACAACTTTTATACCGATTCCTTACAGTGTAATAGTTAAGAAAACTATCCTTAATAACTCTACTAATACAGAATCTAGTAATATAAATATAAAGAATAGAACTGCATTATTTAAATTAGGAGTTCTTAATAGTAGTGGAAGTGAAGAAGAGGACTTAAATGGATTTACATTAAACTTTACTTATAATTATTATGATAAAACTATTGAAATAACTAAGGAATATAGACAACTAGTAGAAACACTTGATGTTGATAAGGTTAAAACTGTTAAATGGAATATATTAAGTCCATATGATGTATGGGGAGATTGGATTGAACCATTTGATAATCCATCTAATCCTGATAATAATGGTATCAAACAGTATGCTAATATATTAAAGCCAATATATGAAAAAGATATAGACGCTGAGCATCTTATATCTTCTAGTGATAATATAAGATACGTTATTAAGCATCCTAGCGCATTAGCATTAAATGAAATATATAATGTATTTCCTATGTTACACATGGTAGACAGGTTCCCATTAACAGATAATATTACAAATATATGCTGGTGTGCTAAACTAAAATTAAGTCAATCTAATGACGGGTATATGTTTAGAAATGATATCCATGATATTAGACTTAAATGTAAATTCACGCTTAATAATGAAGAAAAAGTTGTATATGTTAAATTTAAATCAGTTAAAAAGCTGATAGATACAGTTGAATGTATAGACCCTTATTTAGTAAATGATGCTGGACAACCAATAAGTATGGCAGATTTCGATATTTATGCTGACGCTATTATGAACGGTATGCCATTTGTTACTAAGAATAAAGAACGTGTTAAAACAGCTATTAAGTCTATTTATTCACATTTTATAAGTGATGCTGGTACTAATAAATATCTAGTAACACATCCATCATCTTTAAATGTAGATTACTTTGATTTCAAATATAGTAGATGGGGAGAACATAAACAAATATTCCCATTCACATTAGTTATAGGAGATATAGTTAACCTTAATTTAGCGGATATATATAACCTAGACACATATGATGGTTTTGATACTGCTTATAAATATATTAAGAATAATAGTACATTTGCTTTACCTACTAGTAAAGTTGGAATAACAGTAACACCAGAAATTACATTTAAGAATAGACAAGTAATTTCTTTACCAGAACAAGTATTTAAAACTAATAATGGTACAAAATATATGAAACTGAATAAAGTACTTTCTGAAGTTGGTATCACAGCTACTAATATAGTAACACCAATGTTCAATGATGTTATAAACGAACAAGAACAATCTCGTACAGAGACAACAGCGTATAATGCTGCATTTTTACCAACAATGAGTAACTTTGCATTTAAGTTCAGCCCAGATTTTAAAAAGCTACATTTTAATCAAGGTGTGGAGTATAAATTAATGAGCCCATTATTACATCCATATAAAAAGGTTGAAGATCGTTATAGAGATTTTACTGAAAGTAATAATATAACTCATATTAAAATTAATTATATAGGTAAAGCTAATGTTGGTAATAAGAATATAATAAATCTTACACCCGACCAGGTTAAGAATTTAAATATGTTTACTGTTAATTCTATAAATTCTAGTAGCACAGTACCTAATCCTAGTATAACTGGAATAGACACTGCATCTATTATTGCTAATGGAAATAGAACTAAAGATATGCCAATATTCTTAGATCCTTATTTTGGATTATTAAATACTAGATATCCAAATAGAACATCTACAAATTCTAATTTCCCTGTAGTCGAGACCGCTAAGGTTAAAACTTCAACTCCGTTTACAGTAGAAAAAGGTGTAGATGAAACATATCAAACTGGAAAATATAACTATAACATATATAAATATCCTAAAATAATGGAAATTCATAATAAAATGAATAAAAATATTAATAATTTTTATTATATAGATAAAGGTATTCCTTTTATATACCCGTCTAGCAGTAGTAGTGATTCAAAATATTATCCAGTTTTAGCTAAAGATTATGATATTTATAATAATTATTCCACTATAAAATGTCTGGTTGATCAAGCATATAACTCGCCTAATTTATTAGCAAAACCTGTAGTTCTTAAAGCTAGTAAAGGTATTGATAATAATATGTTATCAGAATATCAAAAGGTTTTCTATAAACAAGTTCCTCACTATATATTCACAACTAGTGGAAATATAGATGATACTTCTAATAAAGAAATATTTAACTTCAGAGAACTTAAAAATGATAACCATGACTACGTAATAAAATATCAAATTAAGTTTGAAGATGAAGATGATTATAATGAAAATGAATTAGTTTATTATTTACCATCTATAGCAATAGAAAATTCATTACTTGATACTTATAATAAGTTTACATTGAATGATATTAAAACTATAGAACCAGAAATAAATAAAACTAATGCGTTTGATATTATTAAAACATTAGAAAATAAAGAACTTGTTACATTAACTGACAATAATAAATCATTCTGGAATAAAGATATAGAATCAGTTAATCTAAAACCTTATATAACTTCTAATATATTTAATAATGAAAGAAACTCAAGTGCTAGTCGTTATATATTAGATACAAATGTATTACTACATAGTTATATAAGAACATTAGCTGTATTTCATGATGAATTTGAAGCTATTTATACAGATAAAACTAAGTCGCCATTTGATGTGGCTAGAGAGTATTTAAATACACACGAAGATCATGACCCATTTTTAATAGATTATAGAAATAGTACATATTTAGATATCCATACAAGTGGTACAGATACGGAAACACGTAAACCAGAAATGTTACAATTTAATCGTGTTATAGTTAATGAATTAACATCTAAAAATGAATGGGATACACAAATATATATTGATAATGTTGATAAGTTAATATTCTTTAATACATTTAAAGAACCAATGAATATAGCATCTGATACAGAATTATCTTATGGAAAATTAAGATATTTATCAAATTCATTTCCTGTAATTTTTTCTAGTGGTATATCTGACTTAGATGTTAATATAGATGAAACTAAAAAGGTTAAGGTTTATGCTGAATTTGTAATTCCGCCTTCGCGTACTTACCCATCTATTACTACTAATAAAACATTATTTGAACATAATATAATAAAATTAGAAAGTCAAGTAGTAAATCTTAGTGAATTAAAGAATTATGGAAATGATGTAAATCTTGCTTCTCTAATAAGATTAGGATCTAATGGTAGAGATTTAGTAGCATCAGTTGATAAAGTTACTGGATTAGATGCAACTAGAGATTTCTTATATAATAAATTAGTTCCTAATGAATCTGATAGATTCTATAATAGATTATCACCATCTGCAATATTAGCATCTTTGGCTCATTGCAAGATAAAAGCTAAAGAAATTCCTGGAATGGAATATCAACCAGAATTTGAGCCACAAGATGGTATAGAGACTTATGAATTCCAACCTAATCAAGTAGTAGTACCTAATTATAGTTCTAAAGAAAATATGGATTATCCATTTATATCAGATATCGGTCACAACGGTAAAGCTGCTACTCTTATATTAGAAAGCGAAGGATTTAGTAAAGAAATACCAGTAAATCAAGAATATGCAGTTGCTGACCCTAGTATGTTAACATCTAATGATAAGGTATTTATAATGCAATATGCATGTATGAGTATTGAATCTGATGAGCAATCTAATTTGGATATAAATTTCCAAAGAAAAACATATGTCGCAGAATCATCTGCTAAACCAGACTGGATAAAACTTAATTTACATGTTAGAGGAACTACATTCCCAATAATGTTTAGCAAGGTATTATCAACTGAAGAAAATAAGAAATATCCTAAAACTTCAATTTATAAATATAAGATGCAGTTAGATCCTGAATGGTTTGATAGATTGAAATCTGAGGTTGGTTTGGAAAAAATTAAAGAATTACTATTTAGAGAAGTTAATAGAACAATAAATGACCCACAAACCTATATTGAAATTACTATTGATTTTGAGTTCTCATATAATGGTGTTAATACATTTACATCGTATCAACCTAATTCACTTCATAGTCAACTTGGTATGATGATAAAAGTACAACAAATTCATAAAATAAATCCAACTTGTATACCATTATTTAGAACTATTAGAGATAAAATACAATCATCAAATTAAAGATGAAAATCCAATATAAAAATAGAAAAGAAGGAGGTTAGTTTATAATGATTCTAGATCCTGTAAACTCCAATGATAAAAGAGTATGGGATATACTTAATACCGTAGTAGTACCTGCTACATTTAAACCAGAAATGACACTAGAAGATATAAATAAAATATTGAGAAGTGCACATGAAATGGCTGTTAAAATTATGTTAAATGATAATGAAACGGTTAATATGCTAGGTGCTACATTTGCAGATAGTATCAAAAATTCTTATTTTGAAAATACTATACAAAATAGCTACGGTCTTATAACTCTTAAAACTATTGAGGGGGTTAGCTCTAGATATATTCTATCTAACCTTCTTTTCTATATAGAGAAGAAAAGAGTGTTTGATTATGTTTATACAATGATAACACAAGAAAGTACTATCCCACTTATTAAAAGATATCGTGAGCAAACTGAACAACTTACGTTTATGGATGTTGAAAATAAATCAATTGAGTCTGTTCAAGAAGCTACAAAGCAATTATTATATGCTTTAATGATATCATATGATTTTGATACAATACGTGAATCTTGTAATGCTATAACAGATGCACAATTAAGAGATGCTGAAAAGAGCTCTACTATAATTAACACATTAAAATTTAGTGAATATTTAGTACCTGATTTTGTATATGAAATAGCATTAAATTCTCGTAATTTATCAGCTAATGAAGATAAAATACATAAATATTTAAATGAAGTTCAATTAATACATTTACCACAAACTTATTTTAAATATTACAGAGACGTTTGTAAGCGTAGTGATGCTTCTCGTATTAAAGATGAAGCTGAACGTACTAAAAAGGAACGTGATTCATATCATTCTATAGTAGGAGTTAGATGTGATGGATTAAATGCTGAAGAGATTGAAGTATTGAATAAGATAGTTATGGAAAATATCTTTATAGATAAATATAAAGATATAATTAATAAATCTATAATTCTTAGAAATATAAAAGATATCATATTTGATCATAAACATATTAATGATATTGTAACTATAGATAATGATGCTGTATACTTTACAAATAGTGATGGTAAATCAAAACCAAGAGCATTCCCATATAAAGACAGAATACCGTCTGATAATGATAATACACCTAAGGGAGTAGAAGATATTGACAACGATGAACAAGAAAGACTTAATTCTAGTGATATAATATTATCTACTACTGGAATAGGTCCAGATACGTTTAATCAACTGTATGTAGCTAATACATTTAGTAAAGACTTACCTAAGACTCCACTCGAGCGTATACAACATAGAAGGCGTACTATAAATAGACTTAAATCTAAATTTAGATCTAATTATAAAGTAATGACTGAGTGTAGTGTATTAGAAAAAGGTGATTATTATGATGGATTCCGTTACTTTAAACCTGGAAAATCTAACAATGGAATTTTTAGGACAAATAATGATGAGATGTTGTTGTATGCATTAATTGAACTTGAGACTAACTATAAAAAGAAGAGGGCCCATATAGATAAGGAGAAAGCTTTACAGCAGAACTCCACGGACCTCAAAGGAGGTAGATTCTAATGTTCATATGTCCATATAACTATGAACTTAATAAAATAAGAAAAAGACTACCAGTTGTAGACTCATTTGAAAAGAAATCTTCTTCATCTATATTTAGTAACGCAGTATTTGGTGTAACAGAAGAAGAATTACAAACTAAGTCGGCTCTTATAAATTTAGGATGCTACGTATTTAGACCTCTTGTACTACAAGCATTTTCTCGTATTAACCGTAAATATGTTGCTTGTGCAACTTCTAATGGAAAAGAATTCTATTTTCGTAAAGGTATTCTTTATGAAATGGATGACACATATACGAGTCAACCTGATGATATTGTTGGTTATGGTCCATCGTTTCTTTATAATAACTGGAATAATATAGATAAAAACCAGTTTAAGCAAGACCATGGACGTATTTCAAATAAAGAGTTAAAACTTTCTATAACAAAACTTTCACGTGACCAGTTATTTACTAATTATATATATGTAATAGCTCTTGCTTTTAGAAGTGAAAATATTGATAATGGACGTACTGTAAATGATTGGAATGTATTATATTCCGAGATTATACGTGCATCTAATCAATATAAAATGATGAAAGCCGGAGTTGCTGGTGTCCGTGTTGACTTACGTGATATGGAATCTTTAATTCAAAAGGCAGTTCTAGATCTTGGGGATTATATCAAAGATACATTCTTAGGTCCACATGGTATTGGAAGAGAAGAAATACTTTCCCGTAACGTAGATAATGGTGCCCGTATGGTTATTATTCCTGCTGTATGGAAAGAAAAGAAACTTCGTCAAGCTCGTATTGGAATGCGTGCTACTGGAGTTCCTATGCATTTATTACTTCCAATGTTTAAGGAAACTATTATAAAGTTTTCTTATACTCTAATAGAAGATCTATTTAATGCCGGTTTATTTGAACCAAGAGTAACAAGAGATTTCTTAGCATATTATGATATAGAATTTCTGTCAAACGCGATTACTAATATGAGCGACCCTCACTTTAGAGTAACTGATTTTCCTGCAATTAAGTATGATGGTTCATTTACACACATCAAACTTACATTTACAGTTGACGATGACGGTACTGAGACTAAAGTGACTAAGCCATTATCGTGGACAGAATTCTTTTATATAGTTGTAGAGAGTTATGCTAAACTGTATGATACTCGTATGATTGCTGTTACGAGACCACCAGTTGATAGTATGACTTCTCTACAACCACAAAGACCAGTATGTCTTACTTTATCACCTAATCTTACTAAAAAGGTTAAAGTAATGAATAACTGGTACGTTGATTTTCCGCTAATTACGGAACAGTTAAAAGCTAGATTCCAAGATCAGATATTTGATAGTGGGTCTAGACTTATTGCATCTATAAGTACGGGTATGAACGCGGACCATGATAAATTCTGTCCTGTATATTCGAAAGAGTGTGCAGAAAAAGCCTGTTAAAAGCTGGAAGTACCTAAAGCTTTATAGCCTATTTAAAGCGATTATAGCTATGTAGGAGACGAAAGTCAGAAATAAGTATAAAGATGTCGCATGGTGAAATAAAAGCCTCGTAAAATCGGTATTACGAGGTCCTAAACGATATTACAATGGTTAATCAGCAGTTACTCCATTAAAGTGACTTCAACGACTAATAATAATATTTAAAATATTATGACAAATGCAAGTGCATGAATACAGGCCACCTAAATCGATTAATATCGACATGGTGTTGAGCTAGTCTGAACATCTGAGGAAAACTCAGAGCAGTTATTAAATTAACGATATGAAATTAACGACTTCATATGAACATGTTGGGAGACACGTTGATGTATAAACCGATAAACTCGAAAGAGGCCGTAGAAGATGCAAGAAAACAACAAAAATCACCTTTATTTATATGTAACTACGATGGTTCATTAGCTCGTAGAAATCCAGGTAAGGACTGTAACCAAACTTGGTATTCTGTTAGTAGAGACCCTAAACCATCAGATAATGCTAAACCTGCTGATATGAAACATCCGTTTATAAAACATCTAATATCACTTACAGATGGACAAATGGATTTAGATCTTATGTATAAATCTTGTATGAGATTTGATATAAACGAAGACCCAGAAGTAGGTTTATATGACAGCATTACTATAAAAGATAGAGGTAAAACTATAAAGACTACAGTAGGAAGACTTATGTTAAATAAATGTATGTTATTCCCTGTAGCAAATCATCCAAAGTTTGAATTTCTTAATGAAGTTTGTAACTGGAAGAAACTTAGTAAAATATGGCGTAAAGCTGTAAACTATGCAATGGAAGGAAGTCTTACACAAGATGATGTATTAGATCTTATAGAATCATCAAATGAGTTTGGACTTAGATTATCAACAGTAGTAAATGCTAGTATAAATGAAGATATGATGAACCCAGACGATGAATTTACTGAATTCAGAGATAAAACTATAGCTGCTGCTAAAAAAGTATTTGAAGAAAATGGAGACTACTCTGTACTTGAAAAGGCTGAGAATGAAGTAGTAGAATTTGCAAAGAAACACTTTAAAGATAATGATATGGCAGAACTATATGATTCTGCTAACAAGGCTAAATGGGGAAATGACTTTAAGAACCTTAACATTGTAATGGGAAGTATGCCAGACTTATCTGGTGGTAAACCTGTTTATATAGATAATGCATTGGTTGATGGTATTGATAAATCATTTTTACCAAATATAACAAACGTTGCCATGATAGGAGCAATGGATAGAGGTCTTAATACGGCGTATGCTGGTACAATATATAAGGACTTATCTCATGGTTTAAACCACATTCAAGGAGTTACTCATGATTGTGGAACTACTGAGGGTAAAATGTTTAAATCAGATGATGAATTTGATTATGTAAATCGTTATATAATAGAAAAAGGCGAATCTATTCTAATTACTATGGACAATGTTCATAAATATGTTGGTAAAACAGTAAAGATGCGTTATCCTTTAACATGTAAAGAAAAGAATGGTCATTTCTGTAGAAAATGTCTTGGTGAATTTATGTTTAAAGCATTACAACAAGATACAATTCCAATCGGGGTTTATATCTCAGAAGTAGGTTCAAATTTACTAAACGTTCTAATGCAATCTACACACAACTTAGGTTCTAAGATGTTCCATATAAAGAACTTTAATGATTATGTATATCCAGCTGGAGCAGATCTATTTGAACATAAGATAGATCCTATTACAAAGCTTGAAAAAGTATACTGTAAAACAGATATCAAATGGATATTACCAATATCAGCAATAGAAGCTGTAGATACTTATTATAAAGTATTAGCACATGGTTCTATACTTGATGCCGGAGACGGAAAGCAACATACTATAGTATTCGGTTCGGACGTAAGTACAACACCAACTGAAATTATTAGACCTAAACCATCTGAAGGTGAAGATGAACCTTTAGATAAACACGTTATATTCTGTTATAAGAAAGGTGACTGTTTCTTAAATACAGTTAACTCTGTAAGAAGTAATATGACTGTGTATCGTATGCTTAAAGTATTCTTAGGTGGAAACTTATCTAATTTAGTTCCAGTAGAAACTCACTTAGATACATTAAAGAATAACTTCTTAGCAAACGTAGACCTTGGAGCAGCAGATTTGTCTCTAGAAATACTTGTAGCAAGTTTAGCTAGAGATATTAATGATCCTAAGAAACCAGCTAGAGAAACAGGAAGTAAAAAGTATATATTTGCTTCATTATATGAACTAGCGGTAATGGGAGGAACATTTAATGCTGTGTTTGGACCGGATGCTGGTAAAGCGTTAATGATTACATTAGCTAAATCAGAAGAAGAACAAACTAAGACAGTTTCTCCATTAGAAAAGGCTCTTAGAAGCTAGATTATAATGCGTTTAAACGGCTTTATAGGCCGTTTAACGCTTTATTTATTTAATACGATTAATTATACCACTTTATAGTATAAAACGTTGCTATTACGTTATAATAGCTTTAAAATTGATTTTAAATGGAGGTTTAAGATGCAATTAATAGAAATAAAAGTTAAAACTAGCCCTCATGGTAATGATAAGTTCTTAAGTTTTGATTTTGACTGGATATTATGGGCAATACCAACAGCTTATAAAACTATTACAATACCAAAAGGTACTTTTAACAGTAGAAGTATGAAACATTGGCAAAATGATGAAACTATACAAATTATGGATAAAAGTCAAGATGTAAAACTTATATTAAAGAATGGAGACCAAGTGACAGTAACTGGAGAATGGTTCCAATATATATCTAGAATGGCTGGACATGTTTCATATAATCCTAAATACTAGGAGGAATAAATTATGGCTTCAACTGCTAAATTAGTAGACCATCGTTTGCAAATTATGTATAGATTACTAAATAATTTAGTAGTCAAGCAAGAACATAGAGCAAATTCAGACCCTAATGAACCTATATATGCAAAAGAATTTGAAGCATATATGGCTGCATTAGAACAAGCTGATACATTATATGATTATCGTGGTACTATAACTGAAACTTTACTACGTTATCATAAACCAGATATAACAAATGTAGAAATTGCTAATATTTATAGTGATTTCAAGAACTTCTATAATATATTTTCATTTCAGGAACAGTTAAATTTAATGACTGAACTTAGAAAAGATAGATTATTATCTTATATAGAAGGTAATACTTATTATAGAATGTTATTAGGTGTTCCACCTTTAGGGACACCACCTGAAGAATATGTATATTATAAAGGAAATCCAGTCCATACAATGAGTTATGGGGAAATACTTAAACTTAAACGTAGTGGAGCATTAGATGTTCTTATACAAGATAATCCAGATGCAGAATATCTACTATACGTTGATAAAAGAATAAATCTTATAGAAGCACGTAGAGCTAGACAGTTTGAAGTGTTATGGACACCTAAAACTGATGAGGCTAATGCTTATAGAGAAATGTATAATAAGGAAAGACGTGTATGGATGCAAACATATCATCAAACATATCTAACTGAAAGTACAGACTTTAATGAATCTATAGAACTTACTACTATAAAAATGAGAGCTATTATATATTATTTTATCAATATATATACTACTCCTTTAGGAAAGACATCTTTTACTAGAGAAGAATCTGAAGATTTATATAAGATGTATGGACTTACATTTCCACAAAATATGCCAGACTCATATAGAAATGCTACTACGTATGTATTAAATTATCTTGTAATGTATAAAGGTACAAACTACGTATTAGAATATATTGCTAGAAAGATATTCTCGGGACTTAACCTGTATAAATACTTTATAAGAAAGAGAAGAAAACCTGGAGTAATTGAAACTCCTGGTATGAAATATGATGATTTATATGATGTTGAGTTTATACTTAAACCTTTTAGAGCTATAAATCCATACGATGACATATCAAATCAAAAAGAAAAGACTTATCTAACTGAAGATGAGAAGATGAGACGTAATTTTACTAATATAGAATACGAAGATCCATCATATCATCAAAAAGAAGATAAAGAAATGATATTAACATACGATGAAGTTAAGAAACTAGACCCTAGATGGTCTGATAGTGAAGCGTTAAAGAAACGTGTATTTGAAGAACCATTTTCTTATATAGAGTCTAAATATCTAGGTATCGATAACATACTAGATCTTAACAATGTTACAATAGGATTATCAGTAGTTCATAGATATTTCTTACATCATCGTGATATTTTGAAAAATTATGAAGTAACTTATCAATCAAATGGTTATACATTCAATTTCTGGGATTTATGGGTATTTTATAATGCTATGATTACTTATAGTATGGGAAGATATTTATTAAAAGATTTTAAAGATGAAAGAATAGATCCTAGACCTGGTGATGTAGTAGACCGTGTTGATAAAATACTAGGATTTAATACTATAAAAACACATCCGACTATAAGGATGTACTGGCTCATTGTGATGGCACAATACCCGTTTGAAACTAAACTGGAAGAATTTCCAGAAGCTGCAAATTCTGACACAGATTTCTTACAACTTATGATTAATACTGATAAGGCAGTTGGACTTGCAAAATTTGTTGATTCTGTATTAACAAAGGCTAGAAACCATATTGAAGTTAATATGATACTTGAAGTTTATAGACATGTTCGTATAATGAGTAAAGAACCAGAAGCATATAATACTGTATCTACATTAGAAGGTCAATCTTTTGTAGAATATTTAGAAAAATATGTTCCTGATTTATATGTATTCTATGAACAACTACAAGACCAGGGCCAAGATGCAATGTTATTAGAAATAGATAACTGTACACAGTTTATGATAAGTGTTATTCAACGTTTAGATGAAACTGAAGAATTTGCTGATTTATTAGATGTTTTATATAATATTAATATGATGTATGGTGGTATTTCTAAATACTTACTATACATATTAAAACTATTTAAAGCATGGAGAGTAGAATTTATATCAGAAGGACTACTATTAAATTATAATGAAAATTATAATTATCAAGTCAATGTAGACCAAGTAACATATGATGTAAATATCACTCATCGTAATAGATGGAACGTTTCACAATATGACTGGATAGAACCAGCTGCTGAGACTGACCGTGAATTATGTGAAAAACAAAGAAGTCAAGATGCTCTATATATGGTTACAAGATATGGAGATATTAAAATTAGTTAAAGGAGTAAATATATGAACGATAAACCAATATTTACATATAACTTACCAGAAGATACCCTTAAAACATGGGATGGACATATGTATAAATTAGAACAAACTCCAGATGGTGAGTGGGTTGAAGTAGACCTTGGTGCTAATAAAGTATTATTAGGAGGTTTACAAAGATTATGTGGTGCGTTATATAATATACCACCTAAGGTAAGAGTAATTACTTTTGAAGAAGATCTTGTAAGAGGAGCAGTTGATGATTTTACTTCTGCTATAACTACAGATCCTAATGCAAAAGATCAAATTATGGGTTATAATGTATGTTATGATGGGTCTCAAGGAACTGACGTTATTGCTTATCCTAGACATAAGAAAGGATATAACTTTGATAATCTAATTCCTTTCAGACTTATTCCTGAAGGGGATAATGACTATGAAGTTTATTATCGTGATTATCTACATAGTAGAAAAATACTTATAGAAGATAGTAGTGGTAATGAACACCCTTATATAGCATACTATACTAAGAAAATAGATGTGGATTATGCTGTTATGACTGATGATGCAACTACTGTACCAGATAACCCAGATACAGAATTAGTTACAGACAAGGATGTTAGAGCAGTAGCTCAATTCTTAATAAATATAACTGATAAAGAGCTTGTGGAATGGTTCTCTATATTTAAGAAAGGTAAAATGGAATCAGCTGGTTTCAATGCACTTTGTACAATGATAGGAAAGCCATCTAAAATAAGACTTAATGGAAAAGAATTTGATACTATGAATGATACTGTAGTATTTAGTAGACTTAATCATATCTTAGTTCCACATGGAGTAGACGGAACAATTGCACTTAGATATAAGATGCTTCATATTTAAGGAGGTGAATTTCACCAATGCCAGATAATGAATTACAACAAATGATAGATCAAATGGTAGCCGAAAATAAAGAACGTTGGAAGAATGAATTCTTATCTATATATCCTACATATGAAAAAAGAGTAGCAGCAATTAAAGATATGCTTAAAGAATATAATGAAAACTGGAAGAAGCAATTTGAAAGTGGGAACTTTGTTAAAAATGAGTTCCCGCCTTCGTGGCTTAGTAGTGAATCTAAGTATAATTTAGATAAATTTAACAAAGAATGGCCTGATAAAATGAAGGCGGCTGCAAAAGTTAAACATATTCAATCTAGTAACTTCGATGTTAATGGATTTAGTGGTAATCCTGTGAAGAAATTTGATATTGAAGCTTGGAAGAAGGAATTAAAGCGTAATAAAAAGTTAGGAACACATCCTACTGATATATGGAATTATAAATTTAAAAAGGACTTGACTGGTTCTAAATGGAATAATCCATCCAAATATCTTCCGGGTAGAGATTTCCAATTTACTACATATGCTAATACTCCATCTGAAGTTATAGCTGAACAAATTAAAAAGAATTGGCTTATTGATACATTTAGTGGTAAAAATGAATGGAATAAGAACTTTGCTAAAGGTTTAACTAGTTTCTATAAAGATTTAACTAGAAATGAAAAGAATGCATGGAAGAAAGATATTCACGATGCTATAGAAAATACAAAAAGACGTGCATTAGGTGCAGTAGATGACTTACTTGGACAATTAGATCCTAGAAAATACTTTGAAAACTTTAAAGAAAATATAGGTAATGCTATATCTAATAGTATTATGGATATACGTAACCAATCTATTAATCTTATAACTACACAAGTTAATGACGTTATAGATCATTGGCAAGGTGAAGCTTCTAAATGGATTAATGGTGCTAAAGCCGAAGTATTTAATGCTGCAAATAAAGTTGGTCAAGCTGTTATAAATAGAGCAAAAGAAACATTCGGACCAGCTGCAGAACGTATAGCATCTGTTATGCCATCTGGGTTTGCTGGTATGATATCTCCAATTACATCAATGTTTAGTCATAACTTATCCAATCTAGCAAGTTCATTAAACCTTGGAGCTATATTTGGCGGGTTTACATCACAAGGTATAGCCGATATTGCCATGGGAAGTTCTGCTCACGACAAGCATATAGCTAACAGAAAGTATAGATTACCAATGTATAAGACTTATACACCAGAGATGGACAAAGACTGGGATTTAAAAAATCCTCTAATGATGGGAGATGCTTTACGGGATGTTATTAAGATAATGGCAGAAGATAATGGATTTATTCTAGATAGAAATAAAGCTTTAATACTTAGTAGAGAGTCTTTATTTATAAATAGGCCTTATCTAGAATCAGAAACTTCTGGATATTATCGTTCATTCGTTTTCTTTACAAGACCAAATTGTAATTTATTTAATAATGAAAGAATTATACCAGAACTTCAAGCACACCCGGATTTTTTTGCTAGAGTAGCATCAGACCCAGACCTTTATATGGAACTTTGTAGAGATGGAGCTCTTAAATCTGTATGTTGGCGTTTATTATCTAACTATTGTGTAGAAGTTCCAACTATAAGATTATCAGAATCATCTCGTGAAGGTATAAAGAATATGCATGGTAAATCTTCACCACTTCCAGGAAATCCTGAAATATATGACCAAGTTGATATATCTATAACATTTATGGATAATAATAGAGGAGATATATCTAAATTATTATATACTTTATCTATGTATAAAGACTTGGTTGGAAAACAAGAATGGCCAATGCGTAAAGAATATATAAAATATCGTGGATTAGACTACTTAATGACTATGTGGATTGTAGTTGTGAACGTTGACTGGGATGTAATCTCATTAGGAGTTGCTAAAAACTTAATTATTAATGAACCAGTAACTCATTTTAACCAACATAAAATAGATGGATTTAATAAAAATGATTTACTAGAAAACTTTACAGCATCATTTAAAGCTACATCTTATAAACCAGATGCTCCAGAATTCTATGAAACATTTAATAAGCTATTCAATTTTAATCCTAATAATATAGTAGATGTCAAGGGTTCTGATGGAATTACTCTTATGGGTAATAATAGACAGGCTCAAAACTATTCGTTTGATGATGGTAAAATAAAAAGAGAACAACTTATTAAAAATGATTTTACTCCAATAGGAGCATTTCCATTGAAGGGAACATCTGAAATGGTTGCATTAAATCCTGGATTCTATAGATTAGCACCTTTAACAAAGGCAGTTATAGATGGTAAGAAAATTCCAGATAGACGTCCTAGAATAAAATTCGGGTTTAGTTGGTGATGCTTTATGAATAAATTACAAATTATAGAAGATAAAAATCGTAAGTGGAAACGTTTTAAGTATGCTAATATAGGTTGTATTAATGATAATGTAATGTATACTTTTGAAAAAGTGTATGAAATAGTTACCAAACATATTAAAAATGTAGTAATATCAGCTAACTCGAGATTCACAAATGAAAATCTTCCATCTGAATATGTAGGAACAGATCCTGCATCTGTAAGAATTAAGGATTCTCCAAGAGAAATGCTTGATAATAGAATACTTCCACGTATTGTATTTAATCATAGTTTTGACCCATTAGCTAATTTACGTGTCGATATGCCTAATAACCAAGATTTTAATAGAGTTAATGCTGGTTTACTTGATTGTATATTAGCAGTTAAAGAGAAATCTATAGAAAATAAAGAATGTAAACCATATTATTATATGAGAGATGTTGATTTAGTTCTTATAGGTTCTCCTAGATATACAATGCATACTATTTATGCATCTGTACTTGTAAATGAAAGAATACAAGCACAGGAATTAGCACAACAGTTTACTTATATGTTTCCAATGAATAAAGTTAAGCCTTTATATATGAGTGAAGAAACTATTACTCTTGGTAGTCAACCAGATATAAGAAAGTATACATTAGAAACTTCACTTCCAGATAATTTATTAAAGTTACTTAAAACTACATTTGGAATATCAGATACTGGAACAACAGGAGACTTACAGCTACTTAAAATATTACAAAAACATTCTAGAGAAGAAGTTGATTATATAATTGACGGTTCTAATAGAAAGCGTGCATTTGCTGTTAAATTTCCATTTATACCTACTATAACTCCAGTTAGTATAGATTTAGGTGAACGTGAAATAAATAACGTTATGACTTATGGTGTTAAAATGGAATTCCAAGTAGATTATATAGAATATCCAGTATACTCTTTATCTGCTTCTTTTAGTAAACTCAATACAGAATCTTATAAGAATGCTGAAACTAAAGAATATAATGAAGGAATGATGGCTAAAGTCGAAGTTCCAGTTGCAGTATTTACTGAAACACTATGTGATCTTACTATAATAGATAAAATGAAAATTACATATGGAAAAGAAGATATATTTGGAGAAGAAGGTCATAAATATGGAGAACTTAATATATTAGACTTAATTCCAGACGAAAAAGTATTCAATTATATAAGAAATATGAGACTCTGTCTTGACCCAAATGAATATAATAAATATTTCATGATAGAATGTCAACGTGGAGAACGTAATAGATATAAGGGTGATATCCCAACTGTAGGAAACGAAAAGGATTTTATTATAGATTATGACGAGTTTGTTATCAATGATGCTAAGGCAAAAGAGGGTAACAAGGTCTATGTCGCAATTTATGTAAATAAAAAACATTTTACAGATTGGTGTGAAAAGAATGGATATTCTAGTCAAACTAATCTTTCAGCGTACAATTAGGAGGAAATATATGTCTTTTTATAAATTTGAAAACTCAATACCTAATATAGATGTATTAGTGGATATAATTGGTAGACATGAAGGTTTTAGAGATAAAAAGTATAAAGATACTAAAGGAATCTGGACTATAGGGTACGGATTTAATATGGAATCTAAAACATTCCCTGATGAATTAGTTAAAAAATGGGAAAAGAATGGAATTACTAAAGCTGAAGCTGATACAATATTAAAGGAACATATAGAATCTATAATTAAAGCACTTAGAAAAATGCAACCATGGGTATTTCAATTAAGTACAGCTAGACAAGCTGCAATTATAGATTTAACATTTAATATGGGTCCTGGATGGTTTAGTATGTTTTCTAATACAATATTATTAATAAAATCTAGTAGATTTAAATCTGCTGGAACAGCTTTATTAAACTCTAGGTACGCAAAACAAGTCGGACTTAGAGCAAGAGAAAATGCATATGCTCTAGTAAATGACACTTATCCTGTACCATTTACAGAACATAGCATAACAGTATAGGAGGATTCCTATGAATGATAAAATTAAAGATAGACGTCGTTTTAGAACGATGTTGAACTCTGAAGATAAAAGAGAAATGAATGAGTTGATTGTAAATGAACTCGCTAGAAATGGTATTAAAGCCGATGAAATACCATTAATGAGCCCTGCTAGTATGATACTAGCAGGGTTTAATACTTTATTTGACTCTGTAAGTTCTGCTATACAATATGTAGCTAGAGAGTCAAACCTTATACATGCAGAGTACCCGTCTTCATTATTTAACCAGTTAGCACAACATACAAATGAAGTTGTAATAGCTAGACCATCAAGAATATGGTTATTTGTTCGTATTCCAGTTGAAGATATTAAAAGATATGGTAAGCATGTACAAGATAATACATGGCAAATTGAATTTGATGATATAAATAACTGTATAATAGATGGGCTTACATTTATGCCAGTTATTCCAAAATTTTATGTAAGAGTTACTTTCTTACCAGAAAGAAAATTATATCGTGTATTTTATGATTATCAAGGTAAAAAGATAAACGTATTAGTACAAAATATATTTATTAATGGTCAAGAAACACTTGGATTTAAAGCAGAATTTAAGCAAGTAACTATAGAAAAATTTACAAAGCAATTTGATGATGAACAACTTGCTAAGTTCTTAATAACTACTGAATATCCAATATCGGATTTTGATATTTATTATAGAGCAAATAGTGCTGCACAACCTGTAAAGATTAATAAAAGATTATTCTATACTCGTGGTAGTGGTGACTATATGGAATATAAGATTTTAGGTAATAATAGTATAGCACTTATTCATAAGTATGTACAAGGTGGATTTAAACCAGCAAGAGGTTCATTCTTAGAAATAGTATGTTATACAACTACTGGACGTGATGTTGAATATAAATTGGCTGCAGTTAGAGAGAAATTTACCCAAGCTACAGCTAGAGTAGAGTATGAACCTGTTGGTAAACGTGTTTATAAGAGTTCTGGAGGAAGTCTTGCTGAGACATCTGTTGAATATCTACGTAATAAGGTTATTCAACTTCGTGGTGCTAGACGTAGAATAGATACAGAAAGTGACCTTGGAACATTTTTACTTAACTATGACGGAGAGTCAACTTTCCATCCAAGACTTACCCATAATGATATAGCATCTCGTATATTTAGTATTTATACAGTATTATCATTTGGTAATTCACTAAATGGTATTAAGCGTGTATTTACTATACCTACAAATACTGGTAACGTTCGTGCTAAATATGATGATATGAGACATAAGGTTATAGATGGTTTTGATTATTATAGCTTTAACTACAATAATATAATAAAATCTACTCAATCTCGTCGTTCTGATAACTTTGTATTGGATAAAACTATTAAACCTGGTAAAGAACCAACAGTTCCAGAAAAGCTAGACCCTAAAGATCCTTTAAATAACTTATATACATACTATTATGTAGCTCCATTTGTTATAGATTATGATAAATATAATAATATGGCTCGTGTATATATGGGTGCTCAATATGATGAAACTTATCTTACATTCCAAACATTTGAGGAATTTAATCCAAGTATTCCTGTAAGATTTGTTAATACGTCAGTTAGAGTAAACGACCATTTAGTATTTGATAGAACTAAAACATCTCAACACTTTAGTTTAAATAGTGAAGTTAGATTTGAATCTAGCAATTGGAAGTTCGACCACGGTAAAACATTCCAAGCATATATAGAATTACAAGCACAAGATAAAACTATTCATAGAATTCCATGCCATACTGCAACAGATATGGGTAATAATATATGGGATCTTGAATTTAAATTAAAAACTGATAAATATGTATTTAATAAATGGTGCGAATTTAGTTGGGTAGATGATGATACTGCTCATACTGTTAAAACTGCATCGTTTAATATAAGACATAAAGTAAAAGTTATATGTATGATTAAAGAAGAAGCTGATCCTGTTTCGTCTTATAAATCTGTATCAGAATTCCAAGGAGAAATAGAATTCTTTAAAGATGTAACTAAAGACATGTTTACTCAAACAGATCAACATACTCAAGACGGGGTAATGTTTATGAGTTTACCTTTAGTTAAATCTGATTTCTATATCAAATCTGGAAACCAAAAGCAAATAACTGAAGAGGTTAAAAAGATTGTTACATTCTTAGACCATGCCGTATATGATTTACTTGATGAATATAGTAGTAGATCAAATGATGTCCATGATATACAAGAAACTAACCTAAGAGTTGCTATTAAATTTGCTAAAACTTATGGATTAAGTAAGTTCTTAGATGTTGGTGAAGTTAATAAGATACTTGTACATAATCTACAGATGAGACCTAAACTACTTATACGTAAACTCGACCCTGACTTTGATGAAGCTGCAATCGCATCTGAATTAAATCAATCTCTAATAAAACATGACTATTACATGGAAGATTTACATATGTCTTCACTTGTATACTCTGTATTGGATAAGGCGGGAGATGCTGTCTCACGTATACAATTTATCAACTTTGATAATTATCCTGATAACTATCATATGATAATGCGTAATGATCAGACTCCTGATAACCTAGACCCACCAGAAGTAGTTTCATTAGAACCTGTTTATGATGAAGTGTCTGATACATATAAATTTAATATTAAATTTACATATATTTAAAATAAAAGGAGGAAACATTTATGATGAAAGCCATATTTATAGATAACTATAAAGCACATGCTGTTATAGAATCTAGAATAGAATCTTTCGCAGATTGGGAAATACATGGTAGACTTGGTGATGGGATAATATCTCCTGTTACTGTTATCAAAAGTCCAGATGATAGGTCTGTATTATTAACATATGATAGAAACTCAGAATCTACTAATGTTAAAAATGCTATGGAATCTCAATTTGATGATGAAAGAGCTGGTTTATGGTTTGGTGATATGCTTAATAAAGATAACCTTGAAGTGTTTAAAGACATGGGTGGGGGAACTGTATTATATGCTGACCAAGCTAAAGGATCTGCTAAAACTATGGATTTATTCTTACAAAAGATGCATTCATTAGGAAAATTAGACCATGCTTCATTAGATGCATTAAAACCAATGCTTACTACAGAGCAATATAACTCATATGAAAGTATAATACCTACATATGATGATATAGAAAGAAGAAAAGCAGAAGCTAAAGCAAATAGTGAATTTGCTACATCTGTGTACACTGTAGATGAAAACGGAAATGAATTACCAACTGATAAGATAGCAACTGAAGATATAGAACCAGAAGCTACTGAATATAATGGAGAAGATGCATTTAATAATGGTTTAAATGCTGAATCTGGTGTAGACCCTGAAGTAGTAGACTTCAATCCAGAAATATTAGGAGAAGATACACCATCTGAAGAACCAGAAACTCCAGTTGATAATGAAAATCCTGAGGTATTACCTGGAGATGAAGAAAACCTAGATAATATTGAACCTGGTGATGAGTATAACTTACAACCTGAAGGGTTAAGAGAAGGATTTGATGGAGAAAATGCTGAACTTCCAGATGATGTACCAGAAATAAATCCTAACTTTGAAAAAACATCAAATGATGAAATGAATGAATACAATACTACTGAAGAACCAGTAGAAGAACCTAAAATCGCAGTTACAGAAGTTAATGGAACAGCAGTTTTAGAACCAAAATATCAAAATATACTAGATGGAATTAATACATATTTAGAAAAATATGACATGACTATAGATCAATTTATGGAATCTGTATTTAAATTAAAATTCTTATTAAATCAAATAGCTGGTGGAAAGGTTCCAGAAGAAACTACATCTGCCGATTTAGTACAAGAACCTGAAAACTTAGATGAAAGTACTGATACTGCTGCTAATGTTACAACTGAAAATCCAGAAGAACCAGCTGGAGCTGAGATGAATGGAGCTACTTCAAATCCAGTCCAAAGTTTACTAAGCGCAGTTGCTGATGAGATGAATAATCCAGAAAATCAAACTGAAGAAGTAGTAGTACCAGTTGATAATACAGATAGTGTAGAAAATACAGATGAAAATGCAACTACTGAAGTAGAAAATGCAGATAGTCAAGTAGCTGAAACTATATCTACTGAATCTATAAATCCTGAAACTGATTTAATTAATCAAATGATGAAAATAAGCAGCAATGATACAGAATTCTTTAATAATATGATTCAATATAAAGAAAGACTTTCAAATGAAACTATAAATGAATTAGTTTCTACAAAAATGTATGATAAAATACTTACAGGAATGACTGTATATAATATGATTAATATTCGTGAAGAAAGAGCAAGAAAGTTAGGTCTAGTATAATTACATATAATAAGGTAGAATATACAAACAGTATATTATAATAAAATTTAGGAGGAAACAAAAATGGAAGAAAAGAAAGAAGTATGGATCACATCGGTGAATACAACAGACGTACAAACTCAAGACAAGCACAGAGTTGCAATGTATATGAAAGGTTTTGATGTAGTAATGCACTTTGATAGACTTGAAGAAGTCCAAGGTAAAAAGACTTATGTTAATAAAACAATGTTGCACATCAATAACTTAAACAATTCTGGTTTTGAAAACTTTTTTGGTATTTGTGTAGCTAAAATTGGAGCTGCTAGATATGATGATCAAGAAACTAGATATTCAGAAGCTGTTAAAATACATTTTGATGGAGCAAATGATTGTAAAGTAATTAGATTTACTTATTCTATAGCACCAGGTCAAAAATCTGATTATAAAAGAGCTAGACTTGCTAGTTTAAAGATTTATCAATTTGCAAATTATCAAGAAGCAAAACCATTTATGGTAAGACAACCAAATGGTTCTTATGACCAACTTCCAGAAACTAATTGTGTTTATACATTAAATCTTAGATTAATGCCTAGCATAAATACAACTGGTAATGGAGGAAGAAACTTATCTGAAGGAGAAGGTTTCTTACAAAGCGTACATACAATGCTAAATAATATCCAATCTGCAATTATGTATACAAGAGTTATTAACCATATAACATCAGAAGATAGTGCTTATGCTGCACAAAATCAAGCTTATCATACAGCTGTTAATAATGTTGCCCAAGCTGCAACACAAACTGCAGAAGCAACTGGAACAAATATTAACCATGCAGCTGAAGATAATTTAGATGAATATCCGTACTAGGAGGAATTAGATGGCGGGATTATTTGGAGGAAGCTCTCCAGAACTTGTAAAGAAATGGAACTTATCTTCATTTGTAGCTGAGGATAGTCCAAGAATACAAACTGGTACAAGTATTGCATCTGGTCTACCTGAAATTAAGTTATCTGATCTTAATAAGAATATTAAACAGATTAATCTTAATATGAGTAAGCTAAGTATGGAATATGATAAACTATTTAGAAAATTTGGTTTTAAGTCTGCAGATTTAAAGAAGTATATTAAAGTACTTCTAGAAAGAGATGATATTGGGGAGACACTATCAGCACTTGAAAATTCAGACATAAATATACTTATAAACCAAATGAGAATAATAGAAAATAAATCTAAACTGGAATCTGAAAGATTTAAACAGATTAGAGATGAAAAGAAACTACAACTTGATATACTTAAAGCTAGTGGAGCTGCAGTTGATAATTCTGGTACACAAGTAAATGTACAACAAAACAGTCCAATTGCAGTTGCATCTATGGCTGGTAGAAATATTGCTCCTGGAACTATTGATTTAGGTGCTATTTCTAATGTACCAGTTATAGAACATCAAAGTACTACAGCTAATATACAAGTTCCTACAGAAACTCCGAAGGAAAAGGAAACTGTAGAAGCTGTAAGTAGTGAGCCTATCCCAGCTAACTTTGTGTCTAATGGTTTACAATATGAAGCTAATAAATTAGACAAAGGAACTGATGGCTCAAACCCCACTAGTCCAGCTAAGTCTACGCTAGATGCTATGAAAAGTATTGTAGTTGCATCAGATAACTTTGATGGAAGTACAACAATGGCAGACGTTCATAAGAATTCTGTCGATATTATGATGGAACGTATGAAAAATAAAGATAGTATGTTATCTCATAATACAAATCTATTAGGTCATAATCTTAATACTAGCTTAGCTGGTTTAAAAATGAAAAAGACTCCACATACTCGTATATTATATGTAAATGTGGACGATGGAACATTTTATGAAAAAGGTTTCTATTTAAATCAAGATGGAAGTATCGGGCCAGAACTTCCACCTGATAACTTTATACCAAGATCAGTTACTCATTTAGGTGAACTAGAATTTGATACTGTTAATCGTGAAGTTACAACTTATTATGAAGATACTGCTATTCCATATAGATTAGTAACAACATCGTCTGGAATGGGAGAGTTCTATAATAATGAATGGAACGATAATAAGACAAATAAATATAGAATACCTGAAGACGTACTAGTGGTTTTGAGAGCTCAAGCAAATGCATAAAATACGGGGGCGAAAGCTCCCGTTTATGTACCGCTAAATATTTGGAGGATAAAAGATGGTGAATCAACTTAATAATTTTATTAATAACTTGAATAACACAGCATTAACAGCTTCTGAGGATATACTTAGATATATAAATATACCTAATATTCGAGATGATGAGAAACTTGCGAATTATATGACAATGTTAAAAGGGTTTAAAGAGATGGTAACTAATCAATTTAACATATTATATCAGAACAGTCAATCTTCACAATATTCTGATATATCGTATGACCTTTGTTCTAGTACATTTCTTAAGCTACTAACATTTATGTTTGGGCATGGAGGTATTTTATATCATCGTATATTTAATAATCATACTGAATTTGCCTATCCAAAATCAGAAATCGAAGAGTACGGAGCTACAAACTTAATAATATTATGGAGAGATCTATTTACATTTAAGTGGAATACTTATACAAAAAATGATGATGCGTATCGTTCTTTTATTGATATTCAATTTATATTGGATAATACTTACCAGGCGTTACTAACTGCTGTAAATAGTGCAGATGTTGATAGATTAGACGTATATAATCAATCTATGTATAGTGTGAGAGGAAATGTGTTAAATATGTTTGTATCCAATTTTAATCAGAATGTGCTAAGTAGTTTTATTAATCAAGATGACTATTATACTATATATAATGAACTAGATAATACTGACTTAATTGGAATGCTTACAGATTACGCTATACATAAATCGTTTATTAATTATGAGACATCAATACCATTTATTTATTCTATTGTAATAAATGAAACTTATATTCATTATATTATTAGAGATTATCTATATTATAATATAGTAGGGTTATTTGAATTATTATTTACAACAGTAGATAACTACCAATATATAGAAACATCAATCATTGCACAAGGAATTCGTATGATTATTGATAAAATAGGAGGTATTTAGATGAAATCAGTAGAACTTATTAATAACCTTATAAAATATATCATTGATAATTCTAAACTTCCAGATTATAGTGATATTGATACTATTACTAGACATATGAATTATGATTTGATAGATATAGAATTCGATGATAATGAATTATGGGATGCAATTGGTACGCTATGTAATACATTAATTGCTAAAAAGATACCTGTATTCACTAATTATAAGTTCCATAGAATGTTTTCTTATATTAGTTTATATAATAAAACTGATGAAAGAATACAGGACCCATTTATATCTATAATAAATAATGAATTATATAATGTTGCTAGATACATAGAAGATGTATCAAAGTTAATTAATGATGAATTTGATAAATACTCTTCATCAATATCAGACTGTGATGAAACTTATCTATATAATCATTTTCCTAATGCATTTAAATATATAACTTGGGAAGAGATAACTAATGATTATGTATCACTAGTATATACAGATATCTATAAATCATCGGTTCATATATTTGATTTATTAACAGAATTACACACACTTTCTTCTACTTTATACAATATATTTTCACAAGATATTTTTAGACAAATAGCTGTCAATATAATTAATGTGATTTTATATGATAAAGTACCTGTATTGTCTATTTAAACGCGTTTATAAGGCATTTTAAGACGTTTTAACTTATATTGTGATTAATTTATCCAACGTTTGTTAAAACGTTAAATTATGCCGTTTAAATGGATATAAAAGTAGAAAGGAATGATCAAAATATGTATGATAATAAGATTGGAAATATTAATGATTACTTTGGCGATATTAAATATATGCTCGCCATGGTACGGAGTAGAAGATATCATTATGACTTGGAATTAGCTTCTAAAATATATAATAGTATACTACAATCTTTGATTGGTATATTAGAATATATTGAAAAAACTAATCCAAATGAATTATATATAGTTAGAAGTGAAATGGATAATTTAGATATAGTGTTAGATATTTTAGAGCTTATCGTAGCTAGTCCAATACAAAATGTATTAGTATACGATAAGTTAGGAATGGTACAAAATGTGACAAAATTAATTGCAAATATAGATAAAATAAATCCAGAAGAAAAGCAATATATTGATTCTAGATTAAATACATTATATAATTGGAAATTATGGGATAATAAATTGAAAAGAGATTTCTGTGTGTTATTTATAGCAAGTGTATATATGAGTGAAGATTTAAACTGTTATGATGCATATATATTGATTTATAATGCAACATTAGATAAAATATTTAAAGATTTCTATATAGATATACCAGCTATGAATATTAGAGAGATGCGTGGAAATTTTAATGCTGAAAATATTATAAATGAAATATGGTTTTTAGCAAGTCAACACCAATGGAACCCTAGAAATCCTAAAAATCATAAGAAATTCTATGAATTTGGTGCATTTGACTTATGGAATAACTACCAAGCTCATTTAATGGATTTTTATGATGGTTTAGCTAGTGTAGCTATGGAAATTATAGATGAAGTAATGCGAATGATTGGGCCTACTATTAGTAATATTTTGATAGCATATATTAAAATAAAGATGGCATTATTTGAAGATTATGTATATAGTGAATATGGAGCAAATCCATCCCTAGGTGAAATAGAAATTAGAACAGTGTGAAGGTGATATGATGAATAATTATGGATATGCTAGCAATTTTATAATGGGACAGGTTAAAAGATTAAATTCATATAACTATAAATATGATGATAGTTTATATAATTTAATAAGCAGAGACCCAGAATATGTTATAAAAACTTTAGTTTATACAGCAACTGGATATTTTGGACCACAAGCAAAATATGAAGCTATAATGTGTATGTTGGATGGTCCTAGATTCTTTCCAAGCCATATTTATATTCCAGTTCGTAAAGCAATTAGTGACAATTTTATGTATATTGTAGATAATGATTTCTATAATATATTTTGTAATAATTTAAATAATATAATTCATCCTGGAGTAGATGATGTAGATAAGATGCTAGCTAATATGAATTTTGATAATTCTTATAATGCGTATGATGCGACTGCACTTGAAACTACTAAGTTTATACTAGGATTTTTACTTAGTATTCACTACGATTTAATGCAAATATATACATCGAAATTTATAATAGATGACGATATTTTAATAAATTATATATTTGAAGATCTATACTATGAAACTTCTGATGTTACGTTACAAGAACATCAATTAGACCCAATCCAGTATATAGAATTTAGTACAATATTAATAAATGTTGTAACTAGTGATGACCAAGACGTTCATAGATGTATAGAAACTGCTATCCAAAACCATTTGGGTGCTATATACGAAAAACATTCGGGTATATCATTCTATAATGAACCATTCCGTAATTTAATTGAGTATAAAGTATTCCAATTTATGATAGATTTAATATATGATTTATTTGAAAATGTAATGGAATATCTTATGATAACACCAAATTTACAAGAAATTCCGATGGTATATTTTGAACAACATAAACTTAATGTTGGAAAAGCATTAAGAATTTTAACATTACCAATAACTGAAACAGGAGTGTACCATGTTATGTAGAAGTTTATTTCCTACTGGATATAATCTAGTAGATCATGACCCAGATTTATTTTTACTACACTGTCATTATTATAAACAGATAGATACACTATTTGTATTATATAAACGTTACAGTAATGGTGAAAAGATATTAAGAAAGATTAAAAATCCTAAAGTTCCAGTGTTTGTATCTAGTAGACATAGAGATAAACATCAAGAGTTTATTCAAATAAATGAAACTCGTAGATATATGGTATCATATGCTAATAAAGAAGCTGAAATGATACCAAACTTATTTCAAGCCAAGATAATAAGATATCAGGATAAGTATACAAGACAATGGGTAGAGAAAGTTATATATCCAAATGTAGAACCAGGTGCAGTTTCTCTGCACCCTGATGTCTTTTTCTTTGATTATCCTATAGAACACGTAGTATACTTAGAATATACCCTATCTAGATATGAACAGCAGGGAACTGAACTATTTGAAAACGTTCCAATTCCAGAATTGAATGTCTGCGCATTCGACATAGAAACACACAGAGACGAGTACGGTGATTGGAATATCAATACTAATACCTTTGTAAATCCTAAAGAACATAAAGCTTATATAGATATAGTAAAGCATCCAGAATTTAATAGATATGATGAGTTAATTAATAATAAAGAGCAATATTATAAAGATGTTAAAGATACATTATATGAAATGATAGATAATTGCAGTTTATCTGGAAAATCTAAAGATTTCGTTCAAAAGTTAGCTAAAGAATTTGTAGATAAGCTCACTATAGAATTAAATGCATTTGATAATGAAGCTGAGATGATTAAAGCTACTTGTAAACGTATGTTTACAGATAATCAACCAGATATATTAACAGCGTTTAATGCACCATTCGACGTTGGAACTTTCCAAGATAGAATTAATGTATTAGGTTTACCAGCTGGAACATTTAACCAACACGGGATTGGATATGATGACGTAGCTCCACCATTTGATGTCCAGTCTAGAGTAGAAAGCGACCCAGAACGTTCATTCCGTGGAGATGACTATAATCCTACTAAGCGTGTAGTATATATGAATAATATCTCACATACAATGATAGCTGATAGTCAGACTACATTTTTTAGTAACCGTTCTACTCAAACATTTAGTAACTATAAACTTGATACAGTTGCTCAAATTATATTAGGTTTTGGTAAATACGATTATACACATATTACCACATCTATTCTTAATCTAGCTAGAGCTGACTTCTATTATCACAGTATATATGCGATAATTGACTCTATTTTATTAGCTATGTTGGATTTAGTAACTGGTGACTTCGAATCAAAGCTTATATATTGTATGAGTTGTAAGGTTAATATAGAAGAATCTCCTCGTAATAATTCAGCTATTACACGTGGTATATTTGCCGATTGTGTAATCAGAGGTGATATTCCTGGTAATAATATTAATAAAATATGTTTCCAAAAAACTAATGAGGAACTTCAAAAGTTAGAAAAGCTTCTTAACTTAGATTATTTATGTAAAACTAAGTACGCAGTAACACATAAAGGTAACTATGGTGGAGGAATTGTTCTAAAACCTGGTCTTTATAATTATGACTTTACTCCATATATGGAACAGTATGGAATTCTTAGTGGTGAAGCTAATGTACAAAACTTTAGAAGAGTACTTTATGCAATATATCTAGACTTTAAATCTCATTACCCAACTCAAACTGTTGTATGTAACTTGTCTAAAGATACATTACTTGGTAATATTAGTAAGATTATTGACTGTGATGGTAATACTATAATGCAAGCAGACAGGGACGCTCCATCATTTAATGACTTTATTCATAAACATCTGGGTTCTGTTAACTTAGCAACATTATCTAGAGATACGATATCGTTCGGTTCTATGTGTTGTAATTTACCATCAATAAATGATCTGATACAAACTGTAGTAAAGTTTGATAGTGAACCTAAATTTACTAAAGTAGAACCATTTGTAATGGAACTTCCTAAATGCACACCAAAGCAATCTCGTATAATTTCAGTATTGTCTTCTATTAATACTTATAATTATAAGAATCATATAGGGTCACAATCTGACAAGGACAGTGAAGATGAAGATGATATTATAAATGTGGATACTAAATATTTCTATTTAACTAATGGAGAATTATCATTTAATGGTACATATGTTAAGTATGAGTATCCAAATTATGATATTTATAATATGCTTACTGGTAATGATAGTACTATGGAATATTATGGTGTAATGAATAAAGGAATTATTACTATTAATAATGGTAAATTGAATCCTATTAGAAATAAACCATTCGATTTATCTGATTGTGAAATGCACAATATAGAAGAAGTTGATTGGGAAGATATGTATGAAAATGATGTATCTACTATAAGAAGTACTATATTTGGAGGAATAACTACTTATATAAATAAATACTGTTTCTATTTTCCTTGGAATGTATATAAGAAACAGCTGATTCAAAAAGGGCTGAACCAAAAAATATTAGTAAGCACGCCTTCTTATAAGATTAAGAAATTCAAGGATACTGCAGTAATAGGTCTTTATTATTCTATTCTTGGAGAAGATGATTTAATAATCAATATAGAACAACAGATGCAAGTTGTTCTAGTTGATTAAAAACAAGTGATTTGTACATCTTAAACACCCTTCGGGGTGTTTTTTTTTGTTAATTTCGTAAAGGAGGAGTAATAATGGCTGATGATAAATTAAATACGTTTAAAATGGCTAACGATTTAGCTATGCCAGAAGTAGTTCAAGCTATAAAAGATAATGAAGATGCAACAACTAAGAAAAAAGAAAAGTCTTCTTTAGAGAAAATAGTTGATAAAAATAAGAAAAAGATAGAAGAAATACATGCAGATGTAACACAACAACGTGAGGAAATATTGAAACTATCTTCTGGTATAATGAACCAGTTAGATCCTCAAAATCTTATAATAAATGACGTATCATCTGGAGTTAAGCTATCTAGCTCTATAATGAGTATATCAGGTGATACTAAAAAGAACCAAGCTATAGATAGAACTATAAATGAAGCTGTTGCTTATAAAAGTAGTAAAATAAGTTTATTTAATACTACTGGTTTATATTATAAAATGCAACAAGCAAATTACAACCAATTCTTATTAGAAAATCTACCAGTATTAGAACAGTCTATAGAGTTATTTATAGATGATGTAAATAATGGATCTTTTAGAGGAAATGACTTTGAAAAAGATTCTAAATTTAAATTCTATAAAAAAGGTATTGAAGTAACTGATAACTCTGAAAGAGAAAAACTTATAGAATTATTAGTTCCTTCTGATTATAGTAATATAGCAATTGATGAAAAATCTTTCTTTGATATTGATAATCAGTCAGATAAAACAGCATGGGGTCAAGGATACTCATTAACTCATGTAATATCAAATCAAGATGTAGCAAAAGAACTTTATGTAAAATATATACTGAAGAAAAAGAAAGCTCAAGATTTGAAAAATAAGAAAATTGAAAGAAAAATGATTATGAATGCTAGTGAGAGCTTTTTCTCTAATGAAGAATTTAGAAAGATATTAAAGAATAATCGTATCAAATACAACTATACAAAGGGTAACTGGTATATTATAGATAATCCAGATAAAAAACGTATAGATAAAGCCCTTAAAGAATCAATGGAAGGTCTTACTACTAATGATTATCGTATATTAGATTATTATGTAGAAGACGGTATATATAAACAATGGACACCACATATGGATACAGAATTAAAATCTGCAGATGAAAGTTTCTTAGATTTCGTATCTAGATGGAATAATAATGAAATTAATAGTGTCTATGTGACTGATACTGAAAATGGTAAAGCTAAATTCTTTAACTTAGTAGGTAATGGAATACCTTTCTCTGCAATGGCTAATGTTGTTGATGAAATTAATGAGATATTTAAAACTGAAAAAGAAGAAGTATTACTAGAGTCTGTGTCTGATAATGTATTAAATTCTATAGAATCTACTAATTTCTCATTCGAAGATATCTATAATTCACCTATAGATAGATGTAGCAATGGTATTTTAAAGAATGCATTTGAATCTATAATTAATGATTTTAACTATGAGATTGCAATGGAAGACGCTATTACTGTTGATTCTAGACCACCTTTAGCTCCACAAGAATTAAATGGTAGTGACCCTACGCAAGCTACTATAGTTTCTGATGAAAAGAATCCAGAAACTGGTGTCAATAAGGAAGTTGAAGAAAAGATTAAAGAAACTAATAGAACTTATAGTAAGCTTGATAGAATGTTTAGTTCTATTAAAGGTGAATCAATTGAATATCTTGAAAATAATAGATTAGTTCCAGTTATAACAGGTAATAGACTTATAGGTACATTCTATAATGAATATACACATCAAGATATACAACATTACATAGGTCTTAGAAGCTTTATAGGAAATCCACAATCATTCCAACAAAATGGAGAACTTGTAGATATATTAGAAGATCAACAAGAAGAAACAGTTGGACGTATGATATTTGGAGATGTTGTTAAACCTATTCTTGAAAAGAATATAGATATTAAATTCTTAAAAAATAATGAAGAGTTATTATATACTTTAAAGAAACTTATTGAAGAAAATGAAGTTTCTAATAGTATGAGTATTAACGAACTTGCTCAAAATAATATGTATAACTTATCACGTATTATATATATTCCAGCTAAAGATTTAATATTTAAACGTAATGGAATATCTGGACTAGGAAAATCTAAGCTAGACCAAGCATCAGTTCCAGCAACTGCTGCTATATTAGCAAATGAATGCCAACTTGCATGGTATATAACTGCATCTGGAGGTTATTCTGTTGTTAGAATAGCTAAAGGACTTAATGATAATAAATCTGAATATATGCAAGGAAGCTTAATGGATAGATTCTATAGTCTTGGTATGGACAGAATTAAACTTCGTGATGTTAGTAAAAATAACTTTGAGCTTGGACATAAGTTCATAGTAATAGAATCAGAAGCTGATCAAGTAATGCCATTAGAACTTAATCCTATTAATCCACCTGAATTCTCAGTTCCACCTGAAGTTATCAGACAATGGATAGAACAAGCAGGAGATATAGTTGGATATAACCCAGCAGTGTTCTCATCACAAGATGGTCAAGTAGAACTTGCTACAAAGTTGCATGAGATAAATAACAGTAAAATGATTCAAATTCAAAAGTTTAGAGAATTTAAGACTCGTCCATCATCTCAACTTGCTACAATGTTAGTAAGACTTCGTGGTGGAGAAACATATAAAGATTATACAGTAGAGTGGATACCACCATCAATAGAAAAACCAAATCAAATAAGTCAAGCTAATGCTATTAAAGATAAAACTGATGCATTCTTAGCATACCTAGATCTTATGGATAAGCTACATGAAAAAGATAAGAACTGGGGCCAAGATGTTCAACGTGTATTTAAAGATTTACTTCTTAAGAAAGTTGCCGGTGATGATAGTATTATAGCTGGATTTAATGATATGCTTGAAGAAGCTGTTTCTATTGCAAATGTACAAGCTGCTAAAACTGCTAGAGAAACTTCATCTGGAACAAAGAAAAAACCTAAGAAAAAAGAAGAAGATGAAGAAGATACAGGAGATGAGGAATAATGTCTAAAGCTAAAAAGTTCGCAAAATTCGTAACAGTATTATCATTAATAGCTTTATTATTTGGATTAGCTATTAATATACCAAAAGTAACTAGAAGACAATATAGAACAGTTATTTCTAATTTTATGGATGAAGATGATGTGGAAAATGCTATTCATGTATTTTATACTGTAAGAGATAATCTTAATATAAATGGTAAAGTTACTGCAAAGATTAAGAAAAGAACTGATATATCTCTTATATCTGAATATATAGGAGAGAAGAATCTTATGGACCAGAGATATACTGTTTATAGATATTTAGTTCAAGTTGATGTTAATGATAATATTATAGTAGATGAAAAGCAATTCCAATCAATTAAAATAGGAGATAATATCAAATTTCAAAGAGATGATGACAGAGAAATACTGTATATAAATGACGTTTTATATTCTAATGAAAAAGAATAACAAAAAAAGAATGTGAAGAGTTCTTTATACACTGCTCTTCTAAAGTGTTTAAGCAGCACTTAGCTTACTTTATTATCAGCTAGATGATAATAGTACAAGTTTCTCTGAGTTTGAGTTATCATACTATCTAGATATCTCAAAACGTCAATATCATCAACAGTGATATCAAACTCAGATTTAACTTTACCATATATCTCTTTAAGATAACATAAAGTATTAACATCATGCTGGTAAAGATCTTTTGTTTGATTAAGATCTTTTTGTATAAAATTACTAACAATATTTTGATAGTAATCGACTGATCTTAGCATCGCAACACCTCCTAGGATATATGAAGATTTAATACTATACTGTGAATATAGTATTACATATATCTACTATAGTATATGTAATCGTTAGATAAATATCTAACGATTCCTTCGTATATTCTTGGAAACTTAAATAATTTACCCCATTTAGGCTAAAAACCTAGGTGGGGTAGGCTATTTATGTACCGTTTTAATATCCTCGATTTCGAACAATTACCTGTCAAAACAATAATTATTTTAAGTAAAGAGAGGTGATAAGTGTGGCTAAAGATGATAATAAAGAGTATCAACGTGAATTAAAAGCTTATAATGCTCAAGTAAATAAAGCAGAAGCTAAAGAGTCTGAAGGAAGACATCTTACAAATGAACAAAAGAAAAATAAAGCAGAGTTACAAAAGCTTTTAAAAACCAGAACTAAACTATACGATATTAATGAATCTAAAGATAGACAATTCCAAGCACAAAAGATGCAAGAATATAGTCAATTTGCAGAAAAAGATTTAAATGCATGGGATCCATATGATAATACGCCGTCTAGTAAAAAATCTGGCACAGCTGCTCTTGGATACGCTGCACAAGCTCAAACTAATAATCTATTAGAGAGAATATTAAAGTCTCAGGATAATAATCCTTTTAATGCCTCTCTACTAAATTTACAGCAACAACAAGTAACCTTACTTGGTGTTATATCTGAAAATATTAAAGCTATGCGTGGTGTTATGGCACCAACTAATAAAGCTGATAATAGATCGGAATATAAAGAGTATGAACATGGTGTTAGTGATACAGCTAAATTTCTAGCTGCTTTAAGATTTGATAAAGCTGCTGGTTCTTATATGAAAGCCGTCGGTAATAAACTAGATTCAACTGGTGAAATAGGAATGGCTGTTATGGCTTTAGACCAGTTTAGATCTCTAGCTAAAGATGGTGGAATTTATAAGATAATAAAAGAAAGTATTGCTGGTTCTATAAAGAGTACTATTCTTGGTAGTAAGAATGCTAAAGAATGGGATAGAATGAAAGAAGACCCGGCATCTTATATACAAGAAGTTATTAATAAAGCTGCTGGTAGTAAAAATGCTGGAATAAGAGCATTAGCTGAACCATTGTATACTACTAATAAAATAGATCTTCAACGTAAGATGAATAAAACAGATTGGTCTGCTGGTGCAAAATTTGATAATAAATTTTATAAATCAGTAATCGGATCTTTTGAAACATTACGTGAAATTTTAGGAGCTATTAAAGGTACGAAAACTACACAATTCGATTGGGAAAGTGAAACTTATCGTACTGAATCTGAAATATATCTTAGACAGATAGCTAAAAATGAAGATAAACTTAAAAATGTAAGACGTAATTTTAAAAACGAGCTTGCATCAATTATGGAAGAAATGGCTAATGACCCAGCATACGCATCATTTGCTAGAAATAATCTTCAATTTAATAGTAATGGAAGTGTTAAAAGAGATATTCATGGTAATGCACAATGGACATCTGATAAAATTATTAAATATGTAGAAAAATATATTCAATCTACTGGTGGTAGATTTGATAATCTAGGAGACGATCTTAGTAATATAGTAAAATCTATGGGAATTGATATATCAGACCCAAATCAAGCAGGAATTGCTAGACAAGCAATGGAAATACTTGGTATGTTACGTAATTACTACCGTACAGCTACATATGCTTCAAAAGAACGTATGAATGATATGGGGTCTGGATTTAGAGACTTACATGGTCGTAACACATATAACCAAATAGATAATCGTATAGGTTCAGAAGCGATACAAACACTTCAAGCATTACATGATTTTGGAATAAATGATCCTAAACAGTTACGTGAAATACTAGAACGTGTAGATTTAGACGTATCATTAGCTAAAGGTGGAGGCTTTGGTGGTAATGGTGGTGGAGCATCATTTACTGGTCAAAGTACATTTAAAGGTTATAATAACGCAATGGCGTATCTTAATAAAATAAATGCTAAGATGACACCTAAGCAACGTTATAAAACTAATAAAGAAGCTGCAAAGATACTTCAAGGTGAATGGATAGAAGAACCATTAAACGTTGCTAAAGAATATGATCTAAAAAATTTTAGCAATAAAGATAAAGCTGAAGAATTAAGACGTGCTGGAAGACTAAATGATAACTATTATAATTTAGTAATGGGTAATTCTGTTGGAAATGCTATAGATACACGTGATGCTAATAATATAGTAGAACGTGAGTTTAAGAAGTATGAAGCATGTATTAAATTATATGAAATAATACACAGGGCTGGAGCTACTGCACAAGCACAAGCTGCTAAACATGGTGGATCTGTTTCTAAATATAAATCTCAAGGATATGTTAGTAGTCCAGTAGATCTTATGGATTGTGTTGATGATAATGGTAAGCCAATACAGTCTAAAATGGCTAAACTAGGGTGGGGATTTATATCTGATAGCTATATAGCAAATGAATCTCGTAGACAACGTGAAGAAGACGCTAAATATAAAATGGACGGAAACGTCGTTCAAAATACTAATAAATTATTATCATCTGTATGGCAAGATTCATCTATTCAAAAGAAACTTAGAATAGGTGGTGGGACTGCAGTTGGACTTGCTATTGGAAGTATGATGAAGAATAAGGGTATTATATCTTCTAATGCTGGTGTATACGCAATGGGTGCTATAGGTGCTGGTGTAATGATGACTGAACGTGCTAAGAAGGCTATAGATATGATGTACGGGCCTGACAGTGACGTTAAAGGTGAGCATGGATTTAGTAATAGAGATATAGGTATGGCTAAACTTGCTCAGAAAATAATACCAGCAGCTGCTGCAGCAACTGTTGGTGGTAAGACATTTATGTTCAGCCAACGTATATTTAATAGTATGGGGCCTGTTGCAGGGCTAGTTGGATTTATTCCATCTCTTGGGGCTGCACTGGCTGCTGGAGGTATTACTTATAAGTTATTACCCACATTGAGAAAGAAAATACAAGGTGCTGAAGATGGTAAGGGTATATTTGGAAAGATTAAAAATGCACTTAAAGGAAATAAGACTCTTGCAAATATATTTGGACTTAGTGGTGAAAGATCAAATGCTGCTATTTATGCAGATAATATAGATCCTATTATTAAAGAATTAGAAGTTAATATTGCTAAACTTAGACAAGAAAATCCATACGATGTTAATGCAAATCTTATGGAAGATAATCTTAGAGCACTTAAAAATTATCAATATCAATTAAAATCTATAGATAAAGATACTCGTATGAAAATCGAGGATAAAAATAGCCAAGCATCTCAAATATATGACGGTATTATAAATTTAATAAAAGATCAACAAAAAGAACTTTTCTTAAAACGTACAGCTAGTGATATAGATGCTAGAGATAAAGCAAAAGATGGTGTTAATGCTGCTAACTTAAATATGGTTGATCATGAAGCTAGAAGAGCTAAAGATAATATAGATCAATATAATTCTGCTAAAAATACTGGATTAACTGAAATGACTAAGAGTAGTTTTAGAAATAAAGAAAGTTATGCTAGAGAAGGTTCTGAAGCTTGGGCTCAATCTAAATATAAAACATCGTATAGTAATGTACAAGAAGCAAGAAAAACATTTAATACTTTACGTGGTAAAGGTAAAAGAGCTGTCCAAGGTAGAACTAATTTTATGGCTGGTAAAAAAGATGACTTTATGAATTATTTTAAAAAGTCAGACCCAATGGTAATTGAAAAAGAACTTAGATTATCAGGGTTTATATCAGATGAAATAAAATTTAATGATGATAATGAATTTATGAACTGGTTGAGTGAACACGAAGATGCTGTATACCAACATCATATAGACAATGGTACTGGTGCTTTGAATAACTATATAACTGCTCAAATGGATCTTAAATTCGGTAAAGAATTAGCAAATGTATTTAGATCTGGTATGATTGATGATAGCTTTTTTAAAAGATTTAGTAAGGCCGTTAAAAGTAATTCAGCCACAGGTAAAAATATGGATGAATTAGCTAAGTCTGGAGAAGCTCATGAGAAAGCTGAGTTGGTCAGACAAGCTAAAATAGTATTAGGATACACTGATAAAGATGGTAATCCAAGAGATAATCTAACTAAAGAAGAACAAGCTCGGGTAGCATCTTATGTTGCATCTAGATATTTTGAACGTAATTTACAAAATAATAGCATAAGACTAGACCCTAAAGTATTACAAAATGCTATGAAAGATAATAGAATATTTGACTGGATGAATGGTAAGACTGATGATATTGGAATTCCTGGTATTAAAGAGTTTTTAAAAGATTTCGAACATATTGATAGTAAAAATACAAATGTAGTCAATAGTATGGAATTTAGACAAATGTTCGGAGGATGGTTAATTCGTCAAGCTTATATGGCTGGTTTATCTAATAGTGGACATCTTGATGCTAAATCTTATAATGAATTATTTGAGAATATTCTTAAAGAATACGTAGTGCAAGCAAACGACTTTAAAAATAGTAATTATAAAAAGAAATTAGATAATTTAATGGAAGGTAATACTTCTTTAACTGATAAATATCATCTAGATGGTGTTATAGGAAAAATTCAAGATATTTATAAAACAGAAAAAGATCCTGTTAAACGTGCTGGTATAGTTAATAGTTTATTAATAGACCAGTATGCAAATAAAAATTTATCTGGAGAAGATTTCGGAGATATTATAGGTGGGCAATATATTGCTGGTGAAGAATTTAATAAACTGGTAGCACTTAGACGTGCAATTATTAAAAATCCAGATGGTTCTGATATACCAGATGAAAAACATAAAGAATACATAATGGATAAAATTAATTCAATGAATTCTAAAGGTTTCTTTGGAAGACTTATGAATAGATTTGGTATTAGGTTTTTACATAAACTTAATGGTATGGATGAAGAAGATATTGCTGATGAAAAAATTGCTGATAAAGTTCTTATTCATGCTTTAACTAATATGTATAATACTGGTAATTTAGCTGCTACACCATATTATAAGCAGGTTACATCTAAAGGTTCAGACGGAGTTACGCAGTATAACTGGGTACAAGATGGAACTATTGGTAGTAGAGCACCTAAGTTCCCTACAGCTGAAGAGTTACGTGATATAGTTAAAGATAATTTCTCATTTAATATGGATAAGTATGCATTTGGGTCTGGAGCCGGATATGGTTCTGATACAGCTAATGCAAATATGTACTCATCTAAAGGAAGTACTCTTAAAATGAGTGATCTTTCTGGTTATAGTTTTAGTAATGGAGCACATCTTGAAACTTTTGGTTGTAGTATAGCTGCAGCTAATAATGCTTTAGTTATACTAAAAGTACCAACATTATCTAAGGAAACTATGATAAATGTTGCAAACCAATACTTAGATAAATATGGAATTAAATACGGTTTCTTTACACATGTAGCTAATATGTTAGGTTTAAAATCTGAAATACTAATGGCTAATGGAAATCGTTTTAATAAAGAATTCTTTAATAGATTAAACTTTAATAATGCTACATATATTGCTTTATTAGATAATATAGGACATGATAGTGGTGCCCATTATATAAATATATTATCTATATCAGGTGATAATGTTAGTATTAATGACCCTATGCAAAGTGGTCTAAATGATCTTAGTATATCTGAAATAACAGCTAGAGCAAGTTTAATCATTAAATATGATGCATCTAATGTTAGTTCTACTGTTACTAGTATAGATTCTTCAATTAATAGTAGACAGCTAAATGTATCTGGTAGTGGTGTATTTACGACTATGGCTAATACTGCTATGATGAGTATTGCTAAAAATTATGTTAAAAATAATGGATTTAATGGATACAGTAGTTCGGAACCATCTGGTAATATGGTGTCTGATGAAGGTAAATATGATCCAGAAGTTGCAATGATAGCTACAAATGTATCAGATGAAAAGCAAAAGCAAGGAATTCTTTCATTTATAGCATCATCTAAAAATAAAGCATTCGCTGCTGCAGCAAATAGATTCCGTTCATTATTAAGTAAACCAGAAGTTAGATCTGAACTTAAAGAAAAACAAAACGTAGCTGATACACAAGAACAACAAGGTAAAGATATAGCTGAAATGAAAGATGCTATAGTTGGTGGTAAACTAGGTGGAAAAGGTGACGGCTCTGGCAATGTTAGATTTGACGGTAGTGGCGGTATGATACAAGGTCTTACTAAACTTGTGTTTGGTAAATATGTATTCGGGAAGTTATTTAAATGGATAAAGAAAAAATTTGGTAAAGGTGCTGTTAAAGAAACTGGTGAAGAGGTTGCAGAGAAAACCGTACAAGAAACTGCTGAAACCGCAGGAAAGAAAATGGCTGGCGAAGGTATGGAATCTGCATTTGAAACTGGTGGAAGAGAAGTAATTGAAGAATTTGGAGAAACTTCTGCAAAGAAAGTTGCCGGAGAAACTATGGAGTCTGCATTTGAGTCTGGTGCACGTGAAATCTCTGAAGAGGTTCTAGATGCTGCTGCCACTAAAGCTGTTAAGAAAACTGGACAAGAAGTAGCAGAAAGTGCTACGAAAGAAGTATTAGAAGAAGGTGGAAAAGCTGCTTCTAAGGGAATGATTAAAGGTGTCCGTAAAATACTTCAATATATATTCATCAAAATGCCATCAGCAATTGCAGACAAGATTGCTGGAAATACAGTTATAAAATTAATTGGTAAAATATTTGGTAAAAATGTAGCTAAAATGGCTACTAGTGCTAAAGTATTTATGGCTGAACTTGGTGAGAAACTTATGAAGAAAGCTACTGATAGTGTTATAGGTAAAGCTATAAAAGCAGGTGCTAAAAAGGCTGTATCATTTATAGGTCTAGCTATAGACGGTGTTATGTGGTTCAGAGATTATAGAAAAGCATTACCAGATGCAGCCGCTGTGTTAAATATGCAAGATAAAGGAGTTACTAAAGATTTCCTAGAACAAAATGACTTAGATGATAACGTTGCTAGAGCATATGCTACATATAAAAATGGAGCATCTTTAGTTTTATCTGTTATCGGTACAATTAAACAGGCAGCTGAAGTAGCTGCTGCAACTGGTGCTACTATAGGAACTGCCGGTGTAGCTGGAGCTGTAGCATGGCCAGCTGTATTATTAAGTGCTACTTATTGGGGAATTGCGACAGCAGTTGTACAAATGTTATTTGAATTTGCTATGTCATTTGATAGTTTCCTTGATACATTTACATCAATTAAAAGTGACATAAATAAGATTCTTAATAAAACTAGTGACAAGGCTAAATCATTATCTAATAAATTTGAGTCTCTACAAAAGCGTATAATTGGTGATTTAAAGAAACAAGAAGCAGATGCTGACCATAGTACTCAGAATGTAACCACAAACACAATTAGTAATGGATCCGAAATGTATAATCAAAAGGGTGGTATAGAAGAAGATAACTTCCAAAAAGCATCAGCGTATGCTGGTACATCTAGTGTAAATGGTAGCAGTGCTGGAAGTTCCGCATATTCGAGTACATTTGATAGGATACGTAACTTTGGATCTAAATATACAGCTAAGGCTAAAAATCTTGTATCTAGTGCATATAATAAAATAACAAGTGCTCTTGGGTTTGGTGGTCCTAAATCAAATGTTGGAGCGAATGCTTCATTTGACTGGTCTAAAGTTCCTACACTCGCTCAATTAAAAGGTGCTAAATTTACATCTAATGCTGGAAATAATGAACGTGCTATAAAATTTATGTCAATGTTACTTCCTATAGCTCATGAAATGAGTCAAAAGCATGGTATTTATGTAAATCCATACTTAGCTATGGCTCAATGGGCTCTAGAGTCTAATTGGGGTAAAAAGGATAGTGGTAACTTCAACTTCTGGGGAATTAAAGGTTGGGGTAAACCTACTGAATATTGGGACGGGTCTGTAGCTGATGTAAGTACACATGAAGTAATCAATGGTGTTAGTACAGGTATGAGTCAAAAATTCCGTGCTTATAAAAGTGCAGAAGACGGTATTAGAGACTACTTCCTATTTATGAGTAAGAGATTCCCTTCTATACAAACTATGGGTATTGAAGGTCTTAACCATGGAGTTGATGGTGGTAAATATGCAACTGGGTTTGGATATATTCCATTAGTAACTAAGCTATATAACCAATTTGATGGTGGAATGAAATCTTCTGGTTTTGATATGATTAAATTACAAGCTGATATAGCTAATAATGCAAATATTGCTTATAATGCATCTGCAACTGGAATAGATAACCCAGAATTAGCACATTTATCTTATGATGGGACTAAATGGACACCTGAAAGTGTAGTTGGTAGGTCTGGAATGAAATGGGCTACACCATTAAATAACTTAGGTGGAACAGAAATAGCTTCAGTATATGGAGATAGATCTGACGTTGCAGCTGCAGCTAGAGCTCGTGGTGTTAAAATGAGTGGATTCCACCGTGGTGTGGACTTTGTCCAAGGTAGTGGTTCTCCATTCTTCTCTATCGCTGATGGTGTAGTTGAAAAAGCTGGTGGTGGAAGTGTTAATAACATTATAGTTAGACACGCCAATGGTATTGCATCTGAATATATGCATGGTCATCCTACTGTAAAAGTTGGAGACAGGGTTAGAGCTGGTCAACAAATTGGTAAAGTAGGTAATGTAGGAACTAAAGGAGCCCATTTACACTTAGGTATATTTAAAGGACAATCAGTTAAAGGTGTACATAATAACTATTATGATCCATTCTTTGAATTAGGATTAAATCCTAAGAATGTGCGTACTAGAAACTCACCTGAAAATATAAGATTCTTAAAATCTAATAAGTTCTCTACAAATAGTGAAAATCCAGAAGCAGCTAAAGCTGGTAAACAAATGGACTCTACTGGTTATATGACTAAAAATGGATATAGCGGTAAAGGTGGAGATATGTCCGCAGATGCTATAGTTAATAGTGGTGCAAATCAATTAGTTAAAGAACTTCGTGATCTTAAGGCGTTAGTAGCTGGATTAATTCAAGTTGTATCAACTGGATTAGCTGGAAGCTTTGGTGGAGTAAATGACTTACTACAAGGAGTAATAGGTGCTATTAAGTCTAAAGAAAAAGATGATATAATGGCACAAATATCAACATCTAGATTTAACTAGAGGTTAGGAGGTAATATATGTTAGATAATGGAAGCGGTTTAGTAGGTCCACCACCTAAACCATCCCAAAGAAAACAACAGTCAACAGCAGAAGCTATTAGAAAATCGGCTGAAACTTTAAATAGAGCTGCACAAGGTGCTGGAAGAGCAAGTTATGGTAGTCCAGATAAGGAAATACCAAATTCTAGTGGTAGTACAGACGGAAATTATGGTATTCCTGATTATGACCAAAGTGCACTAGATGCATTTATAGAAAGTACAGCAAAGAATGGTAAGAAAGTTATACATGAACAGTCTCAAAGAATTATATCTCAATTTGCTAGAGTTGCAGATGTTATGGTAACTGATAATAGTAATAGTAGATATGTAGAACTAGATAAACGTAAATTAGCAAATATTATAGGAAAGGACCAACTACTACAAATAGTTGGTCTTCCACCTATAAGTGATAATATCGTAGATCCTCCACCAATATGGCAAAATGATGAAATAAATGGAGGACAAACTACATGGGGATCAGCGGGTTTAATTGGTCAAGAGTATATTGAACGTGTATTAATGAGAGGGCAATTCTTAGTATTAGTTCCATTAGAGTTTAAACCAAACTTTACAAGAGCATTAATAAGCTCAATTGGACTAGATGAAACTAGAGGTAGTGAATTATCAGAATTCTTTGAAAATACTGCTACAAGATTTGAGACATTTCTAGATAGAATTGATACTAGACTTAATATCGCATCATATGGATATACTGCATTGATAAATCATTATAGATATTGGATATCAGTTGGTGCTCATATGAAAGTTGTACTTCATACTCTTGGAATAGACCCTATGGACCAGACTTTGACAGCTGCGGGTTTTAGTGCTGACTATCATAGATTTTTAAAAGAAAGATTACCAGATTTCATGGTAGATAGAGTATTTTCACATGGTAACTGGAAAGGAATTAATGGATTATTAGGTGCTGGTGGAGATGATAGTAAAGTTGCAGATGAATTAACAGCAGATGCAAAGAAAGAACAAGATCAATTAAGACAAGATATAAGTGATATAAATAGTGCAATGTCATCGCTAGGACCGAAATCTGAGGCTGATATAATGGCAATGGACGGAACTAATGCAATTAGTGCAGGTGATGGGTTTATATCTAAAGGCACTGATAGGTCTAAAATTGGTAACTTTGCTAAAGGTAAAAGTGGATATGGGCTAGGTAATTATGGGTTTGGTAGCGATGCCGAAGAAGAAAGCGATTTACATACAACATTAATGCAAGATGTACCTATTACATTATATAATAACTCATACGCTAATATACTTAATGCTGTTACTAATATAGATATCAGAAATAATTCGCTGATGAATCTTCCATTTATTACATTTTACTGTAATGGAAATATAGATAGAAATTTACAATTCTCATTAGAAGCAGATAAATCTGTAATAGCTGAAACCACAACAGACGTTGGAGCTCGTACTTTTCCAAATCTTGTTAAAGGTATAGCATCTGCAGTTGCAGAAGGTGTAACAGGAACTAATAGTTCAACTGGAGGACAAGTAGCTGCAGCTGGAGCGAATGCTGTTGGTGGTAGTGTAGACTCTGCTACTGAAATTCTTCGTGAAATAGCTTATCATAATGATGGTAACTTCGCTAGTACATTTGTAACTAATACATATATTCCTAAAGTTATGCGTGGAGGTAGTACAAATGTATCATACAATGTACCACTTAGATTCGTAGCAGCTGGTTCTGATAAATATAGTATAGCTCAAATGTTTTGGGGACTATGTTTACTATTACCATTTGTAGTACAAGTAAGTAAACCTAGAATGCCATTAATTATACCACAAGCCGCAATGTATTGTGCAGCATTTAGTAAGGGTGTGATGAATGTACCACGTGGATATATTAGTAGTATGTCTATAAGTACAGACCCAGCATTCCAAACTACCAATGGTGTACCATTAGAATTGAATATCAATTTAACAATCGAATCGTTATATACATTAACAACAATGCCAAACTTCACTGAGTCATACGGTGGAGGTTCTGACATGAACCTTATAACTGCGATGTGGCATCCAATGTCTTCATTCAATGTAGTTGCAACATTAACTGGTACAAATACTGTACTAAATCATACGCCGTCTAATATATTTAAATATTTTATAGAAAGACCAGTAGCAGACGCATTTGTTGCATTTAAGACTATATTCCAAACTAGTGGGGGTTACTTCGGTACTCAATTCAAACAATGGAGAATTCAATTGGATAGTGGAGATAATATGCAATATATTTAATAAAGAAGAGAGGTAACATATGAAAGAAAGAGATACAAGTAAAGATTATGCGGAATTATCGCAAAATATTCCGATAGACATAAGAAAGAAATACTATACTCTAAGATTTGATAATTGTCTTAAAATAGTTCTTTATGGAGAACCTTTTAAAGATAGTCGTCCAAGACTTAATAAATTTGGTGGAGTCGGTATGGTTAATATGGGTAAAATGAAAAAAGTATTTACAGTATTATATAAGAAATACCCATTACTTCAAGAAATAACTATACAATCTCCATATTTAGTAATTCTTGATATGTTCTCTCTTCCTACTAAAAAAGAAATGTCATTTATAAAAAAGGATAAAGAAGCTCTAAAACTATTTAAAAAGGAAGAACTATATGATTTAGCAATTGCTGATGTAGATAATAGTATTAAAATTCATAATGATATTCTATTTGAACCAGAATACAGAGTATCATTAGATGATGCTATGAATATTGGAGTAATTGGTAATAAGTATCTTAGTGATACACCTAGAGCCGAACTTTATGTATATTTTAGTAGTAAAACATCTAAATTTTATAAATGGCGTATACAAAATAATCATAACTATTTTAAATGGCTAATATCTGAAAAGAATATGCTGATGAATAAACGTACAATAAAAGAACACCGAAAATATTTGATTAAGATATTAAGAGAATATATAGAAGATATTAAAAAGGAGAAAGATGCTAAAGATTTTGTTAAACGTGTTTCTAAAGAACTAATTAGATACCCGGCTGAAACTATAAAAGAATTAGCTGGAGTTGAAAATAAAACGTTTAATAAGAATAATGCTCTTTTAAATTTTATGCTAGAAGTATGTAAAAATAATAAGTTCTGTGTAGAAAAACTTAATAGCTTAACATTTTTATTTGAGGAGGAAGTAGTAGATGAAGAATCAGAACCTACAGATATCATGGGAATCTATTCGCAATTTCTTGAGAATTAATAGAATGGCTGGTGAATCAAACATCGATTTAGTTCACAGAGTTTGTAATAATAATACACTATTTAGTAGAATTTGTGATATAGATAACCATATCTATAGTAGTCCTAGTATGCTTAAATCTGTTATAATGACAGAAGAATTTATAAAATCAATATAGGAGGAATGTGTAATGAATATAAATTACAATATAACTAATAATTTAACTGGTATTAAAAACGCACTTACTAGAAAAGTTATGGCTAGAACTGTTAGTAAAGTCACTGGTAATAGTGAGGCTATTAATGAAGTTGCTGGTAATATTCTAAATGTAAGTTATGAAGGGTTAAAATCTGCAATGGATTATGGTAAAAACCCAGTAATAGCTGCTGCATTAGAATCGTTTGTAGATACAGTTGATAACTTAATGGCAGAATATGTTGCTAAAAAACATAATCAATTCATTATATCTACAGAAGCGGCTGAAGATGATGAAAAGAAAGAAGCTAAAAAAGAAGATGAAGAAGATGATAAATCTTTAGATGCTGCATTTGATGAAGACGTTGCTGAAGATGTTATGAAAAATGAAGGCGGAGATGAATTATCAGATGTTGTATCTGATATAATAGAAACAGCTATTCAAGGTACTAGAGATCAAATGAAGCAAGCTGTTAAACTTGCTCTTAAAATAGAAAAAGATAAGCAAGAAGAAAAATATAATGATGATAAAGAAGAAGCAGATGAATTTGATGAAATGACTCCAGATGATCCTGAAGCAGAACAAGCAGCTGAACAATCTGAAGGTGAAAATCCATTTGATGAACAACCTAAAGAAGGAGAAGAAGGAGAAAATCCAGAAGGTGCTGAAGAAGGAGCTGGAAACCCATTTGACGATGCTGAAGGTGGAGAAGAAGCTGGAAGTAATCCATTTGATGAAGCCGCTGGAAGTAATCCAGAAGAAGGTGGAGAAGGACAAACTGAAGCTCCAGCAGAAGGAGAAGCAGAACCTCAATCAGACGGAGAAAAGAATGGAAATCCATTTGAATCAATACTAGATGAAGTTAAGAAAGAAGAAGAAGTATCTATGGAAAGCATGATTACTAATAAGTTAGGACTTAACCCTGGTGAACTTAGTAATTTTATTAATAGTATTAGTAATAAAATGCTTGCTAGTGATATGAAAACTGTTTTTGATACATATGGACCTGAAAGTGCTGAAATGAATGCTGCTAGAGAATTATATAAAAATAGAAGTACAGAAATGGCTCAAGGAATACTTAATAGTATAATAGTATTTGAAAGTATTGGACTTCCATTTGATAATAATAACATTAAATATCCAGATTTATTTATGTAAATAATAAACCCCAATAAGAAATATTTCTTATTGGGGTAATCCTTTTATTTACCGCTAAAATATATTTCCAAGAATCCGCTCGAAGGAATCGCGAGATAGCGTTTTAACGATTACATATACTAATGTAGATATATAAGGAATATATAATAGGAGATGATAATATGAATTCATTAATTTTGGAAGTATTAAAGATAGTTTTTAAAGATATACAAGAATTAGTAAAATTAAAAGATAAAAAAGAAATAAAAAATAAAATAAAAAGTAAAAAGAAAAAATATGTAAAAATTGTTATTGTGTTAGTAATTGGATATATAATATTAAATGTAATTTTAAAATAAGGGAGGAAATAAAATGAATAATTATGTACCAGAAGATTTCAATATGAGTATTTTAGATGTAATGTTAGAAGCAGGGGCTATTCAATTCTGGATTGCGTTTTGTATAGGATTGTTATTAATAGGATTATTAGTAATGTTTTTAGAATGTAATAATCCAAAAATTGAAAAAATTAAAAAATACTTAAGTGAATCAATTGAAGAAATATTTGGAGAATAATATAATAAATTTAAAAATAAGAAGGAGAAGTGATAATATGTTTAAAGGAATAATGATAGGTTTAGGAGCATTAGTAGTTGGTGGGTTAATATATAAGGCTAAAAAGGAACAAGAATTTAATGACAGTATTAATGATATAACTAGAAGAACTAGTGAAAATATTATTAATGAAATGAATAGACAAGCTCATGAAACAGCTTGCAATATTCACAATCAATTTGTGCAACAACAAATGCACAATATGAATATGATGTAAGAAATTCCGAGGGAATATCAAATAATAAAGGTATTTCCTCATTTATAATTTCGAATAATATAATTAATAATAAAAAAGGAGAAGATAAGTATGTTTAATGAATTTAGAGAAGTAAAAGAAATAAAAGGTAACCTATATAAAACTATAGAAAATAAAGATATAAAAATATCTGAAGAAATTTTAAAGTCTTTAGATAGAAAGATTGTCGTAACAAGAGAAATTGATCAAATAAATGAAGATATTATAAATCAAACTAACGAAGTTAAAGATTTATGGAGACTACAATTTATTATAACTGATGAATTAGAATATAAATTATCTTTATTTAATAGAGATAATTTTGGTAAAAGAACTATAGAATTAGATAAAATTGAAATTTTAAATATAAAACACAAGATTTCAAAAGATGATTATAAATTTAATTTAATAGTTATGTATAAATTAGTTAAAAAAATAAATAGCAAACAAGATGTAAAAGATCTTAAAGATAAAATTGAGTATAGATATGCAGTGTTAATGAATAATGATATAGCTGGATTTGTAGAATAAAATAAAAAATAAATTTAAGGAGGAATAAAATGAATAAAAATATAATAATAGGAATTGCTGGAGTCGTAGTAGCTGGTATAGGATTCGGAATTTACAAGGTGTTGAATAAGAAGGAAGAAACTAAAGTTGAAGAAGTAGTAAAAGAAAATGTAGCAGAAACTTCAACTAAAGATGATAATTTAATGGATAAAATGATGGCTGAATATGAAGAAGATTGTGAAGCTACTAAAAATTGGACAGAAAGAGAAGAAAGATGCAAAAAAGAAATGTCTGAAAAAGAGTCTATGAATAATATGAATATGTTTACAGACGATGTATCAAAATCTTCAGAATTCTAAGCTTTAAATAAAATAAGAGAAGCTTCAGGAAAAGAACCTCTTAAAGTAAACGAACAATTTGAGAAGTTCTTAGGAAAAGATTCAGATAAATCAATGAAGGAATCTCTAGACAACATAGCTGAAAATGTGAAAAAGGATCCAAAATTAAAAAAGAAGATCCTTGATATATTATCAGAATAAATAGATTTGAGAAGCTTTCGAGCTTCTCATTTTTATTTTTATTTTATTATCACCTAATCTCTATCTGGACTTTTGTTGTTCATCTGTTTTAACTTTCAGATAATTACATATACTAAGATAGAAATAAAATGATAATTATTTTAATAAACAATAATATTTTTAAACATCATCATGTCATTTTATTTTTAAAATATGAAAGGAGTGCTAAATATGGACAGAAAAGACATTGATCTTAAGTTGCAAAAAATTCAAGAATTTAGAGAAAGGGCGAAATCTAAATTAAATCATAGTAGTACATCTATACCCGAATTTAAAGCACCTTATGGTCATAGAACACTTTTGGAAATTACACCAAATATGCTAGAATCTTTTCAATACTCTCGTAACTGGATACCATTTGCAGATCATAACTCTACACAACGTAATGATATGTCAATATCACAAGAAAAAGCAATGGTAGTTCCATTACATACAGAAGTACCTCTTTGTGCATCTGCAATGTGTATGGATATGTTTGAAAAATCTTCAATTATTGAGAGAATACGGGGGAAAATTACAAAACTAGCAGAAATAACATATCAAAGTCAACGTATTATCGTCTATAAACATAATGGGCGTATAAGTTTATTAGACACAGATGGTACACATGATAATGGTGGTTATATGGTGTATGAGAAAACTGATTTAGATCTACTTAAAATGGGCGAAGAGTACGATATTAATTCAGATGACTCAAATTTCACATTAAAATATCCTCACTGTTATAATCCAGTTAATTCTATGATGACTCGTGGTAATAACTTCTTAACTATGATGGATATTAATACAGATATGCAAGGAGATTCAATTAAAGTAAGTGAATCATTCTGTAATAGAATGACATTTGCTAAAATCTCTAGAATTTCTATTGATCTTAAAGATAGAATAATCATATCTAAATATAAGAACATTTTTCCACCACTTAAAACTATACTAGAAGACCCAGTTGTCTTTAAAATAGTTGAAAATGAAGGAGAAATAACAAAACTTACTCAGACACACGATGTTCCTATATCTGAAGAGGAAACTCAACTCATAGTTCATCCAAACTCTTATATAAATCGTATTAGAGTTATATGTAATGAACCAATAGAAAATCCAATTCTTGAGAGCTATAGACAGGAATATATACAATTCCGTAAAGATGTTTATAATACGCTTAATAGAATAGTAACACAATATAGAGACATATGTGATGACAAGATTCTTCGTTATTTAGAGAATTTTAAATACTTTGATAAACTTAGAACGTCTGATAAAGTTATAAGCAAACCTTTTATAACTATTGATGTTGTAACATTTGTAAGACCTGGAATAGGGGCTAAAGTAACTAATTCCCATGGGGCAAAGGGAACTATTGAAAAAATATATCCAGACGGAGAATATAAAGACCCATCTACTGGGCGTAATATAGATGTACTTTATAGTAGTCTTACATTTGTAAACCGTACAATTATGGGATTTTGTGAAGAACATTTCTTATCTGCTGTATTTTATTGCTTTGTAAATGCTGCAAAGAAAATGAATGCTGATACATGTTTTAAACATTTTATTAATATTTGTACGTTATGCAATATCAATTATGATTTTGAAAACAGATTTACTCCAGAAGAAATTCATACATTATGTCAAAATTATGAAACTCTTCCAGTTGCAGTTATGCCATGGAGTAATGATTTCAGTCTGAAACGTGTTTCTGAAATAAGGGCGTATGCAGTTAAACACTTTGGAATGGCTGAAACAGATATAGAAGTGCAACATCCAGAATATGGAGATTTAAATCTTACAGTAAAACATTTAGTAGGTTATACATATCAGCATATAGACCATCATGATACTATGTTTGGTAATAGTAGTACATCACAACCAGAAACAGATACAAAAGGTCTTGCAAAAGAAAAGAATGATGAGAAAGTTAATGCAGAATCGTTAAGATCTAAGAAAGCTTGTAAAGAAGATGTACAACTTACATATAATATTACAGGTTTATTACTAAATCATGACCTTAAAGCTGCTACAGTTAATGATGGAAATCGTGTCTATATTGTAACAGAAGAACTTCGTGCAATAGGTGCTGATATTTATTTTGAACAAGAACTTAAACCTAAAGAGGAGGATTAGATAGATGTTTTTAAAATATAGTAATAATAAAATAGGAAAATCAGAAACATTTATCCCTAATACTACACATATGCTTAGGTTACCAGATGGTCAAATATTAACATTGGATTTAGATATAGGAATAAGAGTAGAATCAAATGGAGATATATCTTATAAAGATGTAGTCTATAGAAAAGATGATGTGCAAGTACTTCCATTATCTGAAGTAAGTAACCACTTGGAAAGACCTGGTACTATAACAAGAGCAACAGAAGTAGTATTAAATGATTTCTGGAGAAAGAGAACTAGTTTTCCAGACCCAGAAACAGTTAGTGATGATATACCGTTCACTAAAGCAATTATAAAAGCAATAAAAATAATGAGTAAACCTAGACCACTAGACCAGAAAGCATCTGATAAGCTTCTTAATGATGTTAGAAATCTTAATAGTTGTGTAGATAACAATAAAGAAATATCATTGTCTGTCGCATCTAGATTATTATGGTCATTTGGTATTAACTTTAAAGATATATTTAATGATAAAATAAATGGAGGTAATTAATATGTTTGGAAGAAGAGACAGCATAAGAAACGGAGTATTTTCAACAGTTGGAGGTTATACAGGAGCAGCTGAACAATATACACAACCAGCATATACAGTAAATTATAATAATGCTATTAATACTGCACAATCAGTATATACATATCAACCAACACCAGTTGCTAATGTAAATGTAAATGATCAAGAAGCTAAAAATAGACTTCTAGATGCAATATATGATAACATATTAATAGATAATAATAACAGAGATTATCTTGCTAGACTTGCATATATAGTAAATAATAATCATATAGTTGCAAGAAAAGCAGAAGTTGTGACTCTTATTGATAAGATTGTAGAAACTAGTACAAATACTATCTTAAATAAAATAGGAAACGGTCCATATGGAGATGAATATATTGCAGGACTAGCACAAAGAATTAATCAAGGATTAGATAATCAATTAGCTCAATTAGGTGTAGATTGGAGAGTATATCAAAATCCAATAACTGCAGATAGTGTAACAGTACATAAAAATACAGTAACTACAACAGGTAATTCTACTACACAAATGTTTAATTCATTAGGTGGAACTACTGTTGTTAATAGTGTCACTGGAGCTGGAACTCCAATCCAACAAAGTGCTAGAATTAATGAAGCTATACAAAAGCTTAAAAAATTAGTCCAAGACTGCGGATTTACAGATATGGATAATGCAAAGAAACTTAAGAAATTCTGGGATGCAAACTTTATAAGAAAATATAAAAACTTTGCAGACATAGAATTTAGTCAAATATGGCAAGCATTAAGTATATAATAATTAAAAACAAGATAATTACATATAATAAGGTAGTATAGAAATATACAATATTTTTTATTTTAGGAGGAATAAGATGAATACATTCAATTGGAAAATCGTAATGGTGCATTTATTAATTGGGAGTTTAGTTAACAAAGCAAGGGTTATCTCTATAATGAACCAAGATAACTTTGTCACTGGGGTAGAGATCTACTATAGTGAACCAGAGGTAATTGATAAAGCTGGTAGATATGGTTCTTATTCATTATTGGTTATAATTGATAAGAAGAAAGCTACTACAATACTAGATATGTTAACTGGTAGTAGAAATGCAATCATGTCTAAATTACAAGAAATACACGCATCAATACCAAATAGTAAATTAGCTTTAATACCAACTGCTGAACTTTCTAATGAGTTTAGAACAAATCTACAATTGAACTCAGAAGAAGCTGCAAAGACTGATGCTACTAAAGCAATGGTATTCAATGAAGTTAATGCATTCTATAATAGTGTGAATACATACTCGGCTTCACCTAATCCATTAAAGTCTATTGGTAGTATAATTGAGTCTGATATGAATAACTGTATGAATACAGTTGCAACATTATCTACTAAATTTGCTAATGACCCTGGATTGACATTAGAATATCTAAATAGTGCAACTACAGACGTGGATGATGGTGTATTAGAAAAAGGTATAATTTCATATTATAGTGGATTTGAAATTAGGCCACAATTGGTTATGGACCAGTATAGACAAATATCTTGGAATATGATAGTTAAACCAGGATATACTCTAATGAGAGCTGTTAAAGATGACACTGCATATTCTAATATAGGATAAGAGGTGATTTTTATGGAAAAGAAAACTTCCGGAGTTGTATTAAAGAAAAGATACAATGAGTCAGATCCTAAATTGGAAACAGTTTCATCATTAATGAAAAATGATGACACACCTACAGTAGATAACAGTAATATAGCGGATACGTTGAAAGACATTTATAATAATATAAATGGAAAAGTAAACGTAGAATATTCAAATAATAAACTTAAAATCAACGGGATAAATAATCCCGTTGAAATAGGTCTAAATCTTATTGGTAATATGATTAATAAAGATAAAAGACCAGTTGAAGATATAATCTTCAATAAAACTAATACGGTTACTATGGATAGTAAGAATATATACGAAGAACCATTAAATGCAACTGAAGTTGTAATTACAATGGGAGATATAAAATATTATCTTATGCCAAAGAATATCGTATTAACAACTAACCAGCTCAAAGCTGTTCATAAACTGGAATATACAAATAAATCCAAATGGCCTCATATGTTAGCTGACGTTATAAGAGATGCATATAGCCCTAAAGTAGTAGAATATAGTCTTATGATTGCTACTTTAAATCTAGATGATGAAGAAATATATATGCCAGCTGATAAAATCCTGGAAATAGCGGTGTCTAATGGATTTATAACAATAAATAATGAATAAAAGATATTGTGGAGAATTAAGGTTCTCCACTTTATTTTTTATTATTTTAAAGGAGTAGAGTGATTATGAAATTTGAACGTGAAGTATCGGTGCTAGACAAAATGTATAGCAAGTTTGCTAACGCATTTCAAAGAACTGGTTTCTTAAATAATGATTTATTTAATATAAATCGTGATATTAAAGATTATTTATTTGAAGATGTATTAATAGACCCGTACACATCAAATAAATATGAGGAAGTTCTTATAGCTTATAAAGAAATTCCATACAATGAAAGAATATTGCAAAATATTGTAATGATAAAGAAACAAAATGAGAATGCTCTAGATATTCCAGCAAATATGGACATATGTGCATCATTGGATATAATGAATGTACGTTTATACAAATGTATATTTAGTAAACCACCTATAGATCTTAATATGGAAAAAGGTATAGAAATACAAGAAGTTATAGAGAAAATTGAATATCTGCGTAAAAGAGGTTATGTTATTATAGAAAGTGTTGAGAAATTCTATAAAACACAAGCTAAAAAGCATAAATATAACGTAGAACGTATTACTAAACAATCTATAATTGAAGATAGTATAGCTGATAATAGTGTAATACTTGTAATTCCAATACCTGAAAAGAATGGAAGCTATAATATAAATGGTCAAATAAGGCAACCATTTATGACTGAAGCTTTTTATTATGAACGTGCTAGATATGGTTATACTCCATTTACATTTAAAGACCGTAAAGGAAAGAACCGTAATAAAGTACGTAAACAAACTGCATACTTTATTCATGATATATACACAAAAGATGGATATAATAAACCCATATTTCATTTAAAGTTCTATGCTAAATACTTCGTAAATGCATTAGCAGTATTCGAAGAAAAAGAAGCAGAGGATATAGTAAAACAAATAATGGAGCTTGATATATCTGATGAAGTTAAAGACATTACTCTTAATACTTATGAATGTTATCTTATGGACCAAGAAATGAGAAAGAAATCTGGAGATGCAATCCCAAATATTTACCAATGGATAGAAAGATCTCATGATATTGGATTTAATAAGAAACGTGAAAAGATGATAGCTTCTGGAGAAATTGATGAATTTCTAGATAATTCAGAGATTCCGGAGGAAGATGAAGATGAAATATTTGCTAAAAATAATAGTTTTAGATTAGATCGTAGAATGATTAATGCTAATACTGTTATAAAACTTATAGCCGGGTATAGTAAAAAGCATTTTTATGCATTATACCCACACCTAGGAGAAGAGCTATTACGTATTTCTGATACTAATAAATCTGTAAAAGAAAAGACTTCTGATAATGCTGTAAAATATAGTAAAGCATTTATCAAACCAATGAGTCTTGAAATATATAAAACCATAGCTTCTAATAGTGCATTATTCAATACATTTAATAATACTAACTGTTTTGATTATAATGCATGTTTACAATACAATAAATACCGTTATTTAGCTGATACTAATCCTAATAATAAAGATAGCCGTGATTCTACAGATATATTACCACGTGAAAGATTCTTAAAATGGGGAGTAGATTATGGACTTGTAGATGCTGTTACAGTAAAGTCTGAAAAATCATCAGGAACACAAGCATTAGTAACAGGATTACAAATTCATGCTAATAGAATATTTAAAAAGAGGTAACTATGATAATATATGAATTAGAGTTTGAAAATCATGTCAAGTTAGGTAATTTTAAAATACAACTTGATAATCCTATAGTATCTATAGTTGGTAAAAATGGTTCTGGTAAGAGTTTTCTCTTATCAGAACTTCATCCATACCCGTCTTCTAATAGATATAGTAGTGCGTATTCCATTATTAAAGGTGTTAGTGGATATAAACGTATAATATATAAAGATAATGATATATTTTATGAAATAATCCATGAGTATACTCCAAATAATAGAGAAGGACATAGTGCGAAATCTTATTTCAATATAATAAAGAATGGAGTTACTGAAGAACTAAACCCGACAGGAAATGGAAACTTTTTTAAAGATCTTGTAAAGAAATATCTAAAGTTTGACCATAAAACATTTAATTCTTCTCACATTAGCTTTAAAACTAATGGTCTTACTGAGTCTTCTGCTAAGAATAGAAGAGAATTATTATCTGATATAGTTGAAACTAGAGAAGTAGAGAATATGACTAGAAACTGTATAATAGAGTATCGTACAGTTAATAATATGCTCAATAAGATTAAAGATGGGCGTAGCGGAGATATATCTGGAACTGTAGATGAGTTAAAACATAAACTTAAAGAACTAGATAGTGAAGAATCTACAAATAATTTCAAAATGGATGCTATGAAATTATCTATTGAAGAAGATAAAAAGACACTTACTCAATATGATAATTTAAAAGAAGATAATATAGAAGATATTAATGCATGTTTAGATGCTTTAAGTATGTTTTCTGATAATGAAACTGTTATAAATAGATATAATATAAAAATAGAAAATGAGAATGCTATTAATAGATTATTTAGTGACATAACTTCTAGAAAGGATAAATATTATAAAGAAGTATCACTTTATCAGACAAAACTTAATAAAGAAGAATGGATTAATAAATGCGATATAACGCGTTTAGAGGCCTCTAATAAGCGTTCTAAACTTAGCTTATACGTTAATCCTAAATATATGGAAAACCTTTCTATTGAACTTATAGAGCCTTTAAAAGCCATTATAGATGCTATAAATAGAGTTAAAAACTGTAGTTATAATTATGCTAGTAAAAATGTAATTGATATAATGAAAGAACAAGAAGAAGAAAAACATGTATTAGAACATTTTATAGCAGAATATAATAAGAAGTATAATAATTCTGAAGGCGGGAAAGAATATGAAGTAGAACCGTGTCCGTCAAATTGTGAGCTATATCAAAGATATGTAACTGATGCAAAATGGGTAAAGGAAAATGCTAATAGTTTTAAAATGAGTGAAGAAAGTTTAGCTATAATAAATAGCGATATCGAATTATTAAAACCATTAAAGATACTTTACAATCAATTACATATAATAGATAAATATACTAATAAAACTATGACAGATTTACATTTAAATAAAGATGAATCATTTTTTATTAATAGTTTAACTGATGGTGAGTATATAATATCAGTTTATACATTAAAGACTAATATAGAAGATCTCATTAATAATATATTAAGTCTTGAGAATAGTATAAAAGATTATGAAATAAAACTTGATAGTATTAAGCACATAAATCTAGATGTAGAAAATCCTGATATTTTATTAGAGGAAATTGATAAATTAGAAAAGGATTTAAAGGCTATTAAAACGCATAATGTCGAGTTTAACATTAATCCATATCTTCTTAATACAAAATATGCCTATATGACAAAGAATGCGTTAAAACAGCATTATAATGCGTTAAAAGAGGCAAATATGAACTATAATAAGTTAACTCTTAGAATATCTTCTGATGAAATGAGTATTAAGACATTAGAGAAACGTAATTATGCTATAATTACAGAAAGAGTTAATATACAACGTATTATAGAAGATAAGATTAAAGTAGAGCAAGAATATAATAGTCTAGATAAAGATAGAGTTGCTCTTTCTAGAATAAGAACTATAATGGAAAAAGAAATTCCATTAATAATGCTTAATAATGTATTATCTTTCTTAGAAAAGCAAACTAATATTCTATTAGATGAAAATAATATTCCAATTAATATAGAAATAACGGTAGATGATATAAATATACTAATATCTGCTTCTGTTAATGATATAGAAATACCAGATATATCGCAATTATCTTCTGGTGAATTATGTTTAGTTAGTCTGATAATGAATGCTTGTGTTCTTACTTTATCTGGATATAAAGTATTCTGTTTAGACGAAATAGATGCAAATCTTGATATAATTAATCGTAAGAAGTTTAATCAAATAATTGATAGTCTTCTTGCAACACTGGAAATAGATCAAATCATATGTATATCACATAGTATAGAGTCTTCTAGTGATACAGCACATAGAATAGTAATAGGAGATATTGATGGAATATCTTTAAATGGAGCTAGAACTGAATATAAAATATAATATATAGGAGAATAGTATGGAAAATAAGATGTTTTTCCTTAAAAAGGGAAGAGGTATTGAATTTGAAAGTATTATAGGCGGTAAGAGTATTCCTTGTATTCGTAGTAGTAGTTCTAATAGTACGAATATAATTAAAATTGTAGAAGGACTTAATCATTTCCTAGAATATTTCTATATTAATGATAAAGTTGAATACTACAAACTAGGACAGTTTCTATTTAGAAAGATAGTAGAAATGTATAATGATACGAGTTTATTAACTCGTAATGCTGATGAAACTTTTAATGAAAAGTTTTATGAACTAATTGAGAAACATGTAACATTTGACGAATATATAGTCGAGTGTGTATGCAGATATGTTGATGCTATATCAATAGATAATATTGATGATAAACCAGCAGAAACTGAAGTAACTTTGGATAATTTAAACTGTAGAATTATCCATTGTCTTAATATTCTTATTAAAATTGGTTATATATTTAATGGTATATTAAATAATACTAATAATAAGAAAGAAGACGACTACTTACAATTCATAGATAAAATACTTGACAATCTATGTAATGTATATGCAAGATGTTTTCCTATAGACCGTAGTATAGATGAACTTAAATCTGAAATACATCATTTCTTTACGGAATTCTATATTAATCAATGGACGAAAGAAAACACAGAAAACTTCGTAATAAAATTTAGTGAGTTTGGAATGAGTGAGCAGAGACTTGCAGATGATGCTAGAAAGATTATTTGGAAAGCACTTCGTAAGTATACGCCACCACTAAAAGATCAAAATGATGAAGAACTTGCAAAGAAATATAGTGTAACACTTAAAGATATGAATAAAGTCGTATATAATATGACTTGTGACTGGGATGACTTTAAGTTTGCTAATAAAAACTTATCTAAGTTTATAACATCTGTTTATATGAATATAGTTAAGAACCAAGATAAACGTAAAGAAATTCCAGAAGTTAATATGATAGATATAGTTCAAGACAGTTATTCAGATACTAATAAAGATATTGCTCTATATAGTGATAGGACTGCATTTCTTTATAGTACTCGTATTAAAACTGCTAGAGAGCTTATGGATAAGTTTATTATGGAGCTTGCAACCATATATAAAAATCTATTAGATACTCGTGGTTTAGAAACTGCTGAGAAAATGTCAAATTTTGTAAAAAATAATATTGTAATAAGTAAAGACCATTTATTTAATCAACTTATTATTAATAAATGTTTACTAGCTGTTATAGGAGAGTATAAAACTTATACAAATCTTATATTCGGTACTAGTAACCAGAATATACTTGCACTATTCTATTTTAGAGTAATGGAAGACCCAGAACTTGAATTCTTACATAATATATGTAGAATAATAACAATGCAAGATAGTAAAATACCAGTTACATCACTAAATGATGCTAGTATAATGGCATTATTAAATAGTGGAGAGTTAGAAATAGGTTTAGAAGATTTTAAATCGTTAATGAACATGTATATGGGAGATGTGGATACCTATTCGCCAAATATACATGAGATGTACGATATGTTACGTTTATTAAATAGTCCAAAAATGTTACGTAACTTATTATTTCCAAAGCAATATCCTATCGAGTATGATGACTCTGATGAAACTAACCCGTATGAAGAATACACTGATAGGCCTATTGTTGTTAATGACTTATTTAAAGAATTTGTGGGGTAGTACATGACTTTAGACGAAGCTTCAGAACTATGGTTTAAATTTATGTATGCTGAGCTTAACCCGAGAAAAAGTCAAAATGGATGGTATAAGATAACTGGTGATAGAATATGTAGTGAATGTCCTAGACATAAGAACCGTAGCCTGTATATATGGTATCAAAAAGATAAAAGGCCATTCCTTAAATGTTTTAGAGCCAGTTGTACTATCAGACGTTATATAACAGTAGAAGACTTTACTGATTTTGGATTTGATAATCCTGACGCTATTGTTAATTTACTTAAAGCATCTAAAGTTGATAGTAATATTAAAGAATGGCAACTCAGAACAAAACCAGTAATAGTCCAGGATAAAGTTCTATCAAAGTATCAAATTGATTATCTGATGAAAAGAACAGGTATTCAATTTAATCCAGCATTGATACAATTTTATAGAGTAGTACCTAATTTATATCAAACTATTAATGATACATTAGACGAGTCTGATACTGATGATCTTAATAAGTTTAATGTATTAGGTATTCGTAATGATAAACGTGGGATTACATTTGCTACACGTGATTATAGAATGTTTATGTTTAGAAGTATATTTGGTAATTATAAAGTTAAATATGCATTAGAAAAAGATTATGGCTATACATTATACAGAGGTGTACCAGATCATGTTGATACTATTGTAATTACTGAAGGTATATTTGATATCATAAATATCTATAATTATTATCATAAGAATAAAAATACTTTATATATTGCATCATTAGGTGCTGAGTCGATGATGGAATGTTTATCTTATTGGTATAGACAACATGTGGAAACAGTTAAAAATATCATTATATACGCAGATAGTGACGTTGTAGAGGAAAATAATAAATTTACGTATAATGCTAACTTTTATAAAAAGTTTATAAGCATTATAGATAAAAGAATTGGACTAGATAATATAAATAAAATAACTCTTTGCTATAATAGAAAGAGTAAAGATTTTGGTGATATCTCACTCGAGATAGAAAAGAAAGAAGTAGTTTTATATGAAAATAATGTATTTAAAAAGGAGAATGATTAAGTATGGTAAAATTATTGGATGTTGAACAATCTGCAGAAATGAAAAATTATGATTATTTGAGAGTAGTACCAAGATTAAATGTGAGAAGAATGAATTTTAGATTAGATCAAAAAGATTTTGAGTCTACTAGACAAATCCGTTATTACTTAAATAGACTAGTTAATAAACTTAAAACTATTAATAGAACAGATAAACCATTTGTAGACACGTTCCATAGCTATGTTAGCAGTAGAGAAGAAAATGAAGTAACTCTTAAAATTTATGAATTAAGTTTAACTTTCTATGATAATAAAGATAGAGTTATTTATGAATATTGCCCAGCAACTATTATTCTATATAATCTAATGTATGATTGGGAATTCTATAAAGGATCTCCAATAGCTAAATCAAATGTTGCAATTAGTAATGAAGATAGTAAAACTATGGTATTAGGAGATTATGTTAGATATAATACAACACCTAATGATGTAATAAAAGAAGAAAACTTTACTACAAGAGCTTATAGATTGATAGGTAGCAATGTTGCATCTATTAATGGCATCAAATATCTTAAGAAGAATTTTGAAATAGCTAACTTAGGATTAGCTGATAAGAAATTTGAAAGAAGTACTATATTAACATTGAAACTTGAGTTAAAAGAAGATCATTTTGATATGAAAAAGACTGTACTTGAGTTACATAAGGACGCGTTAGGTAATCTAATGTATATGTTAGATCAATATAAATTTGATATATTCCATGATTTAGTATATATTAATACAGAAATGGGAATGTCAGAACCAACTCTTTTACTACATTTAGTTAAATTAGAAGAAAATATCGCAAATATTGAAGATATACAAATAGATAGATTTATATCTAATATATTAAATAGTGCTTCTAATGTATCAGCATTTACTGTTCGTAAATTATTATTTGATCAAGAAGTTGATATATTTGTATCTGAAGATAGTGAAACACTTAAAAATAAGAAAGTATATGAATTATCTATATATCCAAGTGGTGAATATTGTGTAGAAAACCATGATGAATTAATGTATCCAAATCCAGAAAATACATTTGATCTTATAGACAGAGATGCATATATTAAAAAGGTAGTAGAGTCATCTGTTACTGGAATAGATGATTATATAGAGTTCTTTGCAGTTGAAGAAGAAAACCAAGCTGAAGAATGTTGTGAATGTAAAGAGTTTGAAGAAGAATAATAAAATTGGTGGGGGTTTATTCTCCCACCTCTTTATATAATAGGAGGTAATAATATGTTATTTAAAAATTTCAATGGAGCACTTAAATTAATAGAAAGATTTTTACACCCAGAATTGGTAGAACACCTTAAAAATTCTGATAAAGAAGAAGATAAAGTAGAATATGAAATATCTGTAATGTATAATAAATTAATAAATAAAGTTATGCCAGCAGCAATGATTAAAATTTATTTAGAAAAAGGTAAATCTATATTAAAATGTAATACTTCTAATAAAGAAGAAATGGAAAAATCTTGTGTTTATATAGCAGATTTATTAGGATTTACATTTGCTCTTAATAATGCAGTAAACTTAGCAAAAGCTAAATATAAAGTAGATGCATATGGAAGTATTACTAGAAAAATAGAAAATAGTATGTTAATAAGACTTACTATAGAAACTTGGTCATTTGCTGACAGGTTTGGAGCATCTATTTATAAAATTTCTAAGATATTAAATGCTCCTGTGTATGAATCTAATGATATATTAATAAAAACAAGATTACAATCTGATGATAATAATACTATATTTGGAAATTATGATAGACAAACTGGTAGTGATATCATTAAAGCTAAAGAAAAATTTGATAAATTACATAATGTATTTGATAAAGTATTCTATATATTTAATAGTATTGAATATGCGGGATTAGATCAACAAATTGATTCAGTTTGGTGCTGGATAGATCATAGTCAAGTAAATGATGGTATTAGAACTATAGGATATGAAACTAAAGGTGGTATATCTGTAGCTATAGAAGATAAATCTATTAAAGGTATATTATATGTATCATTTGATGTATCTGTATCTGATACAATGATGGTACTTTATAGATTAGAAAAGAGTTCTGTAGTAGACGGTCAATATAGATAAGGCATTATTTTCATATTTAATTTATAAAGGGAGAGGTAGAAATATCTCTCCCAATTTTATTTTTTGTTACCTTAAAGGAGTTGATTATTTTGAATAAATTGGATATTATTATTAAAAATATGGGATTTAAATCAAATATTACTAATATTATTATGATTATAATGAATGATGTTGAAGATAAATCTTATGATGATATAATGGAAAAATATAGAAGAATTACTAAAAATATTGAAGATTCACATGCTAAAATATATAATGATAATATATATTCTAATAAAGATATGCTAGAAATGTGTGAACTTTCTATAAAATATAAGAATAAACCTGTAATAGAATTATTAGAAAGTATAAACGAACCTGATAAAGTAGATGCTAAAATACAAGAATTTAAGAATAATAATGAATATTATGAATCTATACTAGAAATACTTGTAGAAATAAGACAACTTCATAATTTATTATCATATTTTTATACGTATGAATTAGTGAATGAATACTTTAAAGGTGAAAATATGGAATATCATACCAAAGATGGCAATTTCTTATATGTTATTATTGTATGGTTTATTATTTATTATGAATATTATCGTAATACTAAAGATCATGTTGGGGAATATTATTACGATGATGAATATTGTATAGGTTTTATTACTAATTCATTTAAAGATATGATTAATGATGAAGAAAACCATAGAGATGTACTTGGTGGAATAGAAATTACGAAGGAATTAGGTATAATAGATGACAAAGATTATGAGTATTTAATGGGAAAATATAATGAAGTTAAAGATATTAAAAAGGAACACTCTTTATTAAATATACCAGATACTCCTATGCAATAAATCTTAAATCTTCAATAATTACATATAATATAGTAGATAAAGGTTAATAACTTTATAATAAAATTTTTAGGAGGAATAAAGATGGAAAAAACGAGGTTTGAAAATTTGGTAGAGAGTATTGTACATGGGTATGAAACTACTACTATAACAGACGTTAATACTATACGTATTATGTCACATTATCCAGATAAAGAAAAGATATTTATCGAAGGCGATAAGTATGGGGAGTATTTAATTGGAAAATACAATGAAAGATATAAAGATTTATCGTCTGATGATACTTCAAGAATGTGTCTATCAGATATATCTGTGATTCTAGATAATATGAAACTAGACGGAGATATATATGATACAGCTAAATTATCAGAAAGAACTCCAGAAGAATTAGAATTAATGGTAAAGAAGCTAACAGAGGTTGCATTTTTACAAAAACTAATGATACAACATAATATCGTATTATTAGTAGAAGATATAATTAAAAACGACAAGGATTTCTATGTTAAATTTGTGAAGGAAAATGATGAGAAAATCCCTACATTTGACATAGCATGGAATATCTATATTGTAGGATTATGTGTTGTCCCTTATAGACAATCTAAATTCTTCAAAGTAGATTCTAATGTTAGATTAATGATGAATATGAATGAGTTTGGTAAGATGTATCCTACTATATTCATAGACCTGGCAAAGACAACAGGTATTATAACAGATGCAGAAGCTGATCTATTATATAAATATGTATCAGAGAATACACAGCTAATTAAATTCAATTAAAGGTACTTTTTAGAGGTTTTAACTTATAAGCTATACAAAATATCGTTTATATGGTTAAAACCTCTTAAACTTATTATTAACCAATATAAAGGAAAGGAGAGTATAGGCATGGCAGAAAAAGGTATTGAATTATTTAAAATAATTAAAGAGGATGACATTAAATCTAATTATTTAGAAAAGTATGTTAATTTATGTGAGGTTAAATTCAAGATTTACGATGTTTGCAGAAAGCTACTTGGAAATGTTAAAGGTTATATTAGATGTAAGGAAACAAAAAGGTTTAAATATATAACTGACAGAGAGGAATTATTAACTAGTAATAAGTTACTATCAGATTCTCGTATACTTACAAAATTATTTATAAAAGAAGTATATAATGTAATGCTTGATGATTATGGAATATTAAATGTCACTAAATGGTTTATAAGAGAGGACATTGATTACATATATAATCATTTTATGAAATTTGATGATCATATTAATGTTATAGATAAATTATTAGTTATAGGAATTGATATTAATATATTCCAAAATGAAGCTGCAGAGAATATATCTACTATATATCATTTACCAATAGATAACTCTATTCTAAATAACTATAACAATATGGAAGGATTGCAACAACATATAACTAGAAGAATTTTATCAGATTTGTCTTTTTATCTAGCATATGATAGATTGTATGGTGTTAAACCAATGATAGATAATGCATTAAATGATAAATATAAAGATATTAGTTTAAACGACAAAGATGTAGTTAAAAAGATAGTAAGTGTATTTTCAAAATGTAATAGATTTGATAATAAACTGTTAAAAAGATTTGAAAAAGTAATAACTAAATAACATATATAAAATAACTGGAGGAAATAGAATGATAAATAATAAATTAGTAATAAATAATGCTGCAAAACAAATTGAAAAATTAAATAATAGATGCGTACATTGCATGAACAATGTTGAAAAGATAGCTGCAATTTTATCACCAACTACCGATCTCTCTATCAGACTTATAGTAAATAGAAGAACTATAGCTGAAAATACTGTACAAGTTATAGAACATGATTTACTTGCTGCATATAAACATATTAATAGAGAATACTTTACTAATGTTACAAAGGGTATGAATATAACTATAGATAGTATAGCCCATACTAAAAATGACCTGTTGAGCAATAATCTTGGTGAACACATGATTGAGTCATATCTAATAGAATATTTCATTAATAAAAGAATGATAGAATATATCTCATTAGATTTGGCTAGATTTATATTAAGAACTATTGAGTTACCAAATGATCTTAAACTATTAGTAACTACATCATCTCCTATAATGGCATTTAGAGTAGGTAATTTCTTGAGAGATGTATTAATATCTAATGACAAGGCTGCTGCAGTTGAATGTTTTAGTGATATATTTAATACAAGTGTAGAGATAAGACTATTAAAGAATTTAATAAGTATATCTCAAGTTATGACAAAACGTGAAGATACTGAAGTAGTTTTAAATACATTAAATATATTGGAGGTTAAAGATGAAGCAAGTAAAAATTAATGAGATTAAGGGTGCAATTGCATTAACTAAAGAATATGTAGTGAAATTAGAGAATTATAAATTCTATATACAAAAGCTTATAGCCTTAAAGAATGGAGTAAATTTGCTAAATGCTGATGAATATTATAAGGAAATGATATTTAATGAAGCATTTGCTCTAATAAATACAAAGTTATCTGAATCAAGAAGTAGTCAATACAGTATGTTAATAGATGGATATATCTATATAAATGAAAATAAATTGATGAATGTATTAAATATTGATAAAGTAAGTGATATCTTTAATTTAAGTACAAGAGATTTCAAAACTATAGATCAAGCAGTCGACATATTAATAGATTTATATCTATATAGAAAGAACTCACTTAAATTTAAATGTATGGAAATTGTAGAACATATATATGGAATGTATAAATTATTCTCATTAAGAGAAGATATAGATGAACATATGACTAAATATGCAATTATAAACTTAATAGACTTCATAATGGCTCCATCAAACAATTTTGAAGAACATATTGATAGAAATATTTTATCTCAATCATATATAGATAATTACAAAGATACCACAACAATGGATGAAATCAATATAATAGAGGATATGTATAAATATATGCCAGAATTATTTGATTATTACTTTGGTGGTATAGGTGCATTTTTAAGTATCAGAAATATGAGAAAGAGTGGTGATAGTAATGATAAATAAACCTATAGTTAGTGTTAAAAGTGCATTACATGATATTTTAAAAGACTCAATAGAAAAACAACGTGAATTAAATACAGTGAATTATAATATTCGTATAATGAAAAAGTATTTAAAGGAACAGGGTCATAAAGTAAACCATGGTGTAGCTGGATTTGAACATGGGGCAGATATATCAACTGTCCCTTCATTAGTTTTGAATAAGGAATTATATTTCTATAGAGATCAGTACAATAAAAATAGTGGATTTAGATGTACGAATACGACTAAATTAACTATGGAATTTTTAAATGACTGCACATATAGAATAAATTTCTGTTCAACTTTAATGTATGATGCTCTTAAATATCTAGCTGTTATAATAGATCAACTAATAATAAATAATGTAAAAGATATAGTTCACATGTTATACTATCATCAATACTACATAGCTGATTCTTATTTTAAGAATAGGTATGTGGATGAGTTCAATGTTATGTATAGCGTAGAAAGAGAACACTTTAAAGACATAGTATTATATTCTGTAAGAAATCATACTAAATCTGCATATAAAAGATTATTTTTTACAAATATAACTAGGGAATCTATAGGAATTCCTACAAGATATTTTGATCATTATTATGAATTATTGGATGAATATAAAGCTTATTTTAATTTAATTAAATTAACATCTGAATTATTAAAGGAGTGTAAGTAATAATATGGTAAAAGAAAATAAAGATGTATTAGATATCACAATAGATGATATTAGAAGTTTAGCAATTAGATACCTTGTAAAATTATCATATGGACAAGGTGTAATGAAGATGATATATGATTTATACCCAAATGATATGATTATTACATTGAAAGAGAAGATTTTTGAGAAAAGAATGGATCTTAAAGCTAGCTATGATTCAAGACCTTTACCAACTGATAATTTTAGTTATCCAGATTATAAAAATGAAATTCAAACTCTTAAAGCATTTGAAGATAAACTTGATGAAGATTTTAGCAGAGATGCAATTGGATATCTAACATCAATTGATAGAGTATTACTTCAAATAAGATATATCGTATTATGGAATATTGCTGCACTTGCACATAGTTTTAATGTCCCACATAGACATTATAGACAGACATTAGATATGGTAACAGATGTTCTTATATATAATATAACAGGAATTGAATCAGAAGATTCAAATAGAAAGGATAGACTGTTAGAATATAGTAAAAATTATTCTAATGTTCCAGCAGTTAAGGATTTCTTAGATAAAACTGGATTAAATATATTATTAAGAAAGGAGTAAATCATATGTCAATATTTAATGGACCAAAGTTTATAAAGAGTGGGTTTATGATTGGGCGTAATGTCCCAATCATAAGCGATATATCCAATTATATAAATAATAACTATTATACAGTACAAAATAATATAGTAATAGATGAAGAAACAATGATAGAAAAAGGATCTAAATATCTTTATGATGATAAGATAAAATTCATTATAGAATATATTCCTTCTATAGCTGGAAATAATAAAAATATAATAGGTGTAGTTACAAAAGATGTAGAATTTACTAAAGAAGAATGGAATAAATATGGAATTTATATACTTGTATTTATATATGATTGCGTAACTCATATAGGTGATTCTACTAAACCTGAGTTTCATTTAGACTATGATGTAAATGAAGATTTGTCTTATGAATTGAAACGTAATAAGTCAGCTAGACCAAGCCACTCAATTAAACTGTATTTAGGATATCAATATTATGATACATATGATGATAGATGCAAGCTTTTAGAAATGGACTGGAATAAACTTGGAGAATGGATACATAGAATTCAATCGACTACTAGATTTATCAATAATACATGTGATTTAAAATTTGACTTTGATAGTCCTTTATACATAGAATCTGATGACGGAATTATTAGTTCATTAACATTTGAAAATATTGGAGTATTTAGTCAAGTATTTAATGTTAGACTTCATAGATATGCAGTAGATATTGAAAAATATACTCACAATGTTGTAGTTAAGACATTAACATTTATAAATACATTATTAAATTGTGCAACACCATCAGATTATCCTGTATCTGTATTAGAATATCTAGTTGATAATACATTGGTGGTATTTAGTAATGATAAATTAGTGGTTACTAATAAAATAAATAAAAATCAAATAATAGGGAGGAAATAAATATGGATACACTTAATAAATTAAATATAAGAAGATTGGAATATAAAAAATTGTATGATGAATTCTTGACATTTGTGGATGATTGGCAATCTAAATTAAATATTGATATAGAATTAACTAATGATGTTAACACTATAAGTATATATCCAGCTATAGAACTTGCTTATGCTGGTTTAGATGTCGATTATAGTATAGAGATTATAAATTTAAAAATGACAAATGATATATTTAAAATGAGGCTATTTTTAATCTATAAGCTATTTCCACATATATTTGAAGATTCTAAACTAATGACAGTTAGAGGTAATAAACTTGTGATTGGTATAGCCAAGAATGATGTATGTTATAAGTATATCAGACATGCATTAATAAATTTAAATAAACTTATAAACTTCTTAATACCATATGTAGAATCATTCCTTGCTGGTTTAGGACATTTAAAAACTGTGGATTGTACTCTTAATCTTAAAGCAGATGGTATAAATCCTTTATCAGTATTTAGATTAGGAGTAACATCATATACAGAATATAATCATCATGGATTAACATTAATGAGTCATGAGTTTAGTGAACATTTTAATACATCAAATAAACGTTCGAGAGAAATTGTATATTTTATGTTATTTGATGTATTCACAAGAAATTGCGACACTGATAATCCATGGATTGAAATAAAAGACCCAGCACCAATATATTATCTATTATACAATGAAACTAAATATAGTATTATACATCAAACATCAGGAAATACTAACTATAACTTCTACATTGAAGTAACTGATGGTAAATAATAAGATTACCCCAATATAGACTTTATATCTATATTGGGGTATATTTTTTTTACTTTTCCAAGAGCCTCCGAAGGAATGAGAACTTAGCCTTTTAACGATTACATATACTATAGTAGATATATGTAGCATTTATATATTTTATAATTTGCGGCTAAAATTATAAATAGCTAAATTCTCATGTATCTAAGGAGGTGTTGAATGAATGTATGATATGAATACAATTCATTCCATGCTGGATACTTTCATAGTTAACGACTTAAAAAGTTGTGATTATGATGCATTCCAACATGATGTTAATTTGTACTGTTATCTTACAGAGTTGAATAATAAAGTCAATTCAGAGTTTGATATAGCTAAAGATGATACATCAGTCTTGTATTATCTTAATCAAAAGTTAAATGAAACTAAGTTAAGACTTTATGTTCACAGTAAAATTAACGGTTTGATTAACTAAAACCTTACACGTTCGAGGGGTCGTGTATAACTAATCCCTCACATCATTTTTTGTTAATTAAAATGAGTACTTACTTAATCTTCCAGCTTCAATTTCGCCTTTGATAAATGCAGCAAAGAAGTCAAAATTCCATTTTGCAAGTATTTGATTATACCATGCGCTAGATTCATATCCAGCAACAGCCCATCTAATTGTAAATCCTCTATCTACTACTTTTTTTGCTTCATCTATAGTAAGAATCATTCTATTACAAGGACTTACATCTTCTTTATTATCTAATATTTGGCTTCCATTTCTTCCAGAAACGCTAAAAGCATAGCTTGCTTCAGGATAGTGCCATTCTGCTACTGCTGCATGCACTTTTTCAGGTGTTACTAAATCAATTTTTTCTTCTTGTTTAAGTTCAATAGTTTCTGGATATCCTACTTCACCTTCTTTAGGTGTATGAAACATTTCTCCAGATATCTCTAGTCCTCTTTTCTTTTTAGGTTGTTCTAATTCTTTTAATTCATCTACTGTAGGATTTGCTACAGTTAGTTCTTCTACATTTTTATCTTTTGCCATTTTATTATCATCTCCTATATTATTAATACACTTTCTTCACTAGCTTTCTCGGTACTTTCAATACTAGCTATTTTCTTTTTTATTGTATCATAATTTTGCATAAAAATCATAAATAATGATAATTCACCCATTATTTACCTCCTCTATTAAAATTCTTAGCATATGTTGGTTGGAAAACATCCTTACTTACCTCTCCGTAATGTTGCTTTATTATTAATAATAATAGAGTAGCACCGAAGAAATCGTCTATGTTATCCTTATCAACATAATATTCATCTAATTTATTTACTAATTTATCAAATGTATCGAAATCTTTATCCATCCAAGCATCAAAGAATTGACATAATAATGGATGTCTGATCTCGTATGTATAATAACAACTTTTAAGATATGGATCTATAAATCCTGCAGTATTTAACATATCTACTAATACATAATCAGTATTATATAATGTACTAAATATCATATGATTACTCTTCTGTCTCAAATATAATTTTATATTATAACTATATTTAGGAGTATAACTACCATATTCTTCATTTATTTGATCTCTTATATCCATAAGTTGATGTAATATCTCTCCAGCTCCAGATGTAACTCTATTATCATCAGGTTCGGGGAATGTTTCAGATAATTTAGCAAACTTTCTTCCTAACATTTTTTCATAAATAGAAGTCTTATAATTTGTAGTAACTCTATCAAATGCATATATATTACTAAAAAATAAAGTATTTCTATTATGACCATATTTTAATAGCCTATGTGTTTCTTGTAACATATCATTCGCATAATAATTAAAGATATAATTTCCATATAGACTGCTATGGAATGCAAATACGTCTAATTCTTTGTCATAAAATGCTTCAACTAACATCTTTTGAATACTATCCATAGTATTCTCTAATGTTGTCATTTTCTCATCTGTGTCCTTGTCAACTACTGTACTCTTACCAGTACCAACATTCTCACTCTTATATACAAGCCATTTAACAGTATGCTCCATTAAATCTTGTCTATTCTTAAATACTGTAGATTCGGTATAATCTACAATCCATACTTCTTTATTGATAAGATTTGCTGGTGTTACCTTAGTAACCATAAACGGTACATCTATATGCTTATGACTATAAGGAATAAAGTGATCTCCTTCTTTAGGCTCAATAGTTCCACCTAATACCATAGTCTGACCATCTGCTAAGTTAATAGCAAGACGTCTTTCAGTATCTGGTTTATCCTCTATCTCTTGACTACTACGTCCATAATGTACAAAGCCTTCAATCATATTGAATCTTGTAGCATCATTTTTAGATTTCATTAAGTTCGCAGTTTCACTAAATGTAGTTTCATTTGGATTTATACTCCACCAATCAGAAATAACTGATGGGTTATTCAGCATACTAGTTATCGGACTATCATACCAGGTTTTATTATTAAGACCTATCTGTAATTCGGCTTGTTCTCTCGTTGGTCTTGGTGCGGTAGTTTCAGCTGATATTCTCTCTACCTTAGCCATTGAAGAAACCTCCAGTATCATCAGGTTGAACAGTTGTAGTATTAGTATTATTACCCATAGTAACTTCTTCTTTAGTATCAGGAGCAGTTTCTTTCATATCGTTACTAGCTGTATCAAAACCTTTAGCCATCTCCGCATTTCCAGCTTCAACCATATTACAACAACTATCAACTTCATTAGTTATATCAAATACTGCAGATAATAAACCTGTACTACATTGAGCATAGAATGAGTTTAATTTAAATATAATACTATACCATCCACTCATATAAGCTAATATACCAGTACTTATATTATATATAACTTTAGAATTATCATTTCCACCCTTAGTAGCTCCTATATTATATTGAGCATTTCCACCAACACCAGTGTCAGCTTGTACAGTTTGTCTTCCAGCTGCAGTTTTACTAGCATCATTTTGAATAGCTGCATTCATTTTTAATTGGTCTTCTGATGCCAAGTATTTACTAAGTCCATTACTAAATGCCATTAATTCATCTATTTCTTTCTTTGCTGTTTTATTAAGTTGGTCTGTATGTTTCTTAACAGATGCTCCACCTTTACGAATTAAATCTACAAGAACAGAAGCAGTACTCTTCTGCATAGTTCCACCAGCTTGACCATTAATCAGCTGTACGAATGATTTAACCATACCACCAGTTGCAGCTTCTTCATCCACTTTATTAGCAAACTTAGAGACTTGATCTCTCCATGCATTAGGATTAAATGTTATAGTGTCAGCGTCAGGAATAAGTGCATATTTAAGAGGGTTTAAACCTTTTTTCTTTTCAGATTCTTTAAGTCTAGCCTTAGATTTAGCATTAAGACTTCCCATATTTAAGAAATTTACTGGTAGTCCATTCCACCAAGTACCGTCTTTCTTAACCCATGCTCTTAATATACTATTTTCACCATCTTTAACCATAGCTGAGTTATAAGCTTCTACGGATTTTCTAGCTATTCCTATCACTCTAGATATTTCTCCTAAATCGACTTTATCTTTTACTTTAGTTAGTTCTCTTACTTTATCCATAAGATCACTTGGAGCGATTAATTGTGCACCAGTATTACTTTCAGTAAAAATAGTAGTATTATCTGGTTTTACATAGATTTTACTAGCATCTAATTGTATTCCACATACTTTAGAACATAAATAGTGATAGTCTCCTAGCATATCTATTATTTCTTTGAATACTTTAGCTTGAACCTTATAAAATTTAATAGTCATAGGTTGTATAGTTGCAACATTCATATAACTCTTAGTCATAATCATATTAGTTGCTCTAGCTGCAATTTCTTTAAGCTTATTATCAAACTTTGTAAGTTTCATGAATGTAATTTCTAATTGTTCTAAACTTTTTCTTAAATTTTCTATAATTTTTGGTAGCGCTTTTTTAAGTTGGTTATTAAAAAATCTAAGTAAATCAAATGATTTACGTAACATAACACCAGCTAATTGTGTAGCTCCTCTTGTAGTCTTAGCCATTTGGTATGTATTACCTATCATATTAGCTCCACCTTTAGCTAGATCCCATATACCTTCGGTAGCAAGTTCGTCTACGTCGTCGCTAAGTAAATCTATTTCCGTCGGCATTTCGATAGATTCAAATACCAATTCACACTCTTCTGCAAATGATGTCTTTGTGTATTCTTCTAGGGAAATTCCACCGTAAGTAACAAGTTTCATTAGAATTTACCTCCTTTTCATATGATTTTAAAACATTCTGTTGTTTCTAAACGAGTTGTAAGTATATTGTTTTGATGGCTCATTTTGGAACAACTACCTGTGAATTTTAATAAAATTTTAATATAAAAAGGAGGTTTTTACAATGTCTTTGAAGTTAGATGATACTAGAGACTTATTGATGCAAGTCGATAGAATGATTAAAGCAGGACGTATGAACTTTTCACTACTAAGTACAGATAGTTATAATCAAATAAAACAAAACGAACTCTTTATAGACTACGGTAAGGACGAAAATGGAATTCCTATAGGACCGCTTAATAATAATTTCCCTAAAGATGGAACACCGATTAGAGGTACTATTAAAATAATGGGACCTAAAGGACCTGTAGATATTACTACATTAACTGGAACTAAATTACGTGAATTTATAGCAAACTTTTTAGAAGTTTCTGTTACTAGAACTAAAGATTATGAACCTAGTATGTGGTTAATGTTACGTCAAGATAATAATGGAAATACTGGTTATAATGACTCTACTATAGAGCAATTCTATAGATTTATACAAAAGAATAAAAAAGAACTTACTCCATATATAATGCAAACATTTAAAGATGGTAAGAGAGATGTTCTTATTCCATATATAACTTCAGATCTTATATTTTATGATGTATCTAAGATTATAGAAAATGAAAGTATACATAACTTAGATGACGTTATTAAATTACTTTATAAACTTAGTACAGACATAGCTAGTAGTGTTACTGCTAATATAGAAGCTCTTACTAAGAAAATGGACCAATCTATAGTAAACCTAAACGAAACAGCTATACGTATAAATAACACTATAAACGTTTTAGACGATAGTATACGTGATGTAAAAAGTCAGCTTAATGATATGACTACTATTGTAGAAAACGCTAAAATAGTATCTAATAGCGCATTTAAAAGCAAAGTTATAGATCTTAAGGCTGGAGAAGTATTAGTTATACATACAAAAGGTGGACTTCCAGATGAAAATGATAGAGAAATACCACCTATAGAAATACCTACATACGGGGAAGTTGATGGACAAGATCCTAGAAAGATACTTAAACTTATCTATATATATCATAAGCCTACATATATGAGTGTAACAGAACTAGTTAATAAGAGTACAGGTAGCAGTATCTCATCTAGTGAGCTTGATGCATTTATAATAAAACATAATAGGCAAGCATTTTATAGACTAGGAGATAATAAACATCTTACTACTAACTATAAATTTAATGATAATAAAACAGTTATAGTAAATCTTGATAGTATTTACCAAGATGAAAATAATGTATTTGAAGAAGATACTGAAGATGATGACGTTAATAATATATGTACATTAGATATTAAATTTGTAAATAAGTTTAAACGTGAGTTTCCTGATAATAATGGTAATAACTGGTTAGTTGGAACTCAAAAGCTTAGTTTCTTTAAAAATGAGACACTTATGTACTATCATTTAAATATTCCTAGTGGATATATGTTATATAATATGCCATCTACAAGTGCTAGACAAGTAAATACATTTTTAAATGGTTACCAAGTTAAAGCCGATAGTACATTGGTAGTTGACGTAGTTCCTACTAATATAGCTACAGATATAACTGTAATTGGAGATGAAAGTAAGAAAACTTATACTAGAAATATGCTATTTGATGATTACTTTAGCTCTACAGAAATATATGATATAGCATATAAAGGTAAATATACAGAAAGAACTACTAAATATTATACAAATGAATACAATTTAAGCTATACTCCATCAATTGATGTTATAAATGACGAAATTAAAGGTAAAATATCAATGATTGATGGAAGATATGGTCTTCCTATATTTGAACGTGACAGTAGTAGCCGTAGATTCTTTACGCTTAGACTTAAGCATGAAATATTTGACGACTCTAGCTGGGATGCTAATAAACTTGGAGAAATCTGGGTTACTTATATAGTAAAACCTAATGTTACTATAGAATTAGCAGACTTTGAGTATGATATTAATACTCTTGAAATAATACCAGATAGCTTTGCTAATCGTCTTACTAATATAAATGATGACTTTACTACAAATGGTAGAGGTACTACATTTGGATATAAACTTAAATCTGGTAAAACTTATACAGATATAGATAAAACTGCATTTACTATAAAACCTACTAACTGGTATACAGATACTGAGCTATCTAATATGGATACATTAGTAAAAGCTGCAATTATAACATCAGATGACCCATCTATAGATATAGAAAATAAAAAGATTATAGATAAAGTTAATATAGTAGGTATTAGATATCAATATAAAGACTGGAACCCTATCCATAAGAGATGGGAAAATGTATATGAACCTGGAAATAATAAGAGACTTTATATAGATAAAGGTATAGGTATTATTAAAGATAAAGAAATAGGTCTTGCTCATCTTAATACGGACTTTATCTATAAAAATCCTGATAAAACTACTGTTGTAAATGATGTTGTATCATTAATAACTGTAGATTTATTATCTCATAAGGAAATACATAAAATAGTAAGATTTATTTATAAAGACAGCCTTGATAGAGACTTATATATAGCCGAAGCTAAGTATTATGTTGGAGATGGAATGAAAACTATAAGTATGACAGATGTTAATAAGTACCTGCCAGATTATTTACAAATAACAGCTAGTACATTTACATCTATTAATATAGACATGAGTTCTGCTCCTACTATAGACATTGTAATTAAAACTATATCTTATAAAGTAGAAAAACCTCAACGTACAATTCAATTTAAGTATCATCTTGAAGGTCAACCTAATAATATTCTAGCTACTAAAACAGTAGATGTTACTTATTATAATAATATAATGAGTAAAGAAGAAGTTCCAGGATTCCTTCAATATCCTACCAAGAGAGAAATGTATATTGATACTAATATAGTTGGACTTAAACGTTTTTCTGATAAGAGTAACCATAGATTTATTCCAGTAAATACTGTTCCTAATTATGATATCAGTAATGATATAGTAATGATACCTGTAAAATCTTATGGAGAAAATATCTCTATATTACAAATTAAATATACAGAACATAATACAGTATCAGCTAGAATACCATTAGATCCATATTATGAGTTAGCTACACAATTACAAAATCATTCATTAGCTAATATTATAAAAGAACCTTACAAATATAATCTTAGAGTTACTAAGACTACATATTTTACTACTGCAATTGGACAAGCATGGACAGGAAACTTTATAATTCCTAATGCTACTAAATTAGAACTTACTAAAGATACTCCAATTTATGATATAGAAGGTTATAGTTCTAGTTCTACTAGATATAGTGGTTGCCATGATGTTTATACTCATATAAACGCTAATATTCCAGCATGTGCTATGTATAGCTATGGTAGAGATATTATTGGTTCTGGAATTGCAGGATTTGTTAATAATATGGTTCGTTATGATTACTTATTTAATAGGCTACTATATAACTGGGTAAATCGTAGCAATTCTGAATACATTAATAAAGCAGTTTGGCATGCAAATGGTCTTATGCATATAAATAATACTGAACTTCCAGTTAGAAAGTTTATTAATGACGGGTCTAATAATATTGCATCTTATCCAGATAAACCTACTGCTAATATACCAGTTATTATAGAATTTGATATAGTAACTAGAAATAAAGAAAATCAAAAGTCTTTCTATAAGCAATTTACTTTAGGTAATGCTAGATATATTAGTAATCCATTAGAATCTTTTACTAATATACCTAATATAATAAATAGATATGTAGAAAATCCACCTGGTCATGTAAATGTAGGAGATTATTTTATATGTGACTATCCAGCAATATTATCACCAGATATAAATAGATTTAGTACAGCTAATCTTCAATTTAAGAACCAAGCTGAAGATAGATTTATAGCTAATTCTAAAGAATTTATTAATAATATTAAAATGATTAATAAATCTGGTAGTGAAATTAATGGTATTGAGTTATTAAATGTTCCTAAGATAGAAAATATATTAGGAGTTCCTCGTAACTTAACTAATATAATGGCTACTAGTGGACGTAACTTGCGTGCAGTTGGTGTAGTAGAACGTGAAATATCTGAAGCAAGTTCTAGGCAAGTCCAAGTATATCCTAATGCTAGTGGATATACTCCAGTTCCTAAACCAGTAGTTCCAAAACCAGTAGAATATACTAGTGCAAATATAAGACCAGAAGCATTGCTAGCTCCTATAATATTAACTGGAGAATTTAATTCTGCTAAGACTTATATCGAGATAGGACCAGGAATTAATGCTTACTTGCCTAAAGTTGCTACTAATGATCTTATAAATGATATTAATAGACTTAAGACTTCTGATATAGTTGTAGCACAATATGGTGCTAAATTAGGTTCTAATTTAATATCTATGGCAGAAATTTCTCAAAATGGTGTAATATATGTTGGTGTAAATTATGATATGCAATTTACATTATGGTCTGCATACTTAGATACATTAGTTACAAAGGTGTATAAGAATACTAATAATATAAATGATATAGCAGTATTTGTTAATAGACACGGTGACTATAACACATTCGGTCTTACACCTCATAGAAATACAGTAATAACTAGAGACGCTACTATAAGCGTGCCTAGAGGACTTAAACTTACAGAAAATATGACATTAATTAATGGATATGCTGGTAAACAAATAGAAGACTGGAATAATGACATAGATATATCAAATCTAGGTCTTACAGAAGATTTTACTGTTCCATTAAGAAAACTTTCATTTAAGAACACATATGTAAGATATGATGAACTTAGAAATACAATAATGATTCCAACAGCATATTGGAAACCTGGAATGATACTTACTGTAAACTTATATACAAATAATGAATTACATATTAAATATCGTTCCCTTGCTAAAAATGTATTAACTCCAGAAGAAATACGTAATGGTATGTTATTATTTGATTTTGGTCAAAAACTTAATATTCCAGTTGGGGCTACAGTTGGATATATAATTGAAGCTCCTAATTATGTAACTTCTAATGAAGTAAGAGGAGTTGTGCAAATAATATAACGGGAGGAAATAAATGGAAAATGATATAAGAGTTGCCGTTATTTTACGTGATAAGAAATCGCGTAATGATTCTGCAGATACGCTTATACTTGGAGAAAGTATTCCATCATGGAATGCTGTAGAACTTCGTACAGTAACTCCAGAGCATGATGTAATATCATTTAATGATACAGATGCAGAAAATTTAGATAAATTAAAAAAGAATATGCTTATTCCTCAAAAAGAAGGAGAATCTTTCGATAAAAATGGGAATATGGTAGATGTGGGCCAAGACGTTGATCTTGGCCTTATGATTATAAAACGTGGTACTGAAAGATTTACACAACCAGATCTTGAAAGTTACGCTAAAATACTTCAAAATAATAAAGAATTATTAGAACCATACGTTATGCACACAAATGTGGATGGTAATAGATGGAAAAATATACCATTCTTAAATGATGAAGTCGTTTATACTATAAATGAAGAGGATATAGGAATAGCAGATGATTTGGCTACTCCACCTGATAATACAATTGTACATAGATTAACAGTAGAAGTTATAATAGATGGAAAAGTAGATACAGTTAATCATTATGATGTTAAAGATGGAACTTTAATAGATAGAAATTTCATCGGGTTCCAACTTACATATCCAGGGTATAAATTAAAGGACGAAATTGATCCTTTTACTATGCAATATAGTTTCACATATGAACTTCATTATGTATCAATGTATAAAGTAGATAATGTTATAGATAATACATTAACTGATAAATTCTTTAATGTTAGAATTAATTGGGTGTTAGAACCTATTAGATATAAAAAAGCTACTACATGGAAATTCCGTGAACCATACGCTGAAGCGGACTATGTACAAGATGGAGAAATACCAGGAACTTCTGGAACATTTACTATGGAAAATGTTAGATATGGTACAATGATTACAAATCCATTAATGTATGTACCTAATATTAGTATAGTAAATATAGAGAATATATTTCCAACTAGAATAGTAAATGATACTGTTATAAATATAGTTTTAAGATATACAGCTGATGTTAGACTTAAACCTGATGAATTAGCAACGTATGATTACGGTGCTATAAAGTTCAATAAAAACGGAGGTTCATCATACGATGGTCTTCGTATAATAAAAGATGGTAATTTTGTAATACCAGAACAAACTTTTAAAAATCAGTCTACAATAGAGATTAGATTTAAATGGCTTAAAAATAGATCTGATAACCAAAGAGTTAAAATAACTCTTAAATACGAATATGACGATGATGCTCCTAGTTATAATGTTAGTATAGAAAATATTATTAGTTATGCTTATAAATATGGAGTAAATGATAGCTGGAAAGCATTTGAACAAGCTGAAAGTTATAGACTTAGTGTATGGCAAAATGTAACTGAAAATGGAACTAGTGGTAATTATAAATTAAACTTTGATAATCTTAATAGATATAAAGAATATGCTCAAGGAAAGATGCTGGTAACTGATAAAGGATATAATCCTGATGTATTCCATGTTACAACAGCAGATGATCCATTAGATAAAATAGATTATGATTATGCATGGGTTTATAAGGATGATGCTGAAAAGAGAAAGAGTTTAACTGTAGATAAAGATAAAAAGATAGATCTTAAGAATTTTACATCAATGAGTACTACTTCTAGACACTATCAAATATATGCAATAAGTCCTAGATGGGATTATCTATATTATGTTAAACCTACTCCAGCACAACCAGCTCCGCCACCAGCTCCTAAACCGCCTACACCTGTACAACCACCAGCTCCACCGGCTCCTAAAATGGTTACTCTTACTGTTAATGCTAGAATTAACCCATTTAATTATATTAGGACGGGAATTAGATATGGTAAACTTTATAATCGTAGAAGTGAAGAGTTCAGACCTAGTCAACGTATTAAAGAAACTCCAACACATAATCCGACTAATAATATGTCATTTAGTTATACAGTTGCTCAAGGTACTACTGTAAATCTAAATATGAAGTGGCATCCATATCTAAGAGTGGTATCTGGATATACGACAAGTATTACAGTTAATTCAAATACAGTTATTGATGTAGTGTTTGCATATACACAAGAAAAACGTTATGATGCAGTTGGTGGAACTATTGATGAAGTTCATATTGTAGAAAACAGTAACTGGTTATATATAAATAGTTCAGCAACGCCAGTAGATCCATTTATATTAACTAGAACAGGAAAACATACGGTGTAGAAAGGAGATTAAATAAATGAGTGATATCTTTTATAAAGATCATAATTATAAATTTACAATAATAGATTATGAGTTTGATGGTAACTTAATTCACTCTGAAGAGTTATTAACGTTTAATAGTAAGACTGTCAACCTTAATATACCAGCTGGATACACGTTAGCAGAATCTCCTATTATAAACTTAGGAGAACGTAACACAGTTCGTGTACAACGTAGTATCCTTACAAATACTTTACTATTTATAGATAATGTATCTGGTGAAGTTATACACAGACAAAACTTTACAGGATATACTGGAGATACTATAGATAGATCTAGTATTAATATGCCATATGGGTATAATATTACAAGTTCTGACCCTATAATTATAGATGGTGCTAGAAATAAACGTATAATGGTTGATAATAATATTATACCTGTAATTAAAATAGACCCACAAAGAGTTTTACATAAAGTAACTATTAAGTATATGTTTAATGAAAAACTTATTGGTACAGAACTTGTGTCTGTTCGTGGGTGGAGAAAACCTATAATTACAATACCAACTGGTTATAAAGCTAAAGATTCTAGATATTTCGATGGATGGAATCCTAATAAACCAGAATTTATTGTAGAAGTATTACCTAAGGAACAAAGAATCAATATAGAAGTTCGTGACAAACGTAATAACGTTGTAGTTCGTAACATATCTCTTAATGTTCCATATGACAGTGAGTTTAATCCAGCATGGGTTACCGATGTCGTAAAAGGTTTTAGAATAGAAACTGACGGGTACGACCATGAAATTATACGTAGTAGTGGTAACTTTACTGTATATGGTGAATTAGAACAATATTGGAGTGTTAATGTTCCATTTAAAGAAAATCTTACTGGGGATCTTAAAGATGATATTAACTTCCCAGAAATAACATTCCAAAAGAATGATATGATTAATAATGCTAAAGCAAAAGCTAAGAAAACTAGTATATGGAAACATCCAAATCAATTATCTGGAATAACAGAATCTCTATTTAGCTTACATAATTCTTCTAGTATATTAGAAATTAATAATCTTATTAAAGAATTACGTAGCGACAATGCTTCTAGTTTACAAACTGTTACAGATATAGTTTCAGATAAAGAAATGAGAGTTAAGATTAATAAGATTATGAAGAATGATATGTTCTTTAATCGTCTTATAGATCTTAATACATATAATAAAATAGATCTTTTCCAACTAGATGAATATAGCTATAATAGTATAGAAGATTATCATGTATCAGATGCATTAGAAAATATTAATGCATACAATGAACGTTTCCTTGAATATACAATGAAATTTCCATTTGGATATATGATAAGCAATATAAAAGAAGACAATATATACCATAGTATTATGAGAGATTTAGTATTCTATAACGAAGCAGATGATAGAACATCAGTTATTAAGTTTGATATTAATACTTATAATACGCTAATAAGTAAATTAAATGAATATATAGACTTAACTATAGATTTAAAAACTAATGTGGCTGCTGGTTATACAAGCCCACATTTAAACCTACATGAAGATCTTATAGCGTTAGCTAACGGTCGTATAATACGTGATTTACAAAATGTTCCATCTGATGTAAATTTAACAACTATTCCAGAATATATAGGAATGAATGCATACGGAAGACTTAATGCTAATATAGCAAAACTTAGACTTGCAATATTAAATGAAGACGTATATGGACTTATAATTAATAGATTTAAATTCCGTAAATCAGATATACCAAACGACCATGGATTAAGTCCAGACCATACTTGGATATATGATGATTATGGATATTTAACATGGGAAAATGCTACAAAGTTAATTGAACTTATACAAGATATCTACAATCTTAGTGGAAACCTTACTATAACAGAAGGCAATAAGGGTAATAATGAACTTATTGCTATTAGAGAATTAGATGTTAGTGCATACAATAGAACATTATTACAAAAGATGTATGACTTATTTTATCATAATATGGATAATATGGTTGAGACTATATTAGCAGAAGAAATAAGAAATCATATACTTGAAAATAATGCGGTTAACTCATTAAAATATAGTTGGGCTAGATTAAAGGTAAATTTACCGAAAATGGTAGCTAAATTTATTAATAATGATATAGAAGTGATGACTGCAGCTATTTTTAAGAAGTTTGTATATCCATTCTTCTCATTATTTGAAATCATGTATACTGTAGCTGATAATAATCATACTTATAGTAATATTTATAAAGATTATAGTTATTATCGTAATGAAGCTAAGAAAACAAACTGGCTTTCTAAAGAAGACGATATCTTAGTACGTAATGTAATGAAAGATATGAGTAAACTTATAACTATATTCCGTAAATACTATAAAGGTGGAGGACTTAATGAGTTCTATAAAGATGTCATAGAAAAAGTATGTCATACTCCATTATCTACTAAAGATATCCAAGCATTTAATGGAATAGCTGGAATAGATAATATAGCAAAATTAAATCGTTCTTTAGATTATAGACCAGCTATATATCTTGATGATATTTACCCAGATAATGCCCCGATTAAGAGATTATCTTGGTTTGGTTCTAAAGAAATTACTACCAATGAGAGATTTACATACTCATACTTTATAAATGATAGCAGATTTGATAACATCTATATCACTCCATCTCATACATGGAAAGATTTAACAGTCGATATAGACACAGAATTAGATGATCGTAATGTAGACTGGTATGTCGATCCTAAAGATGAAATAGAAGTTAAGAAAACACGTTATTTAACACTAGAAGAACGTATTTATAAGCTTATAACTCATGTTCTTAAGAATAATACAGTACTTCTTGACAGATATATAAATCTAATTAATAACTTCTATAGTTCTGTAGAAGATCCTATTAAATATGGTTGGCATAAAGTTCATCTTAAGAATATTAATCTTGATGATAGACTTATTAGAACTATGGGTACATTTATAGATGTACATACTAAGTTCCAAAATGTTAAATCAGAAATAAATAAAATTACAGATACTACAAAACCTTATATATTTAGCAATACTATGAGTATTACTGATAATGCATCTGAATATGTAAATGCTAGAATACAATGGAAAAATGATACAAATGTTCCAAAGATTAAATGTAGTCTGTTTGCTATATATGACCATAATTTACATGTGGCTAAAGTAGAATGTAACTCTGATGGTGTACCTATTAGAGTATTTACTACTGTATATGGAAATCGTGAATGCAAACCTGTATTTATAGCTCCAGCTAATTCAGATAGCACATTAATTATTAAATCTGGTGTAGATTTTACTTTAAATTGCGATACTGCAGAAGTTATTGCTAGTAAAATCAATAATGCAGATATTAATAAATACGATAAAAAGATACTACTTGATAGTAAATATAACGGAGATATCATTATAAATCATACAGGAGAAACTCCTACTGATAAGACTATGATATGGGGAAGTAATGAAAATAAAACTATATATAGTAAGTTTGAAACAATTGGTGAAATAGATGAGATATCTGTTACTCCTGAGTTTAGTGACTTACTTGCAGAATACGATTATCATGAACGTGAACTAAAGCCTGATTATAGACTAGATACTATAATTGAAAAGAGAAATATTATTGCTAAGAGACGTTATTGGAATGAAAATTACCAAGAAAGGTTCTTATTATCAGTTGAAGGATATCATATACGTAAGAAACAGCTAATTAATATAAATGCTGAAAATTACGGTAATATAATATTCAATGATACATTATCTTATGAAGATATTAAAGTATCTCCAATTGCAGTTCCAGTTGTAGTAAAACCACATGAACTTAATGATAAAACATTTAATTTTACTGCGACATTTGTAAATAAAAATGGCCAACCAATAGTTGAAACTGAAGCTATAACTAAAACTAAAGTTGTAGAAAAGACAATTGATGGTCGTATTAATTATAAATGGACTAAGAGACATCCAGAATCTATAAGATATATTCCTAGAAATGGAGTGTTCTGGACTATAGGTGCACAATATTATATTGAAATTATTGATAGTGAAAATAGAGTTTATACTAGAAGTGGTACTGTAAGTATAGACGATATTAATAATGGATATATAGAATATAAAGTAGAATCAATGCCTGAAGGAAATGTAATATCTACATTTGTAATCCAAGAATTAGGTAAATTCCGTTCAGTTGCTTCTATTGACCAATATGAGCAATATGAAGTATTACCAGATGATTATTTTGTAGTTAATAATATAACTCTTGATGTAGTTGATCAACTTATGAATAAACGTGTATTAAATGAGATTGCAGATTATGAAAGATCTATTCTTAATAAGAATGTAATTAAAGGACAAAGTCTTCCTTTAGTTCTTCCACCTAATATTAAGATAAACGTAGATACTCTTGCACCATATGTTAGAGTTAAGATTAACCCTACAGATGACGAACATTTAGTATGGGAATATTCATTTGCACAAGATAGATTAAATTATAAATATAATTATCAAAGGTCAGTTGTATTAATAAATGAAAATAATGCTAAGAGTAATTATGATTTTATTAAGACTATTGGTTCTTATAATAATTATGATGCTAAAATAAGTACATTCTATAACTTATATCCTAATACATTTGTAGCAAAACCAGGTAAATCTTATAGAATAATAGTAGAAACTTGTGATTTTGATGGTACAGAACTTAATACTTATGAATATACTAAAACATTTACAGATATTCATGTACCTAATACTGATAGTAGTAAGTTCCTTAAAAATAGTACAGATAATACATATCTTCCTAATAGTATAACTTTCCCAGATGGAAACGAAAGATTTATCTGGATGTATAATAATATAGACAGGCCATTAATAACTGATACTAAGATATTTGGAGTATCTAAGGAAAATGGAACATTAGTAGAACTTCCAGATTATGATAGTTTAAGTAATATTAATGGAGAATATATTAATAATACTACAATGGAAGGAATAGATTATGGAGAATATATAAAGTGGACAGTTGATACAACTGTTGGGTATCCAGCATTAGAAGAAAGTGAAACTTACTTCCGTAATGAAAGAATAAGTCCTTCTCTTATAACTGCGAACTTAGATGTATCATTAAGTGCTAAAGATGGTACTGAAGACGATGAAGCTGACTACTTTATAAATGCAAGTTTTACACATAAATATATTCGTGATAATAATACTAAGATAGCTGTACAATTATATACAGTTAAAGATGGTGTTGAAAAGAAACTTGCTACAAAAGTAGTAACATATGGTGAGTATGTAAGAAATGGATTCGTAAGCTTCCCTCGTGAAGATGTTAGTGAAGATGAAACTATTACATATAAAACTAAAACAGCTTTAATAAATGATATTCAAATAGGAAATGACAGTGATATTATAGACTACTATGAAAGTCCTAGAAATAAAACTGAATATGAAGAAGATTTCGTAAGAACTACTCTTCCATTCTTTGATAAGAAACCTGATGATATAATGGTTTTAAATGAAAATAAAATTCATATTAGAAAAGATGACGGTGTATCATATACAGTTGGAACTATGGGACTTGTAGAAATATTTGATAGAAATCATAATTTACTAGTAACAAAAGAATTTACAGTAAATGCTGCCGATGTAAATAAAGGTGAGGTAACATTTGAATTAGATCCTACATTACCACAAATATTTACATTCCATATTTACATGCAAGAACCTGGAAAACTTCCAGCATTACCATATGTAACATCTGCATATCTTGCAACATGGAAAATAGAGGATGCTAAACCTACTATTACTACAAGATATATTAATGTGATGAGTGGATTTACAAATGACAATCTACACATGAGTATAACTAGATTTAAGGTTACTATTAAAAAGTATCCTAATAAACCTATAACTTCTGGTGAAATTGATTGGAGATTACTAGTTAATAAAACTAGAGGATATATGATAAATGTAAATGAAAATATATCATTAGAAGTAGTAGAACCAACTGAATATATTAATAAACCAGATAATTTGTATAAAGAGTATGAAGGTTCGAATGATGTAATAGATAGTAATATAGCTGGATTATCATATTATCCAGACCCTACTAATAAATATGCAAGAGTAGACGATAGCTGGGGTTATGCAGATATGGTTGCTAACCAAGATGATACTTTCTATAATATGGATAATAAAATAGATGTAGTAAATATGGTGAATAATACTGTAGAAGCTAGCGGTAATGCTGTTACATTATATGCTATTACAGAAAACCATATTGGGTATGGACGTTATAATAAGAAAGATATAACACTAACATATGGTTATCGTATAGTAAATGGTGTAAGTGTTCCTGTTACTAATACTATTACATTTAGATGGAATCGTTATGATACACGTTCTATTGGATCTGATATGTTACATGTTTATGCAGAGAAATTATTTGATCTTACTAATAAAGATAAAAAACTTAACGATTTTGTTGAAATTGAAAAGATGACATTAAATACAGATATTCTTAAAGAAATTACTGGAGTTAATAAAAATGCTACTAAATTTTCTGAAAATATGACTAAATTCTTTACTACTAAAGAAGGTGCTCATCTATACACAAGTAATGAACCTATTGATGGTTATGGTAATGTTATATATAATATGATTATTCCAAAACGTCAAATTGATATGAGAAATGGTGGATTAATCAATATTAAAGAAGCACCAACTGATTTTAATTTAATTCCTGTATTAGGTAAAGCCGCTGGTTATACTAAAGATACGATTAATGGTAATCATAATGATTTCGTATGGGTTACAACATATTTAAAATTTGGAGTTTCGTTACGTGCTAGAACCGCTGAAGATAGTAACACTGATCCAGTACTTTATAAAGATGAACTTACTATTATGTATAAACGTTATAACGATAATAGAAAAATATATGCTAATATTAAAGATCTTATTAATAAAAGTGAACTGAAAACTGATAATGGTGAGTACGTGATTAATAATGATGTTAAAATAAAATGCAAAAAGTCTGGAGATATTGAACGTGAAACGTTTGGTAGATATGTGCGAACTGGTTATCCAGAAGCTGGATATATGGATAGTATATTATCAAATTACGCAAAGTGGAATTATGCATTATTAAAAGAGGAAGATGTTTACATTAATAGACAGAACCTTACATTAGATATCAAATGGAAAACTGGTGAATATATGCCAGAAGTATTAAATGGTAAATCAATACGTAATAGATTTTTACCAATTGGACCTGATTGGGAATCTAAAGCATTAGTTTTAGATGCGAACACAGATATAACTCAATTTGATAGAGCACCAGTGATTAATAAGTTATATATGGTGGCCGGATATATGAGAGGTACTTACTATGATAAGTTATATGGAGAATTTAAAAATCAACAAGCTATGGTTAATCTTACTCTAAATTGTAGAATATTACCATTTAATCTAAAGTATAAATATAATAATATAGTAGATAGTAAAGTATTTACTCCTACTAAAGTTATTACATTAAACTATACAGTTCCTAAACATACTGTTATAGATTCACAATGGTTAAAATATTATACAAAATTTGATAATGAAATACTTTCGTCTAATGTTAATCAAACTATTACAGCAGACGGTACTATAAATGTAGATTTTACATATAATAGTGAGTTTACAAATAATAATACTCCTCTTATATTCCCTGACATAGTATCAAAAACTGATGCTGAAAATAGTATTAATATAACAGAATATGATTTTATTTCTAAAACTGACGTAGTTGAGCCATTTGGATTCAAGAGCAAATATGTATTTAGTAAATCAGATATTAATGTATTATTTAATAGAACTGTTGTACCTAAATATAGTATAAATAATAAGGATAATCAATACAATGAGTTTAATGAAGCATATAAAGAAACTATGACTGTAAATGTTGATATGTCTGAAGTTAAAGATGTATTTAATAAAGATACTCAATATACTTTAACTATAGATAATGACGACCCTATAACATCAACAATAGGAGATAGTTATCCATATGCTAAACATAATAAGGAATATATGATTGGTAATAAAGATATAAATAAGCATCTTAATATCAATTATAAAATTGGTGATTATAATATTACTAAAACTTTATCAGTTAAAAGATCACCTAGTATTATGTGGGATGTATCATATACTAAAAATAATAAATTTAAAGTAAAGTTAGATATAGATAACACAATTAGCGAAATTGATGTGGTCGTTAATCCAATTAGAATGAATAATGATGAGTATCACGAATTTAAAACTATAAAAGTTACTCCAGAAGATAGAGATCGTGGTTATGTAATATTAGATATGTACCAACTTTGGTATATTCAAGAGGAGTATAGTAAACTAAACGTAACATATCGTTCTATATCTGAGTCGACTAATGATGTTATTTATCTTCCATCTAATGTTAAGTGTGAAACTAGAACTATAAATCAAACTGAAGGTGAAGGAAATCCAGAAAATTCTGATAAGATTTATGATCTTAGTATTAAGTTTAGAGTTAAAAACATCACTAATGCATTAAGATATGGTAGACTGTCTGGACTTGTAGATAACACTGGAGATTATAGAACTCCGGATGATTGGTCTAGATTTGCTGCAACTAATCCTATAACTATAAATAATGTTCATTATACTGGACTAGATACAGAACTTAAAGAATTTAGACTTAATGTAATTAATATGAATAGATTAACCACAAGTAATTTTATTCTTCCAGAAGGTATAGAATTTGCTAAATCTGGATGGCTTAATAATGAAACGGAATCAAAGAATCTAATTTCTGGTGTCAAAAATGAAATCATAATTGATATTAATATTAATCCATCTAATGAAAAATATGAATATAATGAAAATATCGACTTAGATATGACTAATTTTGGTCTTAAGTATGATAGTAATGAGATTGCTAAAGAAGGAAGTCCATATAATGCTATTATAACTACTTCTACAGCAATTAATCCAGATGATGCTCCAATAGAGCTAAGATTTTTCTTATATCGTAAGGATAATAAATTCTATGCTTTATATGTATGGGTTCCTTATAAAGAATTAGAATCTATAAAAGATTATACATTACTAAACTTAGTAAATAATGTAGAAAAGTATGAGTTTAGAATAGTTGAACAGTTATTTACAACTGATAATAACCTTAAACCTTTTAGTAAAGGTAAATTTAATAATATTCTTCCAACTAATACAAGATTAGAAGAATATGGAATAAATATGTCTAACTTTAATATACAAACTATTAGAGACATTATAACTAATACATCAGTTAAAGATTCTAATAACTTTATATTAACAGTTCCAGATATCCAACGTTATATTACTAGTGATAATAATATAATAATACCTTTATATAAGAAAGATACTTTAACATTTAGAGATTCTTTACAATTAGATAAACTTAAAACAGCTATAACTAATTATAATAGATTTATATATGAAGGAGAAGCTGCTAATAAGGAAAATTCTAAGTATAAACCTGTAAGTATCAAATATCATGAAAAGTATATCGTAGAATATATAACAAGTCCTGGATTTAGTATTAGAAATGATATAGATTATATATCTTTTGATATAACTATGTCTAGTCTTAATAGTACAACTACTAATAATGTTAATATTTATAATAGAGCATTACGTAAATCTCCTTGGTATTATATACCAGCATTAGGATCATTTGATTCGCATAATGAAATATTACCAATTAATATTATTAAAACTGTTACTAATATAGATAAGAATACTGAATTTAATAAGATTAAATATGCAGATATATTAAATGATATATTTACAAGTAGTGATTATTTTGATAAAGTAGTTAGAAATATTAGTCAATTTGATGACAGAATTCAAACTATTAAATCTAGAATAAATGCTAGAGTATTTAAAGAATCTATAGAAGCTGTTTATAGTCAAGCTATTTTAAATAGTAGTGGAAATCCATATGAACCTAATCTTACTATAACTAGTACAAATGTAGACTATAGTAAATTAGAAGACCTAGGACCAGCTACATTAGCAAATCGTAGTTCATTATATGGATACTATACTAATGAAACTGAAATTATAGACGGAGATACTTCTAAAACTTATAGAGTTTTACATTATAATATACATTTATTAATAAATACTGATAAAGTATATAATAATGCTAGGGCAGGACTTCGTTCTAGTGGTAATATAGACTATTATATAGAATATTTACCAAACCCTACTGGAGTTTATAATACTATTGCGGATAATAGTGGAATAGTTTATAATAATCTTAATAATGTAAAACATAGTCATCTATATGAAATACCTGACACAATAAGCAACGACTATCTTGGAGGATATACAAATCATTATATTTTCCATTTAAAAGATATCGTTATAGATTGGGAATTTATATCAGGAGAACACCAAGTTATGGTACAAGATTTATTAAATATTCATAATATTTATAATCCAACTGAACTTGGGGTTAATACTCAATGTAGTATAAATGTACCAGGGTCTGATCTTAATGACAAACTTAAAGAAATATTTGTAGAATACAAAGGAAATACTTTAAGTGACTTTAATATGCTTGATTACATAGATAATATAACATATAAAGATACAGATAAAGTAGTTCCAAAGATAACTATAATCAATACTAATAAATTAGAAGCTGGAGAGTTTACTATTAGACCTAAAACTAATAAATATACTCCTGCACCACCGTCTGAGTTTAATAGAAGTAATTTCTTTATTAAACTTGACATATTTACAGACTTTAAATATAAATATGATATTAATGATGAGGACAAAGAAGTATTAAATGATTTTGTAAATGATATTTCTATAATGCTTGTAGTTAATAAGAAGAATAATTCTGTATATGAATTTGAAAATACTAATGACTATAAGTTTGATATGTCAAAATCTAAATTATTTATTCTTAAATCTAAGAGATTAGATAAAATGGAAATGATAGCTAAAGAATTCGATAAGAAATGGCTGCTATCTAAAATAAATGATAATTTAGATACTAGAATAGAACAGCTATTAAAGAAGACTACTATTAGTCCTTCTTTAAGACGTATCTTGTCTACAATTAAATCATCTAGTATTCCAGCATATGAGTGGTTTATTAATGGCTATAATGTAAATAGTATATCAAATGATAATATTATACTGTCTACTAGTGAGGAAATTAAGGGATCTACACTTATTAATGCTATTATTTCTAAAATAGATTATAATTATACTATTAAGAATAATATGTATATATCTGTAGTTGAACCTCTTAATTTAACTATAGATATGGACGTAGTTCCTTCTAATAGTTGGAATTTAAACTTTATTTATAATAATAAAGAATTCTATTCTACTAGATTATTAGAAGAACCATCTGAAGATGTTATTAAGAATATCTGGTATAGTCTAAATGATAATGAAAATATGACTATTTTCAAGGATAACACAATAGATATGTACACTAATACTATCAAAAAGACTATTTCTGTATTTGCAAAAGATATCTTAGATACACATACATTAACTCTTATATTAAAATCTAATGTATTCTCTAAAGAACAACGTACATTTAATATTACAAAATATTCTCATAGTACTATATCTGAAAATGAGTTTTGGGATATATTCCAATCTTCAAATATTCATGAACATTTTACAACAAATGTTCCTAATATAATAAAACATTATGACTTTACATATGATACTACAGTTATAGTTAATATGAGTACAAAGGTGAATAAAACTTTAGAAGATATACCAGATGTATATTATGGTGCTAATGTACATATTAAAGTAGGAAATAAGATTATATCTAGAACATACTTTAAACCGTATAATACAGAATTATCATACCAAGAAATATACAATGATATGATAGTACCAATAAATAAAGAACATTATTTGAATGATGATATTAAACGTGTATATTATTTATTTAAAACATTTGAAACTAAGATTATAGATAAAATGCTTGATATCAATATAGAGACTGTAGAAACAACAGATCTTATTAATAATAATACATTATTTAATAGTAGTACTCTACCAATTAGAAAAACTCCTATTACTTATGATATTCCTATTAAGAGAACTGATAATGTTACTCGTCTATTAAATAGTATAAATGAATTCGATCCTAACCGTAATACATTTATTACTAATATAGGTGATACAAGTATAGATATTGAATCTAGATACGCTAGATTCTTTAATCTTCCATCAAATGCTTTAGATATTTATTACTCTGAGCCTTTAAAACAGGTTATAAGACGTTTATCATTATTAGAAGACAGTAGATTAGAACAATTATCTCCTCGTTTAAATGAAGTGCGTAGAAGAGCTATAATTGGTAATATGCCAGTTACTCCATCTAGTGTAAATATAGTAGATACAACTGATACTACTATTAAAGCAATAGATGTATATAATATTAATATAACTGCAACACATGTTAATATATATTTAAATCTACCTGCATTTTATGATTTATGTTATGCTGTAAATTATGAACCTGGTGATATGCTTACTGTTGCTAGAGTTACTTCTGGATTTAATATCCAAAATAAAGTAAAGCTTAGCTTTAAACGTAACTCTGATATAAATAATAGTAAGATATTAATTGCTCATTTCTGTGAAGATTTACCTGTTGTAAATCCACTTATAATAGATGTAGCTAATAGTAGTTATACTTTAGCCGGTAATACAGTAAATATTACTAATACTAATGATATAACAGATATAGCAAAAACATTAAAACTACGTGGACTTATTAAAATGAATGATAAAACGCTTCCTGAAATTAAACGTGTTAAAAATAGTGGACTTTGGTTAAAACAAACTTCCGCTATATACGACGAGTATACTGATAGTGAAGTAGAATTTATAGAAGATTTCTATCCATTGTATCATACATCAGTAAATCCGTCTGAAACTATAGCATTAGTAGATAATAATACAAATATAGCATATGCTCGTACTTCTAGTGCAAGCTGTATTGTATTTAGAGACGGGACAGAATTCTATCCTATATATAATGATATTTCTGCTCTTAAGATATTATCAACTAGTGGAGTTTTAAAATTGTATTAATACATAAATCTACCTCCTAAATCTCAGAAGAATAAAAACTTCGACAATTACATATAATAAGGTGACTTATATCAAAATATAAGTAAATAAACTTAAAATTTTTAGGAGGTAGAAAGATGTTGAATGATGTATTAATGGGAAATGTGTTATTTGGAATATTTGTGGCAGTGGCGGTTGGATTGGTTATGCTATTACTCATTTTAGGGTATGATAGACTTTATAATACTAAGTATGAGTACAATGAAATTAGTAATTTAGAATTACTAAGCGAGTATGATGCATTAGAGGCTATCTATAATGATGCCACATATATGAGGTATAGTTTTGCTCTAGTTGAAAATAAACATAGAGTGAGAGAGTTAAGACTGTTATGTTTAGAGCTTATGTATAAGAAACATGGAAATAGTCTTACAAATGTAATATTGTACAAAATTAGTGTACTAGAAAGTAACTATGAAAATTTACTTGGGTTGCAAGCTAAATATGCTCCATCTGAAGATGAAATTAAAAGTTATTTAGCCAAACAACAACCAAAAGAAGCTATCCATGAATTGGAAGCTGGATATTATGGAATAATGACAGACTAAAAATAGGGAGGAATATATAATGAATGCTTTAGCTGATGTAGTATATGCGAATTTTGCGAATCTCGTTTATTTACGTAACTGGGATTCAGTTAAACGGGGTTCTGAAATCTCAGAAACTATATGGGATGACTGGGCAAAAGACCCAGCCAATTTGAGTAGCAAAAGCAGGTTCTGTTATATGGCGTTCTCCGAAGATGAAAATAATGAAGCCCCTTTATGGGATAGCCACTTTAGGGGCTGGACTTATTTGTATAGCGGAAATGATACTATTATATATAAAGACTTATTCGGTTTAGATCTTAATACTAAATCTAATGGGTTTTATGCTGCAGCCTTTGTAAGAGGTGAAGATGTAGTTGTATCATTCCGTGGTACAAATGATTTTATGGACATGATGACAGATATGGAGCTGGCACTTTTTGATAGATATAGTAGCCAGCTTACATCTGTCTACTGGTTTATACGTCACTGTAAAATATTACTTGGAGAAGGAAACTGGAAATTTTATTTTACAGGACATTCATTGGGAGGCGCATTAGCACAATTTGCTCATATAATTAATGGACAAAATAATAAGGGGATTACTTGGAATGCATTAGGTGCTGGTTTATATCTTAAAACCCACTTTGATACTCACGGTAGATTAGTTACTACTATTATTAATGATATTTGTGCAAATATTGGTGTAAACTATGATGCTGTTGATGTTAATAGTATCTATAATATATGGAAAAAGTATGAACTTAATAATGATGAAAAACCTGTTTATGACGACATTCTTCAAATTTTTTTAACATCAAGTGGTCGTAGAAATGGTTTTTATAAATTTAAATCTGTAGATGGTAAATATTTAAGATTATCATTCGGATTTAAACAACAAGGAAAGGAAGCAGCTGCCGCTGGTATGGAACCTAGAAATTTCATGCTTTATAAAAGAGCTGCTATGGAAATTACTGGAATGTTTAAAACTTTAATGAGTTATAATAAAGGTATGGCTCAATATGGTCGTATTACAGATATACCTATATGTAATTATTACATACCAAATGATTGGACTACATGTCTACAAACTAGACTAGGATATGTTTATGATGCTACTGGTAAAGAAAGTAACCATGAAGTTAAAGCTTCTGATCTTGTAGATGATAATGCTAAGCGTGTATTAGTTGCAACTATAAAGAATTATGGTTTTGAAAAACATCATATTAGTAATTTCTTAATGTTTATGGATGACAAAGGTATGATACAAGGTGGAAAGATGAGAAAATCATTCGTTGATAACGTAGTTAGAGATTTCTTCTCTGTTAAATTTGCTACAGATAAGAAAACTAAAGCTCTAGTTACGCCAACATCTTATAGTAATATTTTTAATACAGATACTAATACTATTATGGATAAAGTATTAGAAAGTATGTCAAAATGGTTAGAAACTAGTAAATACTATGTACATGGACAAGTGTATAAAGAAAGTATTACTAATTATAAACCACTTAAAGTTGGAAATAGTATCATACTAGGTTCATGGAATAATATATTATTTGATAAAGTTGAAGGTTCTGCTCCTAGAGTAGAGCTAATAGGACGTGGAGGTAAAAAATGAGTGAAGGAATATTTGAAACTATAGAACAAGTTCAATCAGAATTAAAAAATAATAAAGAAGAAGTTGCTACTGAAGCTGTTCAAATAGAAAGAAAAGGTAGTAAAGCTCCATCTTTAATTAAACTTTCTGTAGCAATGGATGAAACTATGGAAGTATTAGCTAAACATATTGCAGCATATGTTAAGACATTAAAAGGTTCTGATTATTATGAACATGTAAGAAATATAGATATAATAGATTCAGAGCCAGTTAAATGGCTTAGTGAAAATGTAGATTTTAAAGAATTTGAAATATTAGATGGAGTTCCATTAGTTTTAGGAGAATGTGTATGGGACCCAGATCATGGAGTTGCTGTAAATCTAAAAACATTTGAAGTTGCTACTCAAGATAGATTTTTATAGAATAAACTTAACACGTCCTTCGGGACGTGTTTTATGTACCGCAAAATTTCAATAAAAGGAGATTAATATGTATTTTGATTTTAAAAAAGATAGAAGAAGTATGACATTTATAGCAAAGTTATATAAAATTAAACTTATTCCAAAAGAACGTATAGCTAGAAAAGCAGTATGTGGTATCGTTGATAATTTAATGAAAGAAAATAATAAAACTGATACAAGGTTTCGTAATATAAAATCGTTTATTACATATTATGATAATAAAACCGGTAATATAACTCTTAAAGCAGTAGCAATAAATATGAGACTAAATGCTAGATGGGGATATAGAGAAATTGGGTCTTGGGGTTATAATAATAGTAGATTTGTAAGACAAAATGGACTATTTATACAAGAATGGTTTAAGAATAATGAAATAAGTAAGTTCTATGATATGAAAGTAGATAGGGTTTATAATTTAACAACAGAATGGAAATTAGAAGAATCTACAGAAAAGCAATTTGATGATTTAAACTACTACGATATAGCTCCTAGATTAGTTAAATATTTTAAAGATGATAGATTCTGGCATAAGTATCATTATGTAAAAATAAAAAATAAGAGATATTTTGATATATCTTTACCAAACTTTATGTATACATTCAATATGAATATATCTGACTATCTATATAAATATAAATGGAAAACTTTTGAGGATTTAAGTAGAGAGTTTCCTATAGATTTCTATAAAAGAAAAATAAGCGGTTCTGATATGAAAGGTTTAATAGAACGTGCAGAGATGGAATTTCAATTTTCTAGAAAAGAAAATGAGCTTGTAACATTTGCTAAACAGTTGACAATAAGAGGATTATTTAATATATCTACTGCTGAATGGAGTATAATAAATCATAGAATTAAATATTATGATAACGAGGAAGAATATAACGGATTTAAACATAACTTACATTATAGTTCTTATGAAAATTATAGTAAGGATATAATAGATAATTATATTTGGTTATCTGATCTATTTAATTTCACTGGATATGATCAAATAATATTGAAAGGGGAATAGAATATGAATGAGTTGCTGATATTTAAAATAAATTCCAGCTTAGATCTTGATGTTTATTATAAAGATAGAGATATGAAAGATTTTGTAGTCGTTAGTCGTGTAAAATATGAAACAGATAAACATTTACTACATGGTGACGCAGAAATTAATTCTAATATATTAGAATACCTAATATCAAATGAATTCCCTAGACTTAAAGATGTTAGACATGAATTATGTGGATTTATATCATTTTTACATAATACTGGAGATGATTATAGACGTGTTACATTAGATGATTTTATGTCAAAGTATAGAGTAAATAAAACATTAGGTATAGGAGATTCACATATATTAGAGTTTAATAAAGAGCGGTTCATAGCTAAAACATACTTTAAGTTTAAATTTAATAAAAATAAAACAGCAGTTATATTATGTTATGAAAATATTGATACAATAAATATTCCCTTAATTGAATGTAGTTTATCTAGCTATGTTAATAAAAAATATACAATAAATTCGACAAAATTACAAAGAGATATTGATAGTAATAAACTAAATATTAACACTGAATCAGTTATTGATAGCCTTAGAATAATAATTAATGATGATGATATGAAATATATGTCAACATTACCGGTGTTGGAATATAACGATGTAACAGTATCTAAAATAGTTAATATACCAATATATAATATTTTAAAGAAATAGGAGGTTGAGTATGAATAGATTTGAAATGTATATGGATAGTAATGCTTTATTTTTAAAAGTGTATAAAGGGGATAGTATACCAAAAATATGTATCTGGGGTAATGATGAATATGAGGAAAAATGTAGTTATACTGGAGAAATGAAAGCTCAATATATACTAAATTATTTATCTAAGTCAAAAAGTTTAAAATCTAGAGATATAGCAAGATATATTATGAATTATGATTATAGTACATTTGAAAAATATGTAAATCTAGTAGCATCAGATGATAGTATTAATCGTGATATTATGTATGTTAAACCTTATATTGGTGAAAAATGTAAATGTTCGGTTATATTTGAGTCTTTACATACAGCAGTTAATACTTATGTGCGTATAGAACATGAATCTGGAAATGATTATACTGATCTTAGAGTATCTTGGATTCCTAAGAAAAATGTTAGACATATATACGGTAATGTTAATACAACCATAGAAGATGATATTGGTAAGAATATAAATGAATTCAGTAAAGATCTTAATAGTAAAATTCATAATAATATATATTCTACAGTTGATTTAAAGTTTATAAAAGATCTTGTAAAATTTATTATAGATAAATTTAATGAACTTAATGTATTAAATTTTAGTGAAGATGCTAAAATTATAATACTATTTCATGATGATATTGAAAATTATTAAAGAGGTGACATTTATGATATTTGATAATCCTGTATTTGTAAATGGAGGAGATAATGAATAAAATAGGAAATTCATATTTTAAACTTGTAGTTATGAATGATTTATTAGATATATATTATTTTAATGGAAATAATAGAGTACCTTTACTCTATGGAAATTTTAAAAGATGTGAGTATACATCTATTAAAGACTTATTAGATAACGTAACTTATAATAGAGACAGTACATTATTAATAGAACTATTTAAATGTGAAGTAGAAAATAATAAACGTAATTTAACTAAATTTTTAGAACTTATTAGTACACCATCTGAATACATAAATTTAGATAAAGAATATGATAACTTTGCATTTATAATACCTGCTGAATTAAATTTTAAATTTGATGTTGAAAGTGTATATAAGAAAATAGGTGATTCTAGTATAACTGTATCATTTAATTTTATAAATGATATATTTAACTTTAATTTTAGAGCACGAAAAATTCATAAAGATATGTACGAAGATGAAGATGCTCTACTTGAACTCTTCACTAAAGAAGGTAATGTAAAATATATAAAAAATCATATAAAATCATCTTTACGTAATATATTAATGATAGATAATGTAGCAGATAATTACTTAGATTATCTAGTACATCATATATATGAGAATTTAAAAGTATTTATAAGATTAAATCCAACAATTAATACTACATTAACAATAAGATTACCAGATGCTTTAGGAACAAATGGTCAAATTATAAAGGAGTGAACTATGAATAATATAGAGAAATATAATGGAGGTAACGACAATGAATGATATCGTAACTATTTTTGATAAACCAATATTTTTATGCGTGATTGAAACTGGACATTTGGCTATTTATTATTCTAGTAAGAATAGAACTGCTAATATAGCATATATTAAAAGAAATCTTCCTATATCAACAATCGATGATTTGATGAAAGAGTTTGAATATGATGATTTTGAGGAAAGATTATTTAAAGTATTAGCATCTGAGAATAAAGAAAGATTTGAGTTATTTCTTAAAATGGCTCAATTAAATATTGATAATAATTACCCAGATAAATATTTAAATTTTAGTTATATTATACCTATCAATGAGTACATTGCACAATCGTTAAATATTGTATATACAATTGAAAAAGATAATAATAAGAACACAGTGAAGGTTGATTTAGTTCTTAGTAATAAGAAAACTGGGGAATTTATTATACCAATACATACATTTACATTAGATGATAAATTAGATTATGAATTAAAGTATCTACAACCTACTGTAGGTGATATTATTAAGGCAAATGTAAGAAATAAAATAGGTAAAACATTAAGTGATGAATATATTATCAAAATATGGAATTATATTAAGAATGGAGTTCTTTTATTTAGTAGAAGAGATTATATACTACCTGGGTCTAAATTAATTGAACTTGTAACAGACGATATTTCGGAAGGAGAATTAAGATAATGGATATAAAAAGAGAATATAATTTACGTGTTAGTAAAGATTACGATGAGATAGATGGTGTTGATCGTTTAGGTCATTCGATTTGGTTTAATCATAAAGATAGTGATATATATGAATCTGCATACTTTGTACTTGGTGATAAAGAACCGTTTGTTAAAGCAATATTTGATGTTAATCACAATAATCCATCAAATAAAGTACCATATTATAACATATTTAAAGAAGCTTTAGACTATATATCTAAAGTATTCTTTCAAGATAAAGATGTTCTAGTTGCATTTGAAGGATTACCATTTAATGCTAAATACGCATTACATAATTATGCTATTGCGTATATAGCTTTATACTCATGGATGGAATTATCTAAAGACTTTGAAGCTCAAAATAAAAAGATGTGGCTTGATGGTATAGAATATTTAGATGAAGTTTACATTAATGAATTTATTGATAAGATACTTGCAGATGAGACTGAGTGTGTATGTGATGTTAATCTGTATACAATATTCCATAGTAAACTTACATCGAAAGATTTAAAACCATCAGATGCAGCTATTGTTAATAATATAGTAGATGAATTCATTAAAGCAGTTAATGATACTATATTTGTATCAGATGAAGAAATGAATGAGCTTAGAGATATGCATGAACTAACTGAAGCATTAGACTCATTAACAGAAGGTTTAAATACTGGAGATGTATTAGTTATTAAAGGTAAATCAGAAGATGATAAAGAAGAACCTGAAACACCAATTAATTAACATTTTCGTTAATTACATATAATATAGTAGTATAATCAATTATAAAGCGTTTATACACTGTTTATAGACGTTCTATAGTATATAACTATAATTTATATATTAATATTATAGAATCGCTTATAGATACCTATAAACGCTTTAAAATACAAATATAAAGGAGTGAAAATTGTATGAGTGAAAACAAGTACACATCTGAAAACATCAAAGTTTTCGAAGATCTGCAAGGTATTCGGCATAGACCTAATATGTATATCGGAAATACATTAGAAAACGGTCTAATCCAATGTCTTACAGAAGTATTCGTAAACTCCATTGATGAAGTCGGGTCAGGACATGGGGATGTAGTAAAAATCAAACTATTAAACCCAATTGGTTTTGAGCTTTCAGACAATGGGCGTGGAATGCCAATAGACCCATACCAAAATACTGGTATTCCAACTGTTACTATTCTATTTACTAAACCACATAGTGGAGGTAAAATGGAAGCCAATGTAAACTACAAGAATGCGATAGGGCAAAATGGGATTGGATGTAAAATAATCAATGCTCTGTCTGAGAAAACTACAGTAGAAATTACTCGCAATAATGTAGTTTACCAGCAAACATTTAGCAGAGGTTATGAAACATCTAAGCTTACTAAAATTGACAAAATACCAGAATATCCGTCTGGAACTAAGATTACTTGGATACCAGATAACCAAATATTTAAAGAAGTTATCGAGTATAATTACAATAAGGTTAAAGATATGGTACAAACTCAAGCATATCTAAACCCAGGTAATAAGTTTATCCTTTCTGATGAAAGAACTAATAAAAAGGAAGAAATTAAATCTGAAAACGGACTTTTTGACATGATGAAGGCTAGACTTGGTGATGACAAGCCGCTATTTAAGCCAATCCATATAATTGCAGAAAATGATAAATACTTTATAGAAGCAATCTTTACATATACAGATAATAGCTATGAAGATATGATTTCATATGTAAACTCTGCTCATATGCCAGAAGGCGGTTCTCATGTTCAAGCATTCCGTGGAGGATTTACTCGTGCTATTAATGATATTAGTAGACAAAATGGATTCCTTAAGGATAAAGATGCTAATATTGGAGGTAATGAACTTCGTGAAGGACTTAGTTGTATTATAAGTTTTAAAATGAATGAACCTCCATTTGAGAACCAAACTAAGACTAAACTTAGTGCTCCTGATATCATACCATTTGTACAAGAAATAGTATATAATAAGCTAATAGCATGGGCAAGTGATAAACCAAAGGAAACTAAAGTATTAGTTGATAGAATCTTACTTACTAGAAGAATAAAAGAAGCTAGTAAGAAAGCAAGAGAAATGGTTCTTGGAACAAAAGCAGCAAAGAAAGGTAATTTATCTGTAGTCGGTACAGATGTTGCACATTGTGTTAGTAAGAAACCAGAAGAATGCGAGATTATACTGTGCGAAGGATTAAGTGCTGCCGGAACTATCAAGAATGCTAGGGACAGTAAATATCAAGCAGTATTTCCATTACGTGGTAAAATATTGAATGTTGAAAAACATAGTGAACTAGAAGCTTATAATAATTCAGTAATAAAAGATTTAATAATAACATTAGGATGCGGGGTGAAAGATGATCTAGATCTTAAAAAGCTTAGATATCATAAAATTTTGATTGCAACTGATCAAGATCCCTGACGGCAGCGCAATAGAACTATTATTATTAACATTATTCTTTAGATTATTTCCAGGTTTAATTGAAAATGGACATGTGTACTTGAGTTTATCTCCACTTTTCATTAACACGATTGGAAAGCAAAAGTATTATACATATGATGAAAAGGAACAAGAAGATTTCCTATTAAAACACAAAAATGATAAGATATCTGATATACAACGTATAAAGGGACTTGGAGAACTTAATGCAGATGTGTTTAGAGAACAAGTAATGAATCCTAAAACTCGTAGATTACTTCAAGTGCATATAAATGATTTTGAAAAGGTATCAGAGGTAATACATATGCTTCAAGGTAATGATAGTACACATAGAAAAAGACTTATAGAGACGGGTGAGTTATAATGAGTATGTTAGAATACAGTCCACAAAGAACATTAGATTATGTAAATATGGTTAAAAAACATGCTAAAACCATTTCAGATATTAATGAACTGATGAGACAAAATAATACAGATTTAATCGATACGTTAAGTAAGCATATTGATAGCGATACTTCTGACAAACTTAAAGAAATGGCTAAAAATATATTAGCATCAGTTAAAGAGAATGAAAAGTATTCTGAAGAAGTTGAAGGATTGCATGTAGAAATAGACCATGAAAAAGGTATGGTTTTATTTAGACCTAAGAAGATTACTAGAGTAAGTGTAATTATGTTTCCTAAATCTAAATATTATGGAAAGAAAAGGAATAAAATGATAAATACTTATCATAAATATTAAAAATTGTATTGGAAGGAGAATTTAAAATGAAAGAACTATTTAACATGAATAACATTGTATTTATAACTGCGTTGACTTACATATTAAGTCAAACTAAAGACATTATTAAATGGATAAGTAAGCAGTTTATTGTAAGAACTCGTATGGGAATACTATTACAAGAGAATAAGCAAAAAATATCTGAACTTATTGATTGGATTAAAATCAATAGTAAAGATAAACGAACCATTGATATATTAGAGAATAATATATTTTTAGGACGTAATGCAGATTATAGTAATCTAAATTTTGGGTATTATATAGTAAAACTAGATAAGTTTACTTGGATGCTTATTTGGAACTGGTATGAAAATAGTGCTGGAGGTCCTCAACAATTCTTCAACTGTGATATACTGGGTAAAAATAGAAGAATGTATTTCAAAAGTATTAAAGATTACTTAATGCCATCTCAAAAAGATAATATCATAAGATATACTACTGGTTTGGATATATGTGATACTGCTATGATTCTTATAGATAAAATAACTGATAAGAAGATATTTGGAAGTCATATAACTACGGTAGAAAATGTCATAAATGATTTCCTTAAAAAGCAACACATATACGATAAATTTGGTAAAAAATTTAAACTAAATATACTGTTATATGGGGAACCAGGGACTGGTAAGACTAGTATTATTAAATATATAGCAAATAAGTTTAAATTCGATAAAGTTCATTATATTGATAAAATGTTTGCTAGAAATGATGATATGATGATAGTCTATAATACTAAGGAAATTATAGAAAACTATGAGAAAACTGGTAAACCGTCTTTACTTGTGATAGAAGATATAGATAAATCTGTACTTAAAATAGGTGGAGATGCAGAAACTAAAGTAGAACCTTCAGACCCACCGCAAATCCGGTCAGCAAGAGCATTTACTAGCGAAGGAAGATATATTGGTACAGTTCATAACAATCTAGTTAATAGTGGAGAAGTTCTTAATAACTTGATGCAATTTCTAGATAGTAATACAAGTCCAAACGGGGCTATAACTATAATTACTACAAATAATAAGGATTATCTTCCAGAAGCATTAATTAGACCTGGTAGATTAGACTACATGATAGAAGTAGGTAAAATTTCTTCAGAAGATGCGAAGGAAATGGTTAAGTATTATGGTAGTAGTATAGAAATAGAAGATCATGAATATAATCCAGCAGATTTAGAGACTAGAATTTTTCAAGAAATGATATCTAGGGAGGAATAATGAGTAAGACATTAAATGAAATCATACGAAGCAATTGGAACCTATATGAAAATGAGTTAAAGATTAGACTCAAGAAATTAAGAAGATCTTGGAGATATTCAGACTATAGAAAGATTGGCATGATATGTGCCAATCTTGAAACATTTAAAGCACAAGAATGTTATGAAGATGTATATATTAAATATAATCTGAAAAAGGTTATAGATAAATTTTGGAAAAAATACTTAAAACATAAAGATACTATTAAATTAACAGAACAAATGCAAAGAGAAACAGTAATGTGGCCAGATTGGTTATTAGATAAGTTGGAGGAATAGAATATGACTAAAGTGTTAGATAGGATTGATGAATATAATTGTGCCATAGATTACAGTAAATGGAATGCATTAAATATACATCTATATGATGCTGTAAAAATGTTTAAAAGAAATAACAAATTCAAATATCTTAAGTATATAAATGATTTACTTACATATTCTGAAGAATTTAAAGAGCATATCTTTTATGAAGATCTGGCTAAGAAATATAATATATGTAATATTATGGGAAAATATATACTTAGAACATTAAGACATCAACGTAAGTATTTTCCATTAGATTTCCATAGCGTATGTAATCACAGAACTTATAATGGTAAAACTATAGCAGAGTTATTTAAAATTCATGTAGGTTTTGATGTAATGTTAGATCTTGGAGAAAAAGACCATCCTGTTAATAATGAAGGTAAAGGTGTTGGAGATCTAGTAAAGATATTAGCCGAATGGCGTTCTTTTATGGGAGGTAACAATGCGTAATATAAGAAACCGTAAATATAGAATATCTATAGATGAGGCTAGAATCATTAGATGTAATAGATGGATATATTCTAGAGTTAAAGGACTTAAAATCAAAATAAGGAAATATCATAAATTTAAAGATGTAATAGAATTAATAGATCACACAATGACAAGTTTAGAACATTGGGTTTATAGAATGGCACATAATATTAGCCCTAATGATGAGCGTTTCGATACAGAAGAAAAGGTTATAGAATACGCTATTAAAAAATATGGATTAAATAAATATATAAATAAAATGGAGGATAACACATGGAAAGAAAATTTGATTCAAAAACACAAAGAACTGAAAGAAAAGGATTTGAAGGGAAGGGGAAGAGTTCAAATAAAAATACCTTTAAATTCGTCAGAGGAAACGACAGAAAATCTAGCGGTAAAACTACTTTTAGGAAAGCAAAATTCTTAATAGGGCCAATGCTTCCTAAACCAGAAGGAGTATTAGCTTCTATATTATTACAAAGATATGTAAGAGATAATTATTTAATAGATGAAGAATTCATTACAACTAATAAAGCTATAACTGATAAGTTATTTGATGGTAAACTTGTTAATTATGAGACTAAAATGTTAGAAATACTATCTAGAGAAAAGAATTGTATCATTAGATATAACTTCTATAAAAATGTGTTCTATAACTTAACTGCTATTATTCTTACTAAAGAAACAGAACAAATTAAGAAATGGGCACCTAGTTATCTAAATAATATTAATGCGATAGCTGAGTTATTTAGTAGAAATGATGCTACTAAAGAATTAACTAGTAGAATTAATAAATTTGGTGATGTTGTAAAAGAAATAATAAATAAATCTAAAATAGAAGGAACAGATAAGGAAAAAGTTAAAGAAGTTATGGCATCTATTAATATAGACGGTATAGATACATCTAATCTTGGATTTATACAAAAAGAATTAGTAAATAGATTCCAAAACTATATGGATAATGCTTTAATGTTTACTAGTATGCATGTTGGACTACCAAACTTCTCTAATTGTGTGTTATTCTTCGATAAACCTATAGCTGATGACTTATTTGCATCATTACCAACAGATTATAGAAGAATATTATTTGTAAATATGTTTAACTTTAAACTATTTAATACAGATAATATAGCATTAATTAATAAACCTATAGTAGATGTAATGTTGACTGAAGGAGAAACTGAGTATACTAAACTTAGTGACCCAGAGTTATTAAAGAAACCTATTAAAGCAAAGAAACCTTTCGTTAAGAAAGATAATAAATTCGGAGGTAATAAAAATGGGTACATGGGAAAATCTAAAGAATCTGGTAAGTCTTGGAAGTAATGTGGTTAAAGCTGGTAGTAAAGCTATTAGTACACTTGAAAAGATTGAAACTAAAAGACAAGAAAATGCTAAACCAAAATATAGGGTACCTGATATGGTACCCGAATCTGATAATATATTCTTAATAGAATACTACTATGTAATGAATATGCGTGATGCATTAAAGAAAATGGTAGTAGAAGAGTATGAAAGTACCAGAATGGATTTGGAATATATTTATAAGTACGTTAAAGATATGTTAGAATCTGTGGTTAAATTAGTAGAAGTAAACTATATCTATAGAAAGAATGTTCTTAAACTTGATGATATGAAAGAAATGTCAATTGACCATTATATGAATAGCAGATATGTATTAGAATCTGATATTTGTAAATTTATGACATTACTTAATAAATTATTAATACAAATCGACAGAGATAAGAATAGTCTTGCTAAGAAGAAACTTAATAATGAAATGAGTTTAGCTGCTGTTAAAGATATCATAGATTCGTTAGGTGTTGAATAATTACATATAATAAAGTAATAAAACATTTCAAAGGAGTGAACAATTTGAAAGAAAAATTAACAAAGAAAAATAAGTTTGACGACGATGATGAATTATTGGAAAAGATGTATAAGAAGAATAAGGACAAAAAGAAAACCAATAAGAAACATAGTTTTCGAACAGAGAAAAAGGAGATGGTTGAATGAAAGTTGTATTATTGTTATTAGGATTATTATTAGTGGGCTGTACGGACTTAGGTGAATATAGACCTTATAATAGGGATAACCCGTCCGACAGGGCAGAAATGAGTAAACGGATTAAAAAGGCATACCAGAGTAAGGATGCCAAATGGGATGTAAATTATGAAAATCTTATGTATTAATAAACCAATACATAAATTAAGTGTGGTTTATGATACATGTTATGTAACACTAATTAAATTATCTTATAAAAATATAAACAGGAGGAAGTAGAATATGAAAAAATTATTATTAGTATTAGGAGTTTGTGGGTTATTAGTTGGTTGTAAAGGTGAAGAAATATCAAAGTTACAAGCTGAGTTAGCTGAGGTTAAGGCATCAAATGAGATTTATAAGAATGCATTATTAAATCCAAATGATTACGATGTTGAGGTTAATGGTGATGAATTTATAGTTAAAGAAAAATCTGATTATGATAAATCTAGAGATGAAATAATGAAAGATTATAAAGAGCCTTCTAAAGATAATAAATCAGATAACTCATCAGTTAAAACTGTATCTATAACTGAAGTACCTTATGAAGCATTACCTCAAGATTTAGATACATCTTTTAGAGTAAGTCCTGATAGACTACATTCAGGAGGGGACCCTGATGATGAAGCTAATGGAGATAATGGAAGTGTGCATTATGTTGTACCATTCTTCCAAGAACCAAGAAATGAGTATGATGAATTATACATACTACTACAAACAGACTATGACGTTGAAGGTATCATGTCATACTGTGTGGAACCTGCAAAGAATATAGCAGGAGCAGGTTCTGAAGTATACTTAGGTTTAAAACTTAAAAAGAAAAAATAGGAGGCTATTATGAAAAAGTTATTATTAGGATTAGGTTTATTGCTATCAGCTAATGTGTTTGCTGGACAATACTGTAAAGTGGTATATGTAGGAAGTAAGACATACGACCAAAGAGAAGAAGCTATTAATGCAGTTATAAGACAAGAGCAAGATAGAGTAGACTATTCTATATTAACTGACATAAAAGTCAGTGATAATTTTGTGTATTTAATATTCACTGATGATAAATAAAGACAATTAATATGATGGCGGGGGTGTAACAATTCCCGCCAAATTATTTTTATTACCGGAGGAAAAAATGAATAAATACAAAATGGTCAATCTTGGGGAATACGCGATAGATGCGTTAAAGAGATATTCTAACTATGTGCTATACCACCGTATGATCCCGAATGTATTAGACAATAAAACTCCAGTCCAACGTAGATGTTTATTCGTAATGTTTAAAGAAGGTGTGCTTTCAAATGCTAAAGCCAAGAAATTAAATACAATGGTAGGGCAATGTATGAGTTACCACCCACATGGAGACAGTGGAATAAATGGAGCCTACGTTACAATGAGTCAGGAGTGGAAACAAAATGAAACTTATTTTGAGATTGATGGGAATAGAGGTAACGTATTTGGGGATACGGCAGCCGCTGGAAGATATCTGGAAATTCGTATGAGTAAATATGGGGAAGATGTTTTTACTCATGAGTTAAGTCCAGATGTAGTCCCATATCAAAATAACTATACAGATACTGGTACAGAACCTTTAGTATTACCAGCAGTTCTTCCAGATGTTTTAATAAATGGAAACTTTGGTATTGCAGTTGGATATACTACAAACCTTTTACCTCATAATTTAACAGATGTAGCTAATGTATGTAAAGCATATGTTAAAAATAGAAAAATATCTGTTCAAGAACTGGCAGATATATTAAAAGCACCAGATTTCCCATTAGCTGGAACTATAGTAGGTAAAGGGTTTAAAGATGCATACATAAATGGTTCTGGTTCTTGTGTACAACGTGGAATATGGAAACGTATAGATGATGGGAAAGATACATTTATAGAAGTAACTTCTATTCCATATGATACTACAACAGAACAATTTATAAATAATGTTAAGAATTTAGCAATTAAGGCAGATCAAGGTAAACTTGTATGTCATATTGTATCATATGAAGACCATAGTAATATGGATGGAATTAGTATAAAACTTAAACTCGATAATCCTGAAAATTACGATAATGCTGTAAGTCAGCTACTAGCTAATACATGTTTAGAAGTAAAACATAGTATGGTAAATAACGTAATTATAAATGATAAATTCAAAGTAGGAGTTAATTTATTAGATATAATAAAAGCTTTCGTAGAATTTAGAGAAAGATGTTTATATAATAGATTTAAGAGAGAACTTAAAGATGTTATAAAACAGATGCATCTAATAGATGGAGTTGTGATTCTTAATAAAGATAAAGTAAAAAATCTACAAAGACTTATGGAAGAAGTGAGACTTGCTAAAAATAAACAAGATACAATACATCGTGTTATGAAAGCTTATAAACTTACATATGAGCAAGCTGAGTATATTGTAATGCTACGTGTTTATAGATTGTCTAATATGGAAATTGATGACTTATTATCAGAATATAAGAAGCTAGAAAAACGTAGAATTGAATTAGAAAAGCTTACAATATCACAAAAGAACCAACATTTGGATAAATATATGACAAATGAGTGGGATGAATATATTGTAAAGTTTGGACGTAGAAGAAAAAATAATGTAATAGAGAAAGATAATCTTAATAAAGCTGCGTCTATAATACCTTGTAAAGTATGGCTGATTGCTAATGATAAAACTTATAATATGGTAGTCGGTGCTAAGTATAAAGGGACAATGAGCATTGACACTCATACAAATGGACTTATCTACATAATAACAGATAAAGGGTATATGTATGTAGTTAAGGTTGCAAAGATTATGCGTAATCCATATATAGACTTATCTACTATAATTGGACTAAAGAGGGAGGACACTATAGTAGGTATGTATACAACAAATTATAACGGAGATGATATTTCTGTTATAATGCAGGGGGAATTTAAATTAAAGAAATTTATCATTAAAGCAGGGACTACATCTGGAATGCATGGTAAACGTGTGTGGACAGGTGGAAAATTGGTGAATACGATGGAAAAATATAATAGCTTCTATCTAGTAAATAACCAATATAGAATTAAGGTTGATATAAATAACCTTGATGATAATACTTATTATAGTTATTTCGGTATAACTAAACATAAGGGCCAATTTATAGTAATGTAATAAAATAACGCGTTTTATAATGGAAAATTTTAGGGTGATATGTATAAAACGCGTTATACATCTTAAAAGAGGGATATAAATAAAGATATTTATAATCACGATGATAATATTATTTGCTTGTATTCTTATATACAACTGCATAATGGCAGGAATAGCAGTTAAAAAGGGAATAGAAGGTATTGCAAAAGATATATTAATTAAATATAAAAATAACTGGAGGAAATAAGAATGAAGAAGAAAGACTTATTAATGGCTAGAGTAATGAGTAATTTAAAAGTGGATAGGGAAGCACCAAATGATAAGTATTATGATATGCTTACAAATGGAGCTACTAATAAAAGTAATGATATATTAATGAATCAATTACAACTTAGTAATATATTATTTAAATTTGAGGAAGTAGAAATACCAAGTTTACTTAAATATGTCAAAGATAATATAATTAATGCTGAAGTTATCAAAATGGATGATATTATGTATGCATCTGGTAGTTTTGAAGGTTTAATGGATTTATTTGATTGGGGTAGTCCAATGTATGAAGTTCTAGATAAAATTAGTTTAAAATTAGATACGTATATTTCTAAAGAAAAAGAAACTAGAATAATAAAGATAACTAAAGATGAGCTTAGTGGAGAGTTATTAAGACTTAGTAGATTAATAAATACAGTTGAAAAGAACTTACCAGAAATAGGATTAGTTAAAGAAACACTTAAAGGTCTTAAATTATATAATCCATTTGCGGATGTGACAGCATTAATAACAGTTGAAGATTTACCAGAAAAATATAAAAATTATGATTCTAATATACTTGAACGTATAAAGAAGATTATATATAGAGGTCAAACAGATAATAATACAAGAGTTATGAAACTAAAATCATTTGATGAAGTTCTAGGTGATGCGGAATGATGGGATCGTTTTTAGTAGCATTAAATGCATTATCGTTATTAATTGGTATACATTTACTTAAACGTAGTCTTAAAAATGTCAGTATATATAGTAGAATACTGCAGGAAGCTAAGAATCTTGAAGATGATACTATTAAAGAATTAGCTAATGCAAAGATTCCAGAAGGTATTACAATGGACGATGTGCATAAATATGTAAGAAAAGAAGCAGATATGGTTAAATTTAATTTTAAGATTAAATTAAAAGAGTTTACAAAATATACATTTTATAATACATTATTAGTATTATTTAATGGTACTATGTTAATATATAATATGTACCAGTATGGAACATTTGCTAAAATTTTTATATTTATAGTAAGATTATTTAGTAAAATTATAGGAGCTTAGGAGGTAACGATGACATTATTAGATTTTATAACTACGTATAGTGATAGTTTGATCGTATTAGGACTACAAATAGTGGTAGCATTTATATGCAGAATTTTAAAGAATGATGTTAGAAAAGAAATACAATACAACCTTATGAAAATCAGGGCTGGTGCTAGACAAATCAGTAGAAGAAGAGCAGTTTGCCTTTCAATTGAATACATGGGACTTAGTATTTGCTTATTAATGTTTATATTATTAGTATGTGCGAATACTTATAGATTGATCAGTTACATATAATAAGGAATATAACAGAATCAATAGGAGGTAAAAATGTCTAGAGAATTAGAAAATTTATTGCAAGATATCGAGAGAAATATTAATAAGGTTTCTAAAAATAATACAATGCCATCTGTAATTAAGGAATTTAAAGGTAAACTAAGTAGAAAAGATATATTTAATAATCCGCTTAGTAATAGGGATAAAATATTAACTATATTAAATAACTATAGATTTAGTAAATTTAATGTGGATAATATGAAACCCAATGTATTGGTAATATTTAATGATAGAGAATATGTGTGCACAATTAAAGAATTCAATTATGATGATAGTAGACATAAATATGCTGATAGAATAAATAAGTCTGGATTCTATATATGGGAAATGAAAGATTCATATACAGTTGGTGAAATAGTTGAACATACATCTATTAGAGATTTCTTAGCTAATAGGCTAACTATTGATATAAGCCAATCAGCAATTGATAAAATGTGTGATCAATATGATATTGAAATATCATGCGGGTTACTAACAGAAAGAATATATAGTACACCGTTAGATAAAGTAGATGATCCTTATAGCGACACTGTATTTGATGCTGCTGGAAGGATGTTTAGAAAAATATTTTAATTAGGAGATGAGATATTATGGACCATAAGTTAAAAGAATATGCTAATTTTGAGTCAGAAGGTGTTTCTAAGCATATAGTAGAACACTTTACCGTCGGGTTTGGAGTAAATGCTAGAGATATATTTGTCTGTAAAGAGATAACACCAGCTAGTGATGTTATAATCACGGCATATACTACAATTGATGAGGCTGATAAATACTATAAATACATCACAGATACGTCTTTAGATGAAGATGAAGTTAAAGAATTATATGATATGGGTATAGACTTTACTGCTGAAAGCTTATATCAAATAGTTCCAGGTAGTGAGAAATACTGTCTTAAAGATAAGAAAATTGCTGGAGTAGCATCAATTAGATCATTCCTATCAGAGTATATATACTCAGACATACCAGCAGATGTAAATGTTCATAATTGGATAGAAAAGACAGATTTTACAGATTCATTTGAATTAGTAAAAAATATAATCAAAGAAACTGCTGAATTTCTAAATAAGGAGAGATCAAATGATGAAAAATATAGTAATTGATGCAAGAAATACTGAAGACTGTAAAAGACTTGAGGCTGCTGTAATAAAGCAGCCCCTTTCTGAACAGATGTATACAATAAACTTTACAGATAAATTTAGAATACATACAGACGGAGTTCATGGACTTCTTAATATATACTTACAAGAAGTATACGCATATTATAATCTACCTCTTAAACTTAGAGCCAAACTTATTTATACTGGAGACTACTCTAAAGGAGTACCAGATAAATATAGACAAATGGTATGCGATAATGTTATCAATATACTACCTGCTAGAGAAATTCATCTATATTTTTTATTGGGAATGGTAGTAGCATGTTTCCACCAGCTTAGTATGAAACTTAGTATAACAGTAAGTATGGACCATAGTTTATGGGGATATATAGATGCTTATGATAGTCATAAAGAGTTCCGTACTCTTATGGATAATCCTATAATAACAGAAAAGGACCCACCTTGGGTAGTAAAAAAGAAAGAAGATGAAATAGTTAAGATATTAAAGTCTGCAGAAGTTTATCCAATAAACCTAATGTTTGAAGGAGGAGTAAAGATAAATGCTAAACAAGCACAAGCATTAGTACAAATAGGTCCTATGCCTGGATATATAGATAAAAACCGTACTACACATAATGTACTTGGTGGTATATTGAATGGTATTAGACTTCCAAAAGACTTATATCAAATGGATAATAGTGGACGTCTAGTTATAATATCAGGTAAAACAGAAGTTAAAGATCCTGGTACTATAAATAAACATATCGGAATACCACTTGCTACATTTAAGCTTAATGAAGACTTGTCTAGAGAAGTTATACATGATTGTGGTACATTATTAACACTTCCATGGCATATTAAGAGTAAAGAAGATCTTAAATTCTTAAGATGGAAATATATTTATAAAGATGGTAAGAATATTGGATATGTAAATACTGATAGAGAAGATCTTATTGGACAAGATGTAGAAATTCGTAGTGCGTTATTTAACTACGGAGATACAATATGTGAAGAATGTATGGGTTATATGAGTGATTTCTTACAAGATACTAAAGCATGGAAAGCTTCTGCTTATATGTATGTAATGGATATTATTGGAGCAATTGTACAAAATCTTATCAGTATAAAACACAATAACAGTGCTAAAATGCTTGATACTCATGTATATTTTAGAAATAAACTATATACATTAGAAGAATTCTATAATAATATGAAAGAGATACTTAAAGCAGTTGAGTTTGACTGGTTAAGATTTACTGATGGAACGCTTATAGAATTTATAGGTTTCTCTCATGATTTTGATGAAAAACCATTTACTAAGAACTGGTATTTAAAGATTAATGGAGAAATTGCAGTATTTGATACTCCGATTTATATACCAGACGAAGATGATATTGAGCATAAAGATTGTATACAATATTATATTCCTAATGACTCTGTATTTATTAAAGCAGAAGATCTTAAAATAATGCTTAAGAAACATAATAATGAACCTAAAACTCAAAAGGAAATGTGGACTGAACATTATAAGAATAGTCCTGCTATAAGAACTAAATACTTTAGTCAAGATGAAAATTATAAGAATATGTCTGTAAGAGACCAGATAATAGCATTCTTTAACTATTGTCGCGAAGTATCACAATTTGACCATATTATTTATTATGAAGCACTTATATATGGATTAATGCGTGATGGTAATGATAGTAGTAAACGTCTATCAAAGAATAGTACATCTGTACAATTCTTTAATATTGGAGATATATTAAGAACTCCTGGACTTACTAATGCATTATCTGTAAAACTTCACCATGGATATATAAAGAATAATATATTAGTTCCAGAAATGGAAGTAGAACCTTCGGAATTCGATGTAGTTTATAATAAATTACTTGATAGAGAACCTGTTAAATATACAAATGAAACAGATTTCGCTGATTTTGACGGTATTACAGACTAAAACAGTCTTATGTATATACCTGTTTAACTTGCGTTTTAGGCCTATTAAGATTATTACTATATAATTAGTCGTCTATATTATATAAAACGTCTAAAATAGGCCTCTAAACGCGTTTAAATGGAATTTAAATATACTTTTAAAGGAGAATGCATGAACATTGAAACTAGTACAAGTTGGTGGATTCATAAAAATGAATTTAAACCTGATACGTTAATCAACTTGAAAGCAAAGATGTCCGTATTAAGTTTCCGAGATAACGATGAAATACCAAAAGCCATATTTGAAGATGGTGACTATATTATTATACCTAAAATCAAAAAGTCAATACTAGATAGCATACTAAGAAAACCTTTAATATTTTCAGATCAAAAAGCTCCAGTGGTGACTCATGTTACCAAATGGAATAAAATGAAATGGAAACCATTGGGACACCAAATTCCTCTAATTAATAGTATCTGTAAGATATTTACAGACCAGCACCAACCAGAACAACGTGTATTCTTATGTGCTAAGCCAGGACTTGGTAAAACATTTATGACAGCAGAAATAATTAATAGACTTGGTCTTAAATTCATTTTTATTACATATAGTAGTAAGCTTGTAACTCAAAGTTATGAAGATTTCTGTAAATATATGGGTAAAGATGGGATGCTTTGTCTTAGAAATGGATCTGATTTTGAGGATATAAATTGGAAAAAGGTTAATGGTCTTTTTTTAACACATCGTATGGTTCAAAGTCTGATAAATACATATGGTATTTATGAAGTTATTAAGAAATTTATGCTGGATATGAATGCAAGTATAAAGATAATAGACGAATGCGACCGGGAAGTTGGAAGTACATATATGTTAGAATGTTTTGGTAACTTTAGTCATAACTTATATCTTACTGGTACAAAATTTAAGAATATAAGACAGGATGACGTTATATTCCAGGCGATATACAGGCATGTACATACATTCGGGTCTGATGTTCAAGTACCAAATAATAGAAACTGTTATGTGGTAAAATGGAGATTTAATCCATCTAGAGATGAACATTTTAAAATGAGTTTATATGAGGAACAGCTATTTAAGACATATTATAATAACTATCTTGCAAATAAAGATGTTTTTCTTGATTATATTATGTGGAGATTTTATATCCAAGAAGATGGAATTATTAAGAAAATGATCAAAGAAGGCGGAAGTATAGTATTATATTGTGGAAGAATAGAAAATTGTGAAATAATTAAGAAAAAGTTGATAAATAACTTTAAAATTGATGAAAATGATATAGGTATTTATAATAGTAGTATAGCTAATAAAGAAAAAGAAATTGCAGAAACTAAGACGTGGATTATTACTACGACAGAAAGTATGGGACGTGGATACGATAATCCAAACCTTAGAGTATTGGTATTTTTAGAATTTAACTTTGGTATTAGTAGTTATATACAAAACATTAGTAGAGTTGCCAGAGTTGGAGGTAAAGAAGGATATGTTATTGAAGGACTTGATACTTCTTTTTGGAAAGTAGAAGCAAATCATAAAAAGAAACTTAATCTTGGTATATATAAAGATTACTTTAAGCAAATTACATATTTCAATATACCAGACGCTATACAGGCTAAATATATTAATGGTTATAGACCTGATAGTGAAAGAGCTAAAGAAATAAGAGAGAAAATGGTTCAGTTTAAGAAGAAACAACAGCTACATAAATTAATATGAGGTAAATATATGACAAAAGAGGAAGAAATAAAGTTAGAAGATTTTTTAAAAAAAGTTAGTACTCCACCTGGATCAGATATTCATAGTAGAAAAGCTAATATGTTTATGTGTAACGATGTTATATTTAGTAGAGATCTTCATGTTATAGATGTTTTAAATCAAAATAAAGAGAGTATGAAACTAGAAGAATGGATTAAATGGAGAGATGATATATTTAAAATAATTAATAATCCAAGAATAAGTCCACTTGTTGGTATAAAAGAAACAGATTTTGGTTTAGAACTTTTTACTTACAACAATAATGACAGTAACGTAATTAAAATGTTTATACATGGAAAGGCTAATAGTTTTATATTACAAAAAGTTGCAATAGAAATAAGAGATAAATATAGAAATTTATGGAAAAGTACTATTCCAACAAAGCCTAATCCTATTATAAATGATATTCTTGATAGTTTTAATGGATTTATTGTAGTAGAAGAAATGTTTGATGATATGAATATTTTAGGACGTATAATAAATACTACAGAATATGTGTCAAAAATAATAAATTTTAAGAATATTAAAGAATTTATATTGAAATTTACAAATAAAGATGAACAGCTTTATACAAGATGGTTTAGTGATATACCATGGAAGATTGAAGATGCTATAAAAGAATCTGATATTCCAGATGAAAATCTTAAAAGATTATTTATAGAAACTATAATATTGACAATGAATAAAAATACTATGGATTTCTATTATTATGTACAATCAAATCCAGATAAACAAGTATTTCCATTATTAATATATGAAATATTTGATAGTTATGGAAATATTACGAAAGTATTTTCGTAAATAATAAGATAACCCCAATATAGATATAATTCTATATTGGGGTATATTCTTTTTTTTTACCTTTTTACACCATTCCTAGAATATACGAAGGAATCGTTAAATACTTATTTAACGATTACATATACTAAGATAGATATATGTAATACTATAGTGCAATATAGTATTAAATCTTCGTATATTTAAGGAGGTGTACATTATGATATTACATAATGTAAATTTCTACCATAATATGTTAAATGATTATATGTTACAAGATATTAAAAATTGTAACTATAATTATTACCAACATAATATTAATTTTTACAATTATGTTAAGAATATTAAAGATTCTGTAAATAGTACGTTTGATTATAACAATGATAATTATATCGACGTGATGAATTATCTAAATAAAAGATTAAATGATACTATAACTGAAATCGAATATTATAACAGATATGTAAAAGTAAGTTAATATCATGTTGAACACACTTTTAGAGAAGTTAGTGTATAAAGAAACTTCTCACATAAATATGTTAAAATAATCGTTAAAACGCATTTTCCAAGAATCCGCTCGAAGGAATGAAGAGATAGCGTTTTAACGATTACATATACTAGTATAGATATGACAGATAATATAATATAATAAAAATTTAAAAGGAGTGTGATATATTATGTCATTAGTTAAAAATATTGGAATTGGTGTTGCTGGAGTTGTAGTATTAGGATTAAGTTATTTAACAGTTAAGAGAATACGTGGGAAAAAAGAAGAAACAATCCCACCTAAAACTTGTTATACTAAAGATCAATTAGAAATGCTTTTAGCAGAAGATGAAAGAATCTATAATGAACTTAAAGCTCTTCATTATTCAGATGAAACTCTTGCTAAATTAAGAGCATCAATTGCAGAAAAAAGAGCAGAACTTGCTAGAATGTCTTAATTAAAAAAAGAGAGTATACATTTATGTACTTGTGTATACTCTCTTCTCATCAAGAAAGTACGAAGGAAAAATAATTTTAAAAGAAAAAGGAGAAGATGAATTATGTTTGGAAAAATAGTTAAAGGTGCTGCATTATTTGGATTAGGATACATCATTTATAAGTTAGGATATGGAAATGGAATGAAAACTGCAGATCCTACTTTAAAACAATTAGAAGCTGATTTATTGAATGGAAAATTAACTATGCAAGAATATTCAACTAAAGTAAATAATAGGATCAATGAATTAGAAGGGAGATGTTAATTATGATGGTTAAATAAGTATTTCAAAAAGGATTAAAATGGAGTATGAAAAATCCTGTAAAATCTATTATAGCAAGTTACTTGATTTATGATACTACAAAAGCTATCGTAAATCATTTCAAATACAAGAAAATTAGAAAAGATTTACAAGAAATTATACAATCTGGAAAAAATCAAACTTTAAGTAATGCGTTTAAAGAATTTCTGAATAGTAAAAAATAAATATAACTTGAGGATACTTGAAATATAGTATCCTCATCTTTTCAAGAAAATACGGAGGAAAAAATGAATAAGAAGATAAATATAAAAATACAAAGTTGGGAAGAAAAACATGCAAAGCAACAATTTATGAATAAATGCAAATTGGTTAGTGCTATATGTGTTACAATTATTGGTTATGCTCTATATAAATTTTAGGAGGAATTATGAAAAAGTATAGATTAGTAGAAGAAAGATTGACTAAGGATTTAAATGAAGTTAAGGAGAATGTTAAAAAGTTAGATCAAGAAACTAAAAGAATTCTTGGAATAAATGAAACAACTTTAGAATTAATTAAAAATTGTAGTTTAGAACAAATCATAGCAATGAATAGAAAATAATAGAATATAAAATAAAATTTAAAAGGAGTGATAAATATGAAGAAAATACTAGGGGCAATTGGAATGGGTGTGTTGGCTGGAATAGTAATTGGTGGTTACATGTCATGGAAGAAATCGAAGAAAATCGAGGAAGAAATAGACGAAACATTCAATGATGAATTCATTAACAATGTCGTGGATAAAACTACTGAGGAACTAAGAAAGACTAATGAACAAATGCAAGAAGATCTTCAAAAGAGTTTTGATGAGTTAAAAGAAGTAAAAGAAAACACAATGGAAGCAATTAGAAAAAGACATGAAGCTTTCGATGAAACTATAAAACAAATGGAAGAAGATAATAAAAAATATGAAAAATTAGTTAAAGATTTAGAAGAAGAAACTAAATCTAATACTTCTGAAGTAGAAGAAATTAAAATAACTGAAGAAGAAAAGAAAAACCATGAAAATAATATGAAAATATTAGAAGAATCTGAAAAGAAAATTGACGACTTTATAGCAGATCTAAATAAATAATAATATAAAAAATAAATGGACTTCACATCCATTTATTTTTTATTAAGAATATACGAAGGAATTTTTTATTACCAGACCGGACTTTTGTTGTTCATCTGGTTTTATTATATCCAATTTCGAACAATGAAACTGTTAATTTTAAACAATTTTATTACTGAAAAGGAGGTTTTTATATGAAATTAGGAGATAATTTACGTATCTATCGTGATATTATCTTTGATAATGTATTTCGTTATGCATATGAAAATTCTATTCCAAAACCTATGCTTACAACAGTAAATTCTGAATGGGTTGGAACTATTTTTAATGTATCTAATATAGAAAACGATCTGCATTGGGATATCCGTGACGATTTAAAGAATCTTGATATGTATGATGATATTATTAAATATTGCGATAAATATGTAATACTACCTGATGTATTTAGTATGAATCCTATCCCAATATCATTTGAACGTAATCAATATGATACAGATAGACGTAATATAGTAATACTTAATAATAAATTATTTGAACTTTATGATATAAATAAAAAGACTTTTAAATATAATCATAATGGAAAACTATATTATTTCTTTAAAGAAGCCGAAATGGAAGGTTTATTTAATGGTATAGTAGAAAATAATAATAATTTTATTAGTTCTATGTATATAAATGACTACGGATGGGCTTCTGATAGAGTAGCTCCATCTTGGATTGAAAAATATAAAGATGATAAACTTCTTAAGATTTTTCTTAATAAAGATAATAAAGCATCTGAAGATCCTAAAGATCCTATATTAAATCATATGCCTGGACAATCAGATCTAGCCGGTATATGTTTTGCATATCCATATATTGAGCTTGATTATAGTAATATATCACTTGATAGTTTCCCTGATATACCAGGACATAGATCACTTGGATGGCGTGATATGGGGATGAGACCTAAATGGTTTAATATGGAGAATGGACGTTATAATATATATGATCCTGATAGTATAATGACTACTACTGCATTAGTACTTCTTAAAGACGGTACATATCATGTAGAGAATCTTTATAGTAACCCGGTTGGTAAATATGTAGAACGTATAGGAAAACATAATATCGAAGTTAAGCAAGATAATAATATAAAGAAAGTATTTATGTTTATAAAGCCATATGGTAAAAATGAATTCGTTAAACCAGATACTACATATTACGAAGCACTTAATAAGAATCAACGTGCTGCTAAACATATGCGTAAATATGCATGTAGAACTGATAGACTTTATGAATATTTGCTAAGTAATACTTGTATGTGTGTCGATGATATAGTTAAATATGGATATCAAAACGACTTAGATGTTCTTAAAGTAATCCAAAATTCATTTCCACATATAGTAGATTTAGATAATACTGCGATATCATTGGATAAATTCTTTGGTTATAGTAATAAATTACCAGAAGACCATCCAGAAGTTAAAGCTTGGCGTGATAGAGTTAATGATAATAAGGTTCAATTAGATTTAATGGATGAACATATTGCAGAAGTAAACGCATCTAAAATAGAACCTAAACCAGCTAAATATAGAACTGTTTGGAAACAGAGAATGGTTAACGTAGAGACTAAACTTAGTGAGGTTAAAGAAAATCTTACAGAAACATACATTCCAGAGAGAAATATTAACTTAAGCGTAGACCTAACATTTAGTATAAGTCCAGTCTTAGATATACCAGGTAAAGAATTAGCCGTAGAGTCTATATTCCATGGAATTAAACAGTATAGCGACAAGACTGAACCTGCTTTTTTTGATTTAAAATCTATGATTAAGCAATATTGTGATAAATGTGGTTCTGCTACTATTAGAAGTAATGATGTAAACTTTACAATAGATAACTATAATGTAGATTATGATGTAACTATTCCATTCACGTCAGATCCAGTTATAGATCAAAATATTAAAGATCATGCTAATAATGTATTCTATCTTGCTAAAGATATAAATTCAGATGTCGGTGATAATATTATAGATGATATATGGGGACTTGTAGTTTATGCATACAAAGGAGATAATCAAGACGTTATTCCTAATAATATAACAGATGGATACGATTTCTATAATAATTTAAATGATAAACTTGTACTAGATGTTAATAAAATTTATGACTTACATCAAATTATAAACTATTTTAAGAATACTACTAAAATATTTGATAATAGTAAGCATAATGATACTACAAAGATAGTTATTAAAATGTATGTAGTTCCTAAAAAGGATGGACTTGGAGATATTCCAGCTAATACTTTAAATAAATGGGATACTATAGAAGATGCTAGTACATTTACTCCAGTAGATCCTGAAATTATTACTAGATATAGAACATGGAATAATAATATTAAAAATGGTATATCTAATAATAACCCATCATTAACAGACGATAGCATTAACGGTTCTGGTGAAACTGTTAGAAAGCGTATTAAATATGAGCTTGAAAGAGTACATAAAACTAGAGAGCTTGAAACAGAAAGACCTACTAGACCAACTAATAATTTTCCATTTACATCTGTAATAAATGTAAGCTGGTATAATGATGGTATTAAGTGTACGCTTACTTATACATGGGCTAAAAAGTACCGTTATGGACAAGATTTAGAACCAGCAAAGTTATTTAACTTTAAGAGTTTATTGGAAATGTTTTATAATAATATTCAGACGGCAGGAATATTAAATGTTACTGACCCTATATTTAATGAGTTTAATTCTACAAGTACTATAACTATAGATAACTTTAGCGAATGGGATACTGGAATTAAGCTTAAACTTAGTCATGCATCTGCTGATGTATTAGCTAAATATAAAGCAGATCCATCTATGGTTAAAGATGCAGTTGGTGTATCTGGAACAGATTTCGATAAATGGATTAAAAATATATGGGGACTTGCACTTAGTGTTAATAGTAATGAAAAACTTAAAACTACTTATGGATTTGTTAGAGACTTTACATCACAAGATGATATTGATGAATTTAGTAATACGGAAATAAGCTCTGCACTATGTATCGGGCTAGAAAATAACTATATTCTTACAGAGTTTATAGATTTCTTCCATATAAAAGTTAATACAGATGGTAAAATGATATTAGATTTTACACTAATACCTAAATCTGCAATTAAACAAAATATGCAATTAGAAGATAAATATACTCTTAAACATTATAAAAAGCTTCCATTTAAGAATATAAATGTCATGACTTATATAAAGAATCAATATATTAAGTATATAAACCAACTTAATAAATATAATAACTGGACTCCTGATAGTAAGATTACTCAACATTATGTAGAAGAAGTAGAAAAGATTAATAGATACATTACTACATATAAAATAGAAAATGTTAGTAGAGAGTTTAAAGAACAAGAAGAAATAGAACCAGCTATAGAAGGAAATGTTAAAGAAGTATATAAAAGATTAAGAGAGCTTCATAAAAAGAGAGAAGAACTTATTAATAATATAAATGAACCTCATCCTACTTATAAAAATCTTGGAAATATAATAGATGAAACTAGATTAGATGAACTAGTTACATTTGTAAATGGATTTAAACCTATTGCTAAAGATGGTATAAGAAATAATGAAGTATTATTTATATTAAATGAGATTGATAAAATAATAACTGAAATTAAGACTGTTAATAAGGTAAATGAAGTTACTATTTCTGATGTTTTAAAGAATAAGCTAAGTCTTCTTAAAGATATATTACATCCATATACTCTTAGACAGTCATCTTTTGATATGATTAGAACATATTATACAAAATTAGATGAACTTATAAATTATAATTACTTTTATAGACATAATAATTCTAAATATAATATAATTCCATCTGATTATGAAGATGTATTTTGGCATTTAAAATATCAATTCCATGTATGGAACCCATTACAAAAGTATCCAGCATTATTCTTTGGTAATCGTTTATATGATCAAGATTATAAAATAATAAAGAAATTTGATGCTGATATATTGATAGTAGACCCTAGAGAACTTATGAAGTTTTTAATGGATGAATCTGCCATTATATCTAAAGAAGATGACTATTATACAAACCATAACGTAGACCGTGGTGTAGACCTAGACAATGAGGGAAGACTTAAACCTTATGTTGCTAGAAGTAAAAGAATAACTGATCCATGGGATGATCTTGAATGGGTTGAAAAGAATTTTAAAGATGCTCTTAAATATAATAAACCTCGTATAATATTTACTGATTATCCGTATAACAAAGTACAACGTAAAGACGGTACTATATGGATGAGTAAGCAATCTGGTAAGATTACTAGAGATCTTTATAAAGGAACAGCTTGCTGTCTGGATAAATATAGTGATTATAACTGGAAAAGTGGTATTAAAGGAGTAAACTTTGTAAATGGGTACCGTAGTTTAGAACTCGAATATCCATATGGAGTACAATATTCTGCTCCAATAGATGATGGTTATAAATTAGGTCCATGGTATTCTAAATACGAAGGTGTAAAATTTACTGGCCACACTAGAATATGGATGGGAGATGCCGATACTTATTATTACAATGCTCCAGATATATCTGTAATGAATCCAGTAGAATTACCTAAGTTAACTGATAAGTTATTACGTGATTATCGTTATATTGCATTTGATAAACAAGGTGAAGAATGTACAGACCGTGTAAAACTATTATCTAGAGATTATGTAGATATGAATTTTATGAAAAGCTATGATATAGATGGGTTACTTCCTAGACCAAGTGTATCTATATATTTCCCTAATCTAGATGATTATATGTTTGACTATAATCTTAATATAGATGAAACTAAGATTGGTACTGATAATGTAGGATTCTGTAATGATAGAGTTATGAGTGATAAGTTTATTGTAAACTTATTTGATCCTGTAGATTATTGGGAAACTGGTGTTAAATCGTTTGGAGATCTTATAGATTATAGAAAATTATATGATAAAAATCAAATATTACTTACATATGGATTTATGGACTCTAATGATATAACTGCAATAAATTTTGTAATAGATCATATGCGTAATATAGGTAATAAACCATACTTTAATAAATACGCAGATGTAGTAGGTCAAATAGAAGTATTAGACCATACAAATGCTGACTATATTGAAGATTATAAACATAAGCAAGGTCCTTGGATTAAGTCTAGTAATTTACCAGCTAATGCCGTAGTAAGCTTAGACCCATGTGTAGATATAGAAAGTGGAATAACTCCGACTGATTACGATGAGGCTGTTCTTAAAGATGCTGATTATTTGGATATGGAGTTTTTCTTAAAGAAATATTATCGTGGTAAAGATGATTTCTGTATAACATATAATGATAATAACGGATTTAATAGAGTATTTATTAATAAATATTTGATTCCATTATTATTTAAAGATGAAGTATGGAGATTTAAAGATCTTAAAACATTTGATAATATCTTAATGAATGAAAAACGTGAATCTTTTGATAGAGCTATAAATAATATTATTAATTTTGAGCATACTGGAAGCGGGACTTATACTATAAAATCATATGCTGGTAAGATACATTATACTACTGACACTGTAGCTAATATCGATAGAAATATTGCTGGATTAATAAATAATATTATTAATAATACATTGAGTCCTGATGAATTAAGATTCGTTTATAATAATATTCCGATGTTTAATGATACTAGTAAGAATGCATTAGAAAATTATGGACGTTATCTTGATGATGTATATAAAAATAAACTAAAACATATATACACATTATCATTAAATAATGCAGCATTCAATAGTCTATCAGGTGGGCTACAAGCTAAAATACGAAATCTTTTAAATAATTCTCATATTAATTCAATTAATAATACAGAATTTATTACAGCACTTAAAGCTGTAACTAATTACCAAGAATTATTAGATTTCTTATTACATTATACATATACAGATAATATAGATGATATATTACCAAAAGAGTATTTTAATGGTAGTAGAAACTTTATTAATAATATAAAAGAAATAATAGATGATATATTTAAAGATATATTGGATCTAATATAAATAAATTGCCGTTAGTTTTAATAGCTAACGGCTTTCTATTTATTAATTGGAGGTGAAATGGATGCCTGTTTATCATGGTAAAAGAGAAACAGAAGTAAAATGGGTAAGATATGGTGGAATTGAATCCGATGAAACGTTAGATATTATGAGTTTTTACGCATTTGTAGAGTGGAATTCTGATAGAGGAAGTAGTAGTGGGGATTTAATACCATATGTAAAAGATAAAGTTAATGAACTTAAACTAGAGGATTTTGGTATGACATTACCGTCTGATAGTTATATAGTTTTTTGGGATAAGTATAGAAAAAGTATAGACTTTAGTGAATATCTTAGTAAAGCTAGATATGAGTTTACACCTACAAATGAATTTGACTTTATCAAAGTAATAGCTAAAGGACACGACTTTAAATATACATATACTAAACATAAAACTCTGAATAATTGGAAAGTATATAATGGAGTAGAATATTATCCATTTGTACAATATAAAAAGAGTACTAAACCTGGTGTTACTCCAGAAAAAGTATTGAGAGTTTATGGAGTAGCATTTAAAGATGAAGTTAGTTTAACCGACAATGAAATTAAAACATTGATAATAAAAGAATATATGAATTACTTATGTAAAGGTTTAGATGATGCTACTAAAATACCATTAATTAATAGTAAGTTAGCTTTAATAGATGCAAATTTTAGTAATGTTAAGACTGTATGTAAGAATTTTAGAATAGAAAGAGGTGTAAATTAAATGAGTGAAAAAATAGGAATGGAATTTCTTGGATTATTTGGTGGAAAAAAGAAGGAACCAGAAAAACCTAAAGTAGTAAAACCAGAATTAACTCAAGATATATTAGCTGATATATTTATAATTGCAAATGTTATAAGAAATCAAAATAAGAAAAAGAAAGCTAGTGTTATGAAATTCTCTAAAGGTGCAGAACTTACTGATAGTAAAGTAGGAGGACTTCCTTTTATGACCGCTAAAACAGAAATTCCTATGTGTGATAATAGAAGAAATCAAATGCTAATGCTTTGTCAAATAAATTGTGCAGATATTCCAGCCGGGCTAGGATTTCCTACTGCAGGTTTATATCAAATATGGGTAGACCCAGAAGAAGCATTTGAAGGGTATTATGAGTCTGGAAATGGATGCTTTAAATTTATTTACTATAATGTAATAGATGAAGAGAAAAATGGACTTTCAATAGAAGAAATAAAAGAAAGATATAATCCTAAAACAGATGATACAGTGCAATTAAATGGAGAATTTAAAATAACATTTGGAAATGCAGTTGTTGATAATCCTAGTATATATGACCCTACTGTTTATAGTAAATTTGTAAATAAGATTCAAAAGAAATATTTAAAAGAGGATCCTGGATATGAAATTGAAGATGTTAGTGGTGTTCTAAATGAAGTTTTTGATAATATAAGCGATTATTATGATGCACAAGAAGCATATGAAGATAAGTTTTTAATACCAGATGCTAAAATATGTAAAGTTGGAGGATATATTCCATGTACATATGAACCAAATCCAGATGACACTACATTTCCTCAATATGAATCGAATATTAGTGATTTAAACTTAGTATTATGCTATTTTGATTTAAAAAATAAAGAATTATTTAAAATATCAGATGTTAATGATAGTAAAGCTGTATATTGGGGAATAACTGCAAAAAACTTTAAAGAAGCAGAAAATGGAAGATTTTATTGTCCTTCTCAAGTTGTATGGACAAGATAGGAGATAATCTTATGAAGATAAAGAAACCAAAATGGATAGACGATAACCCACATCGTGCTGGTAAACGTTTATCTAATATATATTGGGGAGAATATCCAGTATGGAAGCGTGATGAAGAAGTACTTAAATGGTCAGATCTTGATAAAGAAATGATAATATATAGTCATACCTTTATTTACATGCACCGTGGTACAGAACTTAGTAGGGAGTCTTTTAAAACTCAAGGAAGTCAAAATATAGTATATCATATACCAACTGGGTATATACTTAAAGATAGTACATTTAAACCAAAACCTCATGGGGTTAACCGTGTTGAGATAGTAAAAGAAAGTTATAAATTAAAGTTTAAATTAACACATCCTAATATAGCAACTCCTATAGAGATAGTGATTAAGAAACCTGAAAATGTTACTATGACAGTTGCGGATGCTAGAAATGAAATTATAGCAAATCCAGGATTTCCTTCTGGATATGATGTAGATATTACAAACTTTAATGAATTCCCAGATGAGCTGGTAGTTAATAATGACTTTTCTTTTAATGTACCACTTAAAGTTGGTACTGCAGTACCAAAACCTGTTAAGAAGGTTACAATAAAGTATTATTTAGTAGATGATAACGGTGACCAAACTGTATATAAAACTGAAACTGGGCGTTATTTAGATGGTAGTTTCGATTATAATATAAGTATACCAGTTGGTTATGAGCAAACTAGTAGAGTGGATAATACTGCTACGACTACTAGTATTTATATAAGAGTTAAGGTATTTAATGTATACATTAGAATGGCTACATATAAAAATGGTAATATAAATCAAGTATGGCATAGTTATAACTTAACTAGAAAATATAATGAAACTGTTACTCAGAGTGATTTACAACCATTACCAGAGAATCTTAAAGTTGGAACAGCTCCAAACTTGTTTAAGGTAACGTTAAGTTATCCAGACGGGTTTGTATTTAATACTAGAACTATAACAGAAGATACTAATATAGATATAGCTATTAAAGCATCATTAAAGATGATAGAATTACTATCAGAAGTAGACGTTCCAAGAATAACTGATTTAGGTGTTGGTGTTTATACATATGGTCTGCCTACTGGTGTAGTTAAACCTAATACTGTTAAAAATATTAAAGTTAAATTTGTTGCTAATAGTATAGGTTTAGAAAATGGCGAAAAAGCATTTGCTGTAGTATTCCCTTATAATCCAGTTAAACAAATGATAATTGGAAATGGTACTGAATTAGTCACTGGAAAAAATATAAATCTTAGCTTGCTTAAAAGATCAGATTTTGTTCAAAAACTTAAAACTGATTATAGTGGGGATTTAAACGGAAAGGTTAATGATATTCTTAAGAATGGAAGTTGTAAACTTGAATATCATTCATTTCACCATCGTGGTAGAAGATATGATTTAGAAAGAAAAGTTAGGGAAAACTATAGTGGAGACCCTTATATATATCCAGATGATAATTTTCATATGAATGAAATGAACCCTGATAAAACTCTTAAATCTAGATGGAATTTTAGAGTATTTGATAGAGTATTTGATTGGACTATACTGGATACAGGATCGTTAAGTGACTATACTAAGGATTCTAAATGTTGGATTATAATATCTAATATAGTAATACATCCATTTAATAAAGATACACGTGTGAGTTATGGACCATTAAGTGATGTAGAAAATTTTATAGCATGCGGATTGCCGTTTAATAATATTGAGACTACGAATCTTCTTAGTATTCACGGTACATTACCAACTATTCAAATATATGAATATTTTATAGAAGCAATATGTCCATTAACTATAAAAGATTATAGATATTATTTATGTGATAATGCGAAAGATTTTATATCTGATACTGTATTTAAAATTAAAGATATAGAAGAGTTAATGGGTGGAGCTACTCCAGAAGGTTATAATAGAAATATATTAGCATATGATGTTGAGGATCCTTATTCAAATAGTGCTCAAATATATACATCAACTGGTGGATATACTAATCAACCTCAAGTAGTTCATACAAGTATAGTTAAAGATAATGTACTAAATGCAACAAAAGGTCATTCCCCATCGCAATTATGTATGCATAAAGCATTTAATTGGTATAAATATTATTTTTATAATAGAGATGATGTGTTAGATCCAGCATTATTACCTTTAATGGATAAACATGAAACTAGTATGATAATATTTAACTATTGGGATGTAGTAAACCATGCAATTGGTAAAAGTTTGTTAAGAACACATAATAAAGATAATCGTCTAGATGCAGTGTTAGCAGCACTAAATAAAGATATGAGTATATTTGTAAATTTACAAATATTACCAGTATGTATAGATGTTACTAATGATACATTTCCAAAATTAACAGTAGACATGAAAGAAAAGGATTTTGGTATAGATGTATTTAAAGATATGAAAACTATGATATCATTTAGTCCAGTTAATATAAAACGTATTTTACCTAATATCCCAAGATTAACATATCGTCGTTATTATTACGTAGAATATTATAATATGTACGCTGATGAACGTGGACATGAGTTTGATGTTAGGGTTGATATAGGACAGTATGATGATATATTTACATTATCAACATTAAATAGAAAACTTTATTCTTATCGTCCGATTATTTATGGGGTGGATTTCGGACAATATAATTCATATCGCACTAAATCGGTTCTAGGTTACCCATCAGACTTAACTCATAGAGTTTCTGATACAAATATGTATAATATACGTAAAAATTTCTTATTAAATCCTAGAATATTTGCATATTATAATTATGATAATATTATAATTAGCAATTATGAAAAACCTCTAGATAAATTGATATTAGATAGTAGTAGTAATGATAGATTAGTACTACAAAGTGAAATATTTAATGGTAGAAAATATATTGATATATTTGATGATTTAATAAAAAATTTATATATTAAAATAGACCCATACAGTGAACTATATGGTCAAAAATTAAAAAATGCTTATAATTATTACATATCAGCATTAAATGCTAGAATTAAAGAAATAATAGACTATAATAAAAGTATAACAATTTTTGATAATTGGAAGGAGGAAGTAAGTTATGATAATCCGCAATAATATATTTGATGAGTATGTCAGTCCACAGGATGCGTTAGGATTACATGCTAATAGTGAAAACTTATTTCCGGCAATGTTTTTAAATTCAGATTGTGAGAGATTCTCTAAATTTGAAGAAATTTATGAATTTGATGAGAAATTTGTAGAGCTTGATACAACTAAAGGTATTTTAAGACCTAAGTATGGGTATAGATTTAGAACATTTGATGAACCATCATCAAATGGTACAGATGTATTAGGTGACCAAGAAGTAATGGCTCATGTATATGATTTATATGAGACTAGAATAACTGAGAGTGATAATATACCTTATGATAATCCTGATAAATATAAAAATCCACTTAACTATGGATCATTTACACATAGTGGAATGGATTTTAAAGAATATGTATTATTAACTAATTTTTATCAGTATTGGTTTGCGTCAGAAGATAGTACATTGAGTAAGTATATAAACTATAATAGAACCGTAATATTCAATGAAACATCATTGTTAACCAAATATACCGAATCATTGATAGAAAAAGGATTTATATCAACATATAGTGAGTATATTAAACATATTAGAAATATCAGATTTAAAAATACATTAACATATAATAGCAGCACATCAATATATAATTCGTATGATTCGACTTTTTCGGATTATATATCATTTCAAAATTTTGCAGAATTTCGTACAATTCCATCATGTGTAAAATATGTGGAAAGTTTACACGATATCGCCTCATATTATGCGTCTCACTATTATACATTAAGTAATTTTGATAAACCTTTTATTTTCAACGAGTATCAAAATTTAGACTTAAATACAATTAGCATGGATACATTATATAATCATCATAAATATTATGACGATACTATGAAAGTTGGATATAGAAAAGGTCTGAGATACAATGCTATAGCTTATAATAGATTCTATATACCTAATGACCTTGATAAAAACTATATTAAACCAGTGGATATGTATGTTGGTACACAAGAATTAATGAGAAAAGGTTTATTACCTGCATTTTTTATTGGTGTTAATGATACTGGTATGAAATTTGATTTAAAATCATGGAGAGCTCCGGCTGAATTATATGATCATGAAGTTAATGGGTTATATATAAAGCAAAATAAACTAAGTTTTAGTGGATTTACTGGAAAACGTTATGCATTATTCAATAGAACTATAATACCATATAAAGATAATGATATACGTATCGAAGATAATATGGTACGTAATAAAGATGTAGCAGCTACTATATTACATAAAGTATGTAATGGAACTTCTAACCAAGAATGGTTGCCGTTAGATGATTGTAAATCTATTATAGAAGCAAATTGGCAAGGTGGAGCGGTTGATTTATTAGACAGTAATATCCATAAAGAAATAGATAAACGTTTATTTGCTGATATTGATAAGAAATTCCCTAAATTCTTAAACTATATGAAGAATATGGACATAGGTGTACAATCTTTTATGATTGAAGATTTGAATAACCTAGCTATATTAATGCCATATGGTAAACATACATTTATTGCAATAGATAGCGACGAAAACCTTGATGTTGACCATATTGAATTTACTATTAATGTAGATGAAAACTTAACAGAAGGAAATCTTTACTATGTTGAAAATATAGGATGGATATCTTATTATGCTGTTGCAAAAATACCTAATGAAGATAATACTGCATTTAGTTATATAGTAAAGTTTAAAATAGAGTATAAACCAGGTGAACTATTAGACCATGCTACATTAGACACTATGGATAATGTAACTACAGCCGGATTTAATGCTAGATGTTTTATGGTACAATCAGAATATACTCATTTATTTAATAACCAAACATCGTTTAAGCAAGTTCCTGTTATATCTCCTTTATTATTCTTAGGAGGAGCTCAAGTTACAGAAATATTAGGTCCTGTATTCCAATTTAATATTGATAGAATGGTGCTTGCTAATAAAATTAAAGAATTCATGGATACTTATGAATTAAACTTTGAAGATAATGATATTACTAATATGTGTAAATACGCTAGTTTATTTACAGATGATAATACACCTCGTGATATAGGTGCATTAGTTCATGTATTATTTACTTTATATGGGCCACATGGTAAATGGGACTTTATATTGGATCGTATAGGAGCAGTTGCTAAAGCTGATAAGATATTCGATCCAGTGTTAACTAATCTTAAGAATAAATTCAGCTTAACTGATGATGCTTATAAGAAATTCTTTGAGTATTATATGACAGCTAACCAACAATATAGTCCACGTAAAAACCCATACGCATATCTTACTAAAGTAGATTGTTATGCTGCAAATATTGCTAATAATTTTGATAGTATAACAGACGAATTTACATTTATCGGACCAATAGTTGATGATAAAGACGTGTATGATAACTTCCCAAGTAGTAAAGGTTGGGAACCGTTAATGCCTCATGTTAATAATGGTGCAGTTGGATTCCAAGCAGAAATGCGTGCTTTTATATTTAATAAAGATTTATCTTATAAATTAGATGATATGAAGCATAATGTTACTAATAGATGGTATACAGCACCTCATAGCTATACTCGTAAGCAATATGATATGACTAATGCGTATTGTGTTGGAAGCGATTTTGATGTTATTATAAAACCTAGATTTAGTTTCTTTGTAAACGATTTAGATAAAGATAAATTTAGAGAAATATATAAAGATAAATACACTAGATTCAAATATCATATACTATCACCAGAATACGCTTATACACAAAATACGCTAACATTTGGGTATAGAATTAATAATCCTATGGTTAAACCTAACTGTTTATGTTATATTCCATTATTTGATAAATGTGAAAAAATTATAGTAAACTACAGCAATCAAGAAGATATATTTGAGTATTGTGGTAAACCTATAACTATGGAATCATATCCAAACGCAAATATATGGAGAAGTTTTGGAAATCTATCAAATGAAAATGCATCTAAAATTGGAGAAATGTTGTATATAACTTTTGTATTTGATCCAAATAAAGAATATAATTTTAATGGAGTAGATTATACATTTGCATGGAGTAAAACACCACTTAATACAAGTACTGAACTTCGCTATAAAAAATTTGCATTTTTTAATACAAGTACTGATACTCAAGATTATAATAGAATGGATTTGGTTAGTATAACTGGAGCATTTCCTTATGCAAACTACGATTCATATAATGATGTAAACGACGTATCATATTTTAATACTGTTAAAGAGGATTTAGATAAAGAATTAAATCGTAACTATCCTGACACTTATAATAGATTCTTTAAGTATGTAGACTTATCAAAAGTTGAAGTTATTGGTGATAGACTATTTGAAAATTGGTATGGAATAATACCAGCGGTATTCTTACTTAAAATGACAAATCTTAAAGTTATACCACAAAGTTTATATCATAGTATGTTTAATAAGTATATAGTACTTCCTCAAAAAGTTGAGGTTATTCCTGATTATATATGGGATAATAAGTATATTGATACATATATGATGGCACCAGTAAATGATCCTAAGTTACTTAGATACATAGTTGAACCAGCTGGTTCTACTAATAGTATATTTAGATACGATGGACGGGGATCGGATCTAGCACACACTACATGGAGTTATCAAAATATTGGAACAAAGGGTGATTTTTTAATGCCATGGAATGAAAACCACTACATTCCAGACCAATTCTATTACAAAGATGTCGAAAAACGTTATAGATTCGTTAGAGGTTATAAAAATAACTTCATAGGAAAACAGTTAGTATTTTATGATTATAATCCTCAAAATTATACATCTAATGATATGATTGAAGATATGATGAAAATTATAGAGTATAAGAAAAATATAGTTACTATTCTATGTAATAAATATTATAAACCAATGACTGGTGCTGCATATAACTATCATAGATCAGCACTATCTGATAATATAGATGGAATGAAAATCGGTAAGATGAAGTTTACAGATGTAGTTAAATTTGTAAGTTGGGTTCCAAATTATTTTGTTGGATGGCAAACTGATGATTTAATGGAAAGATGGATTTCTGATTGGTCTAACGATGCGAATATATTTAATATGGGAAGTAATATGACTTGGGAAACTTTCATGAAAACTGCAAATAATAAATTAAGGGCAGGATCTGGAATATTTCTAGGTAATACAAATTTAACAGAAGACCAAAAGAAACTTATACAAATTAAGTATCATCCTAAATGGTATAGAAACCTTATAATATTTAAACCTCTACGTTATGGTCTTGATAGTATTTCTCCTGACCTGCTATCTAAAGGTGCAGAAACACCTAAGAGCGTTTATTTATCAGATGATGACATCACTAAGAGAACTAAAATACCTCATACATCTAATAATACTAGATGGAGCGAAGTTATTGCATACCATCCAGCATGGGCATTCTTTAATCAAATTAGAGGACGTAACCATGATAAACTTGACTATAAACAAAACTTCTACGAAGAAACTCTTGGAAATGTATTATGGATAAATAGTGGTACTAATACAGAAATTTATAAACATAAATATCAATACATTCCATTTGAAAATGACTATTTTGGTCGTTCTTATAAATGGAGTAGTGGAGATAAATATAATCACTTTGATATTAAGTCTGTACTTATGAGCTACATTGATAAAATTGTACTACCACAACGTGGTTCTTATCATTTAGGTGATGGTTATGGTACTAATGATATGTTATGGTCTGAAAATGATGGGTTCCAACTTAAAGTAAACGGAGCTACTGGTATAATTGGTAATATAGACCCATATGATAAAAATTCTCAGTATTATAATTATAGAGATAAAACTCGTAAAGCTAAAAAGCAATATAATTATAGGACTGGATATAAAGGTATTCGTATACTGGATACTAGACAAATATTGGCTAATAATTATATAAACTTCTATAGCGATACAAAATATCCTATAAATGCATATCCAGAAATCATAGAAGACTGGTCAGAACAAGTAGCAGAACGTGGTGACCAATGGCTTGGATATCGTAGTAATACATTAAAACATGCTAATAACTTACTAATGGTATATGATTATCAAAAATTCATGGATAGTCCATTCTTTGAACGTACTGATATAGGACTAGAAAATTATGGAGCATATAACAGAGATTATACTAAATCTGCAGAGTTTACACCATTCCCATCTCCTTGGAATATGAGTAGAAGGGACGGTTCTGGTCTTATTACTGGAATGTTAGTTCCACCAGTATTCTATGTATTAGGATCAAATGATAATAAGAATAATGAAGTTAAAACTTTATGGAGCCGTAGAGAGCTTCCAGCATTCGTTGATAATCAAACTCCTAATACTGTTGAGTTTAAGCGTAATTTTAATATGGTTAAAGATATGGCTTATAGTAATAGTAGATTCTTTAACTATAATGATATAACTGTATATAAACGTGCTACTAACTACGATGATGCAATTGCATTTATGCATACAGAAAAGAATATGAGAAGTAAAGGTACTGGGTTATTTGTTGCACCACCTGCAGTTCCACAAAATCCACAAAGTGATACTAGAAGTACATTTGTGTTAACTAAAGGTGATAATGAATGGAATAACTTATTCTTATATTGTGGGTTCCCATCATATATAAGTCTAGAAAATAGTATAAACTATAGTAGTAAAACATACTTTGATATTTATAGACGTGGTGCACAATATATGAGTAATACTTATAATACTCCTATAAATATAGTACAACCAGAAATTGCTGCTATTGCTAGTGGACCATATGAACGTAGTGAGTTTAGAATAAATGTTCCTACTAAATACACAGTATTTATGGATTATAATAATGATTTAGGTCGATATGCTGATAGTGATACTCCATCAAGTCGGAGAAGTCAGAGATATCATCACAGGAGAGTTATAGATTCTATGATGAAGAATGATGATATACTAGATGATATACGTTGGGTTGATATGTATAATGGAATCAATAATAACTCCGATTGTCTTCCTGTTGAAAAAGATAACTATACAAGAGATCCAAAAGATTATATAAAGATATTATTAGCACAAAAGAATAGACCTAATGTTAATAATTTAAATGTACTACCAGATCAGTTTGCACTAAACTATAAAATGGCTAGTACACCAACTGTACCTGCTATTACTAGTAACTATGCTATAAGTTGGAGAGATGCGTATTATATGCATCCATGTAAAATATATGAAGTATCTATGAGTAGAACTCTTGGATTTAGAAATGTATTTGAGTATCATATTAGTAGACTGCCAGTTAATGGTGGTTCTAAGCAAGTATATTACCATAGTATATCTACTTATAATAGATTCAGACAAAACTATAAGTTTATAACAGATAATGACTCGTTTAATATATCAAATGTTTATAATAGAAATATTAATCGTGTTATATCTATAAATAGACAAGGGGAAATGGGTAACCATTTGATTGCTACTAATTATGGTAGAGTACTAGATAAAAGTGCTGAATGGTATGCTGGAATAAATAATGATTATAGTAAAGACTATATTCCAGTTGATTATAGAAATATACAACATGGTTTAAATATGAGCCGTAATATTATAAACCTTTCTAGTATAAATCAATACCCAGAATTCGTTAAAATGTCATTACGTGGCGCTAATAAAACTGTTCCATATAGTGATACAATTAAGACTAGTGCTATGAATTATTACTATAATAACAACTTACCAGATAATACTAAAATTAGAAATAATTTCTTTAATATATTATTTATGCATATATACACTGGTGAGTCATATTCGTATCAAGCTGCTAATATACCTCGTATAACTAAATTTAATATTAGAACAGAAACTAATATTATAACAAATGTTAATAGAAATGGGGAATTAACAGACGGTAAGAGTGGATGGGAAATTATATTCGATGATATGTATAGCTACCCTAACGTCATAGGTTTACATTATACTTTACTATTTGCGAATACTGCACAAAAGTTAGGTCTTACAAATGGACCTGATTGGTGGAATATTAGAACTGCCGGAAATATAGGACCTAGACAAGATAATGAAGCAAATCAATATAAAGGGGCATTTATTCATTTAACAGACTATTTTACAGGAACTCCTGCAAATGTTACTAGATGGATAAGTACAAATGGATACTATGAAGGACCTATTGTATATTCTGTTGGTTCTGGTGAATTTATGAAAATTTATCAAGATACTTATAATATAGCAACTATGAGATTACATATGAATTTTAATGGTATGTGGAACTCTAGCATTATTTCACATAATAGAGATGAATTTGGAGATCCAATAATACAACCAACATCTCCGGATTATAGACAAAGAATACCATATAGAGAAATATTGACAAGAACCGCGCATGGATGGGGTGGAATGTCAGATGTTAGTTTAAAACTACGTTATAGAGATGCGTGTTATGGATTATGGATGTACCACGATTCACCAGAAACCGGTCAATTCACATATGGTTATAATGAATCTACTATTGCAAATGTATACCCTAATATATTGGTTAATAAAGTTGGTGGTAATATACCAGAAGGTTTAAATGATATAGCACGTGCGAATATTCAACGTGAACCAGATATATATAGAATCATAGAACACGTTAGAGCATTAGCTGGTCCTCGTTATAATAATAAATGGACTAGGTTTAATCATAGAACTAGCATGTTTTATGGTACTGAAACATATGATCAGCACAATATATATAACTTTAATAATTTATTTAAAAATACTCACGTTATTTTTGAATCAGAATTTTCAAATGATAGAAAGTTTAAAGTAATATCTGCTAATAATATATTTGATACAGCTGATCAATCAGGTGGCGGAAAGAGCTATTTTAATATACCTAAATTTTATTCATATTTTCCTAGAATGACTAATTTAAGTAGGCCAATATCTAGTATTAATAAAAAATATAAAACTAGTGCATATCTAATTCCAGACTTCGTTGATCCAAGTGGTGTAAAAGCTAATATACTTGGAGTAGATCCTACGGATGCATTTGTTGACCAGTATACATCAAACTTTGAAAATTTATACTATAATGTAACAAAAGATAATAATAATAATGGTGATAAGTCATATGAAGGTACAATAATAGATAAATTTATACCTCTTAATCATTATAGTTATGCTCGTGATGTTTATGGTTTCCTTAACAAAATTAAAGCAGATGCTCCTAAAGTTCCACATGATGTGCTAGTAAGTTCTCCTGATAAAATGTATAGTAGAAATACGTTTAGTGCCCTTACAGGATTAACATTTGATATTCCTGCTACTAGATCAAATCCAAAAGATACTCTTGGAGTTATAAATATATTTGAATTTGAATCTGTTGAAAATGGACGTCAACTTAATGAATGTACATTTGAATTCTATCCATTAATAGACGACCCTTCTCATCTTGTTAAAGAAGAAGGCTTATCAATTGAAGTTAACGGAGTAGAAATTCTTGCTGGTTGGGATCCAATAAATATTATTATGGAAAATAATACATTTATTGTAGAAGAAATAAATCGTGCAGAAATTACTATAAAATCTGCTAAATATAACTGGATAGTGCGTGTTATTCCAGCTACAAATCAAAATGATAAACATGAACCAGTTGTAAAAATTAATCTTCCATTTGTATGTATTTCTGATGACAGTTTTACATATCAATCACTTACTCGTATGAACCCATTTATAGATAAGTACGATATAGGAGGATTTGTAGAATCATATAAAGCCGGAGGTAATAATCTAGCTAATATAGTGCCACTTATACTAACATTTGGACGTATTAAAGAAATGCCTAATAATATGTTTGAAGAAGTTCGTTCTAAACGTAACTCTAATATAGGTGTAAGTTTTATTTCTACATTTGCAGGTTCTCATACTAAAACTAAATGGAATATTGATATGCTTACTCCAATACGTAAAGTAGCAGAACTTACAGATAATGAATTCCATAAAATAGCAGCACTTATGTTCCGTATGGCTGATAATAATGACGAAGATCCTATTATAACTCAAGAAAATAGCTGGATTAATGATGGAATTGAAGGTACTGATGCTATATGTGGAGATATGTATGAGCTTATGTATGGAAATACACTAGATAATGCATACCAAGTATTAGAAAGCATGCCAGAAGATATTAAAAATGAATACTTAGAAAAATACTATAATAATGATGACTCATGGCTTGATTGGTGTAAACAAAAAATAACATCAAATGCTAAAGATCATATAGTTCCTTTATTATTTGCTAACTGTGGTAATAATAATGGATTTACTGTATCTACAAAAGTATTCCAAAAATATCATTTATGGTGTAAAGATAGAAAACTTTCTGATAAGAAACTAATGTTTATTGGAATGTTTGCAGGGTCTTATATTAAAGCTGTTCCTCAATATTTAAATGGTATTGACATTAATAGTAAAATTCAATATGAAGATATATCAGATATGCCTATATGGAGTGCATCAGAGCCTTCTAAAGGACATATACTATTTGATAATGTTATTAACTCTATAGGAAAGCATAAAGACATGCTTAATCCTAATATCGTGCTAAGACCACATATAGTATTTATGGGATATCTTCCAAATGACTTTACATATGCATTCTGTCCATTATTAGTTCTTAATAACGATGCGATTGATGAATCATATATTGGAACAGATACAATAGTTCCTAAAGATCTTGTCAATAATCATGTAATAAACCATCGTGGTCAATATATAAACTGTACTATAAGTGGAACACTTGATATACATAGAATGCTTGAGCTTTATAAGAAAGGTAATGATACACATATAATGCAATTATCTTTTGGACAATTTGATACAAAACAAGCATTTTTCAACATGATAGTCCGTATAGATAGTTCACTTAGCAATAAGCAAATACAAACTTATAGTGCAAAGATAATAGATCTTGTTAAACATGTAAAGGTAAGATTTATTCCAGAAAATGCATTTAGATTTAAGTGGTTTAACTCTAATAATGAAAATAAATACAGTATTTATGCTGATTATTTCTTATTTGGACGTAAAGCTCTTATAAATATAATAAATACTGGAAATGAATACTTGAATCCTAATAACAGCTATAGAAGAAGTTTTACGAACTGTATTAACTTAGAACGTATTCCAGATAGGCTTATTCCTATGGAATATATAGGTAAGAATTTCCCTAACTTCTTATCGTTTATAGAAATGTTTAATGGATGTAAAACATATATTCCTACAACTATCTTTAGAAATCCTAATAATATTAGTAGTGGATTTATTACTAGTATAAACGTTACTAATATGTTTAAAGATAACTACTTTATTATAGAAATAGATAAAGATACTAATATAGTAGAAAATA